AAATACTTCTCTGGATTTCTATTGTCTTTATATTCCCCATCTTTACGCATGGTTGTTATTTCAAAATGTTCACCATTTAAAACAACTGTAACAGTACCATGCTTCAATCCTGTATCATATGATTTTGCAAATAAAGATTTTACTTGTTCTGGTGTTGCATCTGTAGTAATATCATAGTCTTTGGGACTTTTATAATTAAAAATATTTCTTACTGAACCTCCAACCAAATACCCCTTAAACCCATTAACTTCTAAATGCATAAGTACATATTCTACTGTTTGAGGTATTTCCATATATAATCACCTTCTTTTTATTTATTATTTATTAAAACTCATTAATGTTATATCACATAACAAATCATTTATTTTCTTTCTATCAGGTGAATGTGGTAATTTAGATTTTTCATAAGCTTCATCTAACTTAATAAACAATTGTTCAGCATGTGATTTTACCTGTTCTAAAGTATACTTACCATGTCTTATATCCAATAAATAATCTTTTTCTGGTCTTAAAACATGTAATTCACCTGTCTCTAATATTTCAATACCTTGATTAAGTAATCTAATTAAATGGAGCGAATGTTTTACGTCATATCCAAAATCCTCAATTAATCCTTTATGTGAACCTATATGATTATGTTGTCCTTTCCCTATTTCTTTTTTAACAATAATAATTTCATCATTTGCTTTATTAACCATATTATTATACTCTTGTATTTCATTTGTTAAAGAAATAATCATTTCAGCATCATTATCTGTTATTTCTGTAATACTTTTCTTTAAAATATCAAGTTTATATTCAAGTTTTGTAATATAAATATTATATTGTCTGATACGTTCATTTAAATTATTTAAACGTGTTTTTAATTCATCAACAGGCAATTTATTAGTCAATCTTTTTAATTGGCTGTAAGCATAGCCACCAAAGGTATGTCTCGCCCTTTTGGTTAAAAACAAAAATTTATTATCCATTATCATTTTACCAATGTCATTATAAAATATAATATGTTTATCATCAACAAATAAATGTTCAACAATATTTGGGTTACAATTAAATGCTAAATTAAAAAATTTATGCAAACCATAAATAGCAATTTCAGCTTTTTTTGTTTTATCACCAAAATTATAATATTCTTTAGAAATATATTGTTCAAAATTTTCAAATCCAATAATATATTCTCTTGATGGGATAGTAATTGCTCCTAAATCAATGTCACTTGTTTCATGGCTTGTACCATAACTATGACTACCCCTATATACTTTTAATATAATGTTGTCTTCAATCCATTTCATGTTGTCATCCAATATTATCACTCCCTTGTGTTTGTAAGTTTACCTTGCTTGGTTATTCAGAATCATTAATGTGTAACTCAATATTCTTATAAGGAATAATTTCTTTAATGTATTTTTCTTTCTCTTCATAAAAACTTTCTAATGATTTTGTTGACGAATAGATTGTAAAATCATTTATATTAATTAATTTATAAGGATATTTACTAGAATTTTCATGCGCTATTAAATATTTATTGCCATCATTAAATACAATAACATCCCCTCTACCAAAGCTTGCAACAGAAGTTTTTCTATTATCTACTACTTTCATATTACAATTCCTCCTTAAACAAAATATTTTACTTTATCATATAATATATTAAACGCTTCTATATTATCTGCTGGAGATTCTTTATCTTTTAATAAGTCACTTTTGGCATCATCATACATAACACCAACTTTACCAAATAACTTAAATCTATCAATAATATTTTTCAAATGTTTTTTTGTAACACCTTTATCCAAAGCAAATATTGGAGTTGCATTCAATCTTATAATTTGTTCTAGCTGTGCATCTGAAACATCCATACTACCTAGTGCTACACTATTATTAATACCATTACTCATAAGTTGCATTACGCCTTTTTCTGCTTCAACAATTATAACTTCTTTATTTTTTTTAATATCTTTGTATGTTTTATCTAAACCAAATAATATTTTACTTTTTGATGTTGGGTGAAGATATATATACTTTTTTTTATCATCTTCATCTTTTTTATTTATCGCTCTGCCTTTCACCCCGACCAAATTACCAATAGAATCATATATGGGCAATGTAATCCTTTCACTTCTCCTGTCAAAACCAATATTAAATAATCTTTGTATTTTGGGTTTGATGCCATCTTTAACAAACCAAATATTAGGACATAATTCATAATCATTTAATACTGTTTCAGGAATTGGTTTTACTTTATGATCAATCTCAACTTCATTTCCTTCAATATTATCTAACCACTTTAACAAACCTAATTCATCACTATTATCTTCTTCATTGTTTATGTTATAATAATCATATCCGCAAGTATCACATATCCATTTCATGGCTTGTGGAAATGATAATTCTTTAATAAATTCAACAAGTGATATTACATCTCCACTTACATCTCTTGTGAATACTTTACATATTAATGTGTTGATGTTTACTTGTACTGCCCTTTTATTTTGCCCTCCTGGTAAAGCACATGTTATCCATTCATTTCTTTCAGTTTTAATATTAGTACAACCTAATTGTTCAAAAATAAAAGCAACTAGGTTGTCTTCAATAATTTTATCTTTTAATGTTTGAGCGTTAATTTATAACACCCCATTTATCCCAACTTTACAGACTCAAATTTATGAAAAATACTTGTTTTTGTATTCATATTATAAATAAGTATGTTTTCATAATTATCTTTAATAAATTTCATATGGACTCTAAATGTTTCCATAGAATAATTTAGATTTTTATTAAATGCGTTACCTTTGTCTTTCTTAATAATAAAAACATCACCACTAATTATAATAACAATATTTGCTCTACGTGCAATTTTTTCAACTTTTTCTGGTAGTTTACAAGCATGTTTTAACAATTCTTTTTTAGTAAAAATAATTAAACTAGTTTCTACATCTGCAACAATAGTATTATTGTATTGCGGAACAGATACAAATAACGTACCAATATCTTCTATCTCTGCAATTGGCATCATTTCACCTTTTGATTTAGCAGGTAAAATTAAATCTATCCCTACAATTTTAAATAGTTTATTGTTTTTGTAATCTTTTAATTGTGTTGGAACAAGCCTACCATTTTTATTTAATTTTAAAGAAGTTGTATTCCTTTTCATTGTTACCAAATCGTTAATTTTCATTTTGTTACCTCCATATTATATTTATTTTAATAATTACCAAGGTCTAAAAATTTCATTATTTTTCAATCTTTCTGAAACAGATAAAGACAATTCGGGTTCACAATATTCGCAAGCAGATATTATACAACTATTATTTTTTTTACAATGTAAATTCATATTTTCAAATTTAAGATGTTGGCATTTCCCATCCGCATTCCTGTAAATACATTTATGAAAATAGCAATAACAAGAATTACATTTATTATTTATTATATTCTCTTTCGCATATTTATCAACAGCTTCAATTTTAATAGATTTACCACATTCCATTAAATATTGTAAATCAATCCCTTTTATAGAATAACCAGTAAAATAACCCCCATCATAAACTGCTTTTGGTACACCAGTGATTTCTTTAACAAAATATTGTGTAAATTCATTAGCAAATAAATTTAAATCTTTATGTTTCCCAAAAGGATAATAAGATTTATGTTCAGCTACTTTCATTCCTTCTACTTTAAATTTAAAAATATACTCATGATTTTTAGTTGATTCACAATGTAATATTTCAAATTTACCCATCTCTGCCAAAAGAAATAGTATTGTATTAATTCTCAAAATCGTTACATCAATGCTACTTAATAATTTTTCAATATTTTTATCATTAATATTAAAATATTTAATAATACACGTATTACCATGTTGCAATTTGATAACATATTTCTTCTTTTTATATTTATCACTATGATTTATAGTAATTTTATAATCAGGAAATGATTCCTTTAATGCTGTACATAGATTAATAAAATTTTTATCTTGAAATATTTCTGTATGTTTGTCCATTTGGTGTTGTGCATATTCCATAGGGTCAGTTGTGGCAAAATCACATGATTTACATGAATAAATTACAGGTGTTAAAGATATATTTTTGTTTAACATAATATACTCTCTCCTTTGTTTAATTTATTTTTTTATTTTATTATATTTTAACAAACCCAATTCAATCCAAGTATTATTTCCTCTGTCTACTTCATAACATATCCATAAGTTATCTAAACCACCTCTATTTTTATCAATAACCATAGCATAATATGTTTTACTTGGACTTAAATCAATTCTGCCATACTCATCACTATCTATATAATAATCTTCATACTCAGCTTTATTTAATTCTCTTGCCATTAATAAAACATCTAAAACATGCTTAATGTGCTTCGCTCCACTTATAGATTGACTAGATAACATTTTGTCAAACAATGATTCATCAGTAAGCTGACCTGTTATAAATCCTGCAACATCTAAATCATTGCATAAATCTTTTAGCAATCTAGCACTCTCTGCGAATTTTTCCCATGTAGCCAAACCACTCATACTTTTGTCTAATCGCATTGGTTTGAAAGTATCTACTATAAAATGTTCAACACCATATTTTAATTTATGTTTTTTAATTATGCGTGTTAAAGTTTTTACATCCCATTTCTTTAAACTTACAAAATATATATTTGTATTTTTTTCAATCCATGTTGATGCTTTAATACATAATAAATTTTTTTTAGAATCGTTATGAGCACGACCAGTAACAATTTCTGCTTCATTGATTAAAATATTACTTTTACTATAAAATATGTTATTAATTACAGAACTTAGTAGCATTGCGTTCCATTCTTCAACATCTTGCTCATTAACCAATATTAATAAAGGGACTTTGTTTACAATACTTGTGTGAGTTATTATTCTACTCATTATCCTACTTTTACCACGACCAGAATGCATACAACACATATGCAATTTCTTTTTTCGCATTCCTCTGATAAAACTATCTAATATAGGAAAAGGCAATGATATTCCAATGGAAGGATTTTTACCCCAATTATCATACACTTCAACCATGTTTTTCCCCAGTAAAACGCTATCTTCAACACCTTTAATTTTCATTTGAATCTGATTTAATTGGTATTCAACGCTTTCTATAATCTGTTCTGGAGTAATTTTATCAATTACTTTTAAAATTGGTTCAATAGGGAAATTCTTTTCATGTAATTCCCTCAATATAGTATATTTCTGCAATGTATTAAAGTATATGTCTTTATCTTTTAAATCACAATTATTCTTTAATCTTTTTAAAGTTGTCCAACCATTATACTTTTTATATAATTTCTTTTTTATTTCATCTTCTTCAAGATAAACATTAATTTTAATTTCATCAATATTCTCATATTTTTTTACAAAAAATAAATCTTGAAGAAGCTTATAAAAAAACAGTGCCATTGGAGAACTAAAATATGATTCATGTGGATAAATCTTATCATAATAATCCAATAGCAAACTATTATCTTTTAGCAGACAACCTAACATTAATGCTTCTGCCCCTGTATTACATAAATCTTTCTTGTCTATTGCCATACATTATCCACCATCCTTTAACTGGCAAGCAACTCTCCATACATACCATTGTTACATATAATATTTTGAATTCTTACCAGCAAATTATCAAAGAATTTAATATCTTTATAATAATATTCTGCTTCACACCAATTTCTAACACGTAAATCAATATCATTTTCAGGGTTTCTAACATCATTCTTAAACATTGGAAATCTTTTATATGGATTATAATTTGTAACTTTCATATCCATAACTTCTTGAACACTGTATATTTTATTATTGTTTAAGTTCATGTTATTATCTCCTTTTTATTATTCAAATAAAGTTGTTATATCTACTTCATTAGAATTGTTTTTTATTTTATTTTCAACACGTTTGCTTTCATCAATTTTGTGAATTACTATATTGTCATTAGTAGTATCAGTTTGTTCTTTAATTATTTCCATCTCTCTGTGCAATTCGCTAATACATTGTTTAATAATAGCAAATACATACCTCCAAGGTTTACCTGCCTTTAAATGATGTTTAATAATTAAATTCTTTTTAATAAATGCTCTTTCCATTAAAGCATAGTCATAACCCTCTTTGATTTTTCCTTTCCTGCCCAAAGCTGGTTCTTCACCATTTCTTAAGTCCCTTAAATCTTGAATCATATATTGATCTAATTGTGGGATTTTAAAAATTTTTAAAATTACTTCTCTTAAACTTCCAAATGAATCATAATCTTCTTTCCATGATTCATAACATTCTTTATGAGCATTTCTTTTTTGTGTTGACTTGCCAGTATATGTTGTATGCTCATATTGAATACGCTCATTAACATGTACTGGTTCTTTACAATGCCAACACTTTACATATTCTCTTGCCATTATATCACCTTATTACTAATTATATTTTTTATATAAATTTTTACTTGTTTTTGAAGTTTATCTTTCAACTCTTCAATTGTACCATTGTTTTCAACAATAATATCAAATACAAAATTGTCTAAATCTGTTTCTGATGCATGTTGATTAAGTTCATCTCCTGCAACATTATAGTTTGGTCTATTAATTCTTAAAGTGATAATGCTATCAACTAAATTCTTTTTTTGTAATTTTTTAAAAAAATCATAATTAACTTTTTCTCTAAATGACTCAATTAATGCAATAGATTCTGTAGCATACCCTACATATGGCATTATATCTCTTTCCCATACTCTACGTGCCATATGGTAAGGATAAAATTCAGTACCTACACGATATATTTCAGCCATTAATTTTCTGCTTTCAGGCGTATCAAAACCATTCCAATAAAAATCATTAAAGCATAACTCCCTAATATAAGTAGACAAACTGCATTGTATTACATTATTATATAAAGGAGAAAGCAGAGAATTTAACAAGTTCCCTGCTGTACCTTTCCCACTTCCACTTTTTCCTGATATTAATAGTATATCTGGTTTAATCATATAATATTAAATATCCTCCTTTACTGCTTGGAATTAGACTCATGAATAAAGTTGTCCTTAATTTTGACAATTGTTTTAGTCGTATTTGCTACTTCAGCAAATATAGTATTATTTAATTCATTTAATTGTCTAATTTTCATTGCGTTTTTCTCATGAATAGTTTGCAGTTTTGCAACATTATTTTCTAATTTATTTACAATTTTTACAAATATATTAACTGCACCTTTAATTGCGTTTTGATATCTTTTCATCATAAACATTGTCATAAACATATTGTTATAACCTCCATTTATTGTTATATTTAATATTTTAAATTTACTCTTGTTCTAGGGCAATTAAATTTTCCATTACTTGCTTTGCTGTATCTAAATCTTTAACAAAATCAAAATTTCTATTGTTATTCATTGCTTTTTTAATATCAATTGGTTTAACTTTTTTTACCCTTAATTCTTTTGCTTTTGTTTCTAACTGAGTAAGCATTTCTTCTAATGTGTATTCTGCATCTTCTTTTTCCTTATTGGTAGTAGTATCACTATCTGTTGTTTCATTGTTTTTAATTTTCTTTTGTTCTTCCAGATAGGTTTTTGTTTTTATGCTTTTCTCTTCTTGTTGCTCTTCTGCAATTTCATCAATATCTTTATCCAACTGTTCCAATTCTGCTCTTACAGCTTGTTTAAATACTTCAATAAACTCGTTTACGTTATATTCAATTCTTTCAGGAACTTTTGTAAATCTTCCTCCTGCTTCAACATACCCATCTGTTCTAAAATACATATATCTTTTTGATACAGTATCTCCAGTGTCTTTGTCTTTTTCTTTTTCTGCTGTAATAAATATAATAAAATCTGCCATGTTAATAAATATTTCTCTTGCAGAACTAGGCATTGAAACAATTAATTGATCAAATTTTTGTCCATCTCTTTGTTCTACTTCTTTATCTTTAGAGTGTGTTAATACCCATACTCCATAACCAGCTTTCATTAGTCTGTTAATTTGTGTTCTAATTTTTTGTTTAGCCCTTTGATAACCTACACCAAATCCTTGATCACTTTTACCTTTTGCACCAACACCAGAAATATCTGCTGTCCTCTTAGTAGGATTCTTAATGTTCCATTCTTTGATTACAGCATCACAAGCCCAATCCCAACAAAGATCACCTGTATCAATTCCTATTATTTTAAAAGGCAATTCTTCTTTTTTCTCAACTAACTGGTCTACAGCTTCTTCAAAATCATCAAAATCATTAATATCTTGTGGAACAACTTGTAAAGCTGTATAACCTTTTTCAAAAGCTAATAATAAACCTTTTGTAATATCTCCAAAATATAATTTAATCAATGATGCAAATAATGCTGTTTTCCCAACTTTAGGTATTCCTGCTATGACAAAAGAATAGTCTTCAATAGCCACTTGTGGTACATTAATTTTAAAATTACTTAAATCAAAATCTGCCAATCTTTATACACTCTCCTTAACAAAATATTTTGTTAAGGAATCAGTTTTGTTATGTTTAAGATTCCTTCTTGTTATTAAGATTAAATATTATTATAAATATTATTATTTTATATTACTCTTATTTTGTTATAAAAATCATTATATTTATCAATTATATCCCATCTATCTTTAAATATATTGTATTTACTGTCGCTATTATATGGTATTTCTAGTGTTTTTATTCTTAATACTGTACTAGGTATAATATATATTTTATTATTATTCATTTCCTTATCCACTGCAAATGCCATATATATATCACATGAACTATATATTTTTTTTAATCTGAATACATAAGATTTATAATAAATATCTGTATTATGTCCTTTTTTAATATTAGTATTTGCCATTTTAACGTCTATTTTAATATTATTATTAACTAATAAATCAAAATGACATTTTACAGCCATCTTATCTACTTTATATCCTTTGGATTCTAATAATGTTTTTGCTATAAATTCATATTCGTTACCTATTAATCCTTTACATTCTTTAGAAGTTAAATTTAATTTATTAGTCCAATATCGAAAACCACCATTTTTACATATTTTATTTGCAATACTACTATTGTTATATACGTCTTTTATTTCATTTAATGTTGGCATTCTATTAAGTTCTAATACATCTATTACTTTTTTAATTCCTGATATAATTTCAACTTCAATATCTTCTAAATACTTTAACTTATTATGTTCTATTTTGGTTAAAATATTTAAAGTTTTTGCCCATTTCACATAACCACCTGTTTTTTCTATTTGTGCAGTTAAGCTATGACTACCCCTATATTTTATTATATCTTCTCTACTTGGCATACATTCTAAATTCAATGCTTTCATAACTTCTCCTATTTCCTGCTCAATTACATTTAAATCTATAATAATAACCTCCTTTCTAGTATATAGTAATATACTATATACTTAATATTTTTATTTCACTGATTTATCAATTATATCAAAAGGGAATGTCGCTTTCGCTTAAATCGAGGTCATCATCTTGATTTGTTTCACCAAACTCTGAATTTTCATTTTCATCATCATCATCATTTTCATCTACATCAAAATCTTCTTTTGCTTGTTTAGTTGATAATGCTTCTTCAAAATCTTCAGGCTTGTACATTTTACTTACAAAACTTTCTTTGTAAATACCTGTAATTTCAAATTCTTTAATTAACTTTGTTATAACTTTTTCTTCCACTTCACCCCAAGCATCATCTGATTCTTCATCACTTACAACACTTTTTTCTGTTCTACTTTGAATAATACCAGACACTTCAAATGTATCACCAAACTTCAATTTTTTTACATTTGCATAAAATTTCTTATTTTTTTCTGTTAAATTAACATAAAATACAGCAGTTTGCACATCTGGTAATCTTTCAACTCCATCTTTATCTTTCCCTCTACCTTGAATAATGTATGCTGTTATAGCTAATTTCTTTTTGCCATCATCATCTTTTATTTCATTAACTTCTACTACTGTCATTTCTTGCCTAAATGTACTTACTTCTTTAAAATCTGGATCATCAAAATCCATTGGCTCAGTTTCTTCATAAATCTTTTTAATTCCTAAATTTACTTGTGGTTCATCGTTATATTCAGAATAACGAATTTCACCCAAACACATTACTCTTACATCATCAGCAAAATTATCAATTATTTCATCAATTAAATCCCATGCTGGCTGAATAATTTTAAATCCATTTGGTAATTTATCATTTCTATCTTTCCATGCAATCTTCTTAGTAGTACCTTTCTTTTCTCCCTTTGCTGGTTTTTTATATGCATATGCATAATCTTTTTCAGTGTCAAACACTCCAACAAATACTTTATTATCATTCGATGTTTCAATACTAAAATTAATACTTTTCCATTCCTTGCCTGATTCACCTACACCTTCTTTAAAGAAGAATTTACTACCCATTCCATTAATCTTTCCTCTTAATTTAAAACCACCTTTTTGTGGAACTAATGGTGTTAATTCTTTTGCTTTAGCCAAAAATAACCCTCTCCTTTGTTTTAATATTTTAAATTCTCAATAGTGAGATAATTATAAACATTTTATCTCACTATTTTTATATAGTACAATTGTTTCCCGAACTCATGCTCAGTTTGTACTATAAATTCTTAATTTAATTTACCTTACCAATTTATTATACATTAATATTTTGTTCTTGTCAAGCACTTTTTAGAATTTTAATTTTAACCTTTCAACGCATTGCCAAAATGTAACAGCAGAATTTTCTGTTTTAATTTTAATTATATTGTTTATTATATTCATTATTTCGGTTTTTAAAAAACAATTTTTCCAATAAATTGTTCTTAAAATATTATATAATTTAATAGATTCAATTTCATTATTAAATAATCTCATAACTTTCTGAATTATATTATCATGCATGTCCAATTTATTATAATGTAAATACTCATTCTCTAACCGACTAGTTAATAGCTTGTCTATGAATATCAGCTCCTTTGTTATATTATTTTGTTAATAGAAACTTAGTATATTATACCATACCTTCTTAAATAGTACAAGCTTTATTTAATTTTCAAAATGCCCATAAATAAAAATACCTCCTAATAAATATTAGGAGAATCTTAATATAACCATTAATATTCTTATTTATAAGCATATATTATTTTTCTTTATAAATTTTCTTTGCGACATTTTTCAACCAGATTAAATCACTTTTAGTTTTTTTACTTAATAAATCAGCTACATCAATTTCTTTAGCATTATGTGAACCCATCCAATAGAATATTAACGATCTACGAATATCCTCTATTGAAATATGTTCCATGTCCAAATCACGATGATATATTTTATTTAATACTTTTTTTAATGACAAAGAAGGATTTGCTATCGTTTCATTATCTGAACTATTGGTTTCTATTGGTCTAATAAGATATGGAGTATCTTTATATTTAATCTCCATTTCTTTACCTGTACTTTCAACTCTAAGATAATACCTTTCTTTCATGCAAACTTTAATATCTTCTATTAATTCTATATCTGTTGTTGTTATTGTTCTTGTGTCAAAATGTAATACACAACAATTTTTATTATTAATTGTAGTAAACTCTATATCACTTTTCTTTAGATTTTTCATTTCACTATTTGTTAAACCAAGGCAACTTAAGCAAAATAATATTTTATCTCTCATATTATATTCTATTTCTCCAACAGAAATAGTAATTTGATTTTTAATGGCAGAGTAATCCATTGGGAATATAATTGTTTTAGAAAGTAGCCTTTCATAATCTACATATTCATCAATCCTTTTAGTCGGCTGAATTCTTTTCCCTGGTAATACAACTTTAATAATTTCACGAATAAATTGCAAGTATTTATTTAACGAATTAACACTTATAGAACCAAAAGAATATAGAATATTATCTAAATCATTATTATTAAAATTATAAATATCTATATCTAATACTTTTATTGCATCAAATATACAATTATAAGTGCTTTTATCTTTGGTAATGTTTTTCATAAATTCTTCTTGAATCTCTTCTAGAGTTTTTTTCATTTGATTCACCTCTTTATAATCTTTCATATTTCAATTCTTTAAGTTCAGATATTTTAAAGGTTGAAGTCTTTGCTTTTATATTAATACTGTCAAAGTAGTATTTTAAATTCATATTTAGCTCATTTGCGATTTTAATTAATATCTTTTCATCTATATCTATTAATGATTTTTTATCAAACATCTTATTCATTTGAATAAGAATCTCACTTTGTTGATAATATTGCTTTAGAATTTTTATAATAATCAATCTGCCTATATTTTTCTTTTTCTTTAGCTCTGCGATAAAGTTTTCTATATTTTTCATAGATACTGCACTCCTTTCTTTATATTAATATTTTACTATTAATGATATTTGTTTTTTTGCTTCTTCTATAGTATATTCAATATCTATAATAAATATACTATATTATTTATCTTTTTTGTATCCTAATTCTTCCATATATTCTGTTGTAGTTTTCTTTTTTCTTTTTGCTTGCTGTGCCAACTTATTGTACTCTTTTTGATTAATATATTCTTGTTTTTTTGGATTATACCAGTTAGTAGTTATAACTATAGATTTTTTTAAATTTATTGTTCTGATATTAATAATGACTGTCCATCTCCTTTTTGGGTGTATACTTATTATATAATAATATTTTTTAAAAGTCAAACATATTACAATAATTTGTTACAAGATTCGACAAATTATTCATAATGCAAAAAATAAAAATCAGGACTAACCATAATGTTAGTCCTGATTACAAACTAATCTAATGCGGCAATTTCCAATACCATAATACCTCGACCATTTTCTTGTATTCGATATTTATTTAATAATACAACATCAACACTTATATCCTTGAATTTGAATTTGTTTATCCATTTTGGATTTGAGTATCTTTGTGCAACTTTTTCACAGGCTTCTTCATGTGAAATAGCTAATACAATGCCCCTTACACATTCTTCATTACTAAACATTTGATAAGTATAATATTTATAATCTTTTAATTCTTCCTCAATATCTTCTTCTGTTCTAAATCTATTATTAACTTCCATTATTTTATTCCTCCTATATTATAATTTAAATTTTTCATCAACCATCTTTTTAACTTCTTTCATATCAATTTTTCCTTTCAATTCTTTAGACAATAATTTCATTGCATCACCAATGCCCTTACCTGTATTTTTTGTTTCTGTAACAATACTATCTATAATTAATTTAACTTCTTCAATACTTAGTTGTGCTGGTATGTTTCAAATAATTCTATATCTTGTTCAAGAATCTTTATTTTACTTTCATCTTTAATGTACGACAATTCCTCTTTATATTTTTTTAATGTTCTTTGAACGACACTAATTATAATACTTTCATCTAATTTGTCCTCAGATATTCTTACCCTTTTTGCTTCCATAATAATATCTGCTTTTAACATCCTTAATGCCGATAATACTTTGACATTTTTACTCTTCATTGCTACTTTTAATTGTTCATTGATTTTATTCATTGTACTCATTTTTAATTCCTCCTATATTATATATTTATTTCCTTTAATCATATTACATTTTATACACATTGTTTGTAAATTACTAATATGGTTTGCTCCACCTAAACTTTTTGGTATTATGTGGTCTTTTGTCATTAGTATTTCATTGCCTTCTTTTGTTATTCCATATAAATTAAGATGATATTTATTATCTATTAGATGTTTTTCTTTAGCAAAATATCTACCAGTTATTCCACAAGAACGACAACGAATTCCTTTTTTTATAAAACATTTATATCTTAATGATTTGGCATTAACCATATCGCCATCAAATTCTATTTCTTTCTGTCCATTCCCGCGAGCTTGCCTTATTTTTGTGAATACTTCCTTAATAGAATAAATTTCTTTTCTATCTAACTTTGCACTTTTTCCATATCTTTTTCTTTTAGTCATTCTCTGCAACACTCCTCACTAACTAATTAACTGCATGTCCCTTAAGTACTTATGCGGATTAGCAATTTTCTTTGCATGTTTATCTATTTCTTTACTAATTCTTTCTGGCTCATTCTCTATGTGTTTAATTTCTTTTTCTAAATTTTCCTTTTTTAACATCAAAGAGCTTAATTGTTCTTGAATTAAAGTAATTTCATCTTGACAATTTTTTAAAATAGATACTTTCTTTTTTACTGAAGTATTTAACTTTTTCTGAGCTAATAAATGTTTTCTTTTCAATTTATTAATTTCTTTTAGTAATTGTTTAACAATGCTTTTTTCAATATGACTTGGCATATCAAAGTCAATATTATACAATGTTATAATAGTATCTTTTGTTTCACATTTAACAACAAAAACAATATTATATTCAATATTAAGAAAAAAGTCTCTTTGAGGGTTATTTCCTATAACCCCTGTCCAAAAATATATACTATTAGATTTTAAATCTGATATTTCTTTTCCAAGAGATAATTCATTTTGCCTTGCATAATATTCTGATTCAAACTTTGAAATATTAAGAACACGCTCACAATATCTTTTAACGGTATGCAATGTTATATAATCATTAACATTATTATTTAGTACTTCTTCGTTATGTTTTTCTATTATATTATAATTTAATCTTTCACCGATACTTGTCATATTAAAAACCTCCATTTATAATATTTTAAATTTACTATTGGGGGAGACAAATAGCTCTCCTCTAATATTTTAAATGCATCACTTTCACATTTCCCAAGGCGGAAATGCCAAAATAAAAATTATTGCCAATGGCGAAAAATAAAGAAAATTAGTCCAAAAATCTTTTGATGATAAAATTTGAATCGTTAAATTTTCCATAATATTCCTCATACCTCCTATTCATTATTCTACCCCAAGAAGTCTTATTAAAACTTCTTGGACGCACTGAGCTTAAAGACTATTTATACTGGCATCAGTCCAGTTATGCTGTTTTTTGTTCTTCACTATTACTATTCTGGTCAAACACACAACTATCTTCAATTCTATTTACTTCATCTTGATGTGCTTTTAAATATTCATTCCAACTATCAAGTAAAATCGCCTTTCTACCTCTAAGTGAAGTATTATTCCCTGTACCACTGGTAATAAACTTTAAATACTTAGCATACATTGGCAATCTGTCTTTTTCTGCTTTTTCTTCTTGAATTTTTCTTTCAGCTTCAAAATTAAAGAACCAATTTGCGAACATCCCAATATAGTTCTCCATTTTATTATAGCCATTTTGTTTAATTAATTCTGAAGCAACCATATACAAAGAGTGTACAGTGGTTTTTTTCAACATTGCTTTGTCCACAAACTGTTTTTTATCAGGAAAACAATTTTGCAAAAAGTCCATTGTATTAATAATGGTTTCTTCTACTTTCTCAGAAACACCAGTCAAAATATTTTCTTCATAATATTTATCAATTTCTGCATTACTTAATTTTAATTCTGCTTCAGGTTTTACTTCTATAAGTATGAATTGGCAAATTACTTCAGCATATGTCCCTCTGCTATCATTAAATTGACAACTTTCAAAGAAATCATGATTACTTGCTAAACGTACAAACTCTCTTAATTGACCACTCATGGCATTACGTTTTTCTTGAGCTTTAAGTGGACTACCATTTTGTAATCTCTTAAACATTCTTTCTACTTCTTCTTTACTTCCATTAATAATAACAAGATGCAATTCTCTGGAATCAAAATAGTATTTTTGTTCAGGTGTTAAATCTTTATACTTTTTACCTTTAACACTAAACCCTTTAACATCAACGTCACCTAAAACAATTTTATTATTCAAAAATTTCATTATTGCTGTACTTCTTTGTACTCCATCAACCATCTCATATTTATCTTCTTCAATTTCACGTAAGATAATCTCAGGAACAATATAATCTCTTGCAATTGTATCAATCAACAATTCTTGTTGCGCTTTGCCCCATACAACACCTCTTTGATAGTCTGGAGCTAGATTTGCGGCCTGTACCAAATTTAAGAAACTTCCCAATGGTAAACTTCTAGTATGTTTTTTCATAATGTAATTCCTCCCTTTAATATATTATATGTATTTATAAGCTGATTTATTCTAACATATTGGACAATTCTTTGTCAAATTATTTTAAGTAGTTTTTTATATTATTTTATTCACTTGCTTTAATCTAATTATATCATCACTATCTATAATTACATCAAAGTCTAATACCATTTCTAAAGTATCACATGTATTACATTTAACAAATAACGGATAATCTTTACAAGATTTAATTTTTGGGTTTTTCAAATTTTCTAATTCAACTTTTAATCCTACACATGCTTGAATTAATACTTCTACATCAGATATTGCATTTTGTTTTTCACAATTAATACAATTAAATCCTGAATCATAATCATACTCAAATTTATCCATATTACTTTCTCTCCTATTTATATAAATTTATTGTATAAACCAATAATAACATCATTCTTTGGTGTTATATGTGATTTAATTGTTTTTAATTTTACAATATAATTTGGATTATTACATATTTTATAAAATCTAATAATAAATTCCGTTTGATTTCTGGTGAATTTATTTCTTAATTGTTGCCATTGACCATATATTAAATCAGGATTACTACAACATGGTACTACGGTAAAACTATTTTGCGAAGACATTGCTTTATCAATAATTAAATCACATAATTGTTTACATGGGTGGCATCCAACAATAAAACTATTACCTTTATATTTCTTCATATTAAAACTGTTAAAATCTTCTTGATATCTATGTACTATTTCTTTTGTCCAAGGAAATACTACATTAAATTTTTCTTTAACTTTTACAAATGCTTTAGGAACAATTAAATCAACTTGTATTACCTTTTTAACTTCGGGTACTAATACCGCTAAAACATACCCTAACGCTCCATGCCCTGCACCCACTTCAATAACAATAGATTCTTTAATATATTCTTTAATTTTATTTGCAACAGCCAATGTTTCTTCTGTTTCTTTTGTTCCAATTGTTGACAATAAGATATTTTTAATTTTTTGATTCATTGATAAATTACTTTCCATTATTATAACTCCTCCTTTATTTATAATTAATATCTTGTTTCTACTCATATCTAAATGAGCAGAATAAAACATCAATTTTTAATTTGTTTTGTTGAAGGATTACCAAAATTTTTACCTTGTTGATACCCTGCTTGCCTAGCATTTACATCACCACTCATACTTACTTTACTTCTTTGTGCTTTCCTAAATTTCATTTCTTCAACTACTTTAATTACTGCATCAGATTTAACTAATACTAAACCATAATTTTGTGTTCTTACTTGTTCTCTAAATTTATCTCTTAAACCATTCAAAAATCCCATTATAAAATCATTTTTAATTTGTGTTGACGAGCCTGCAAGATATGAATGATTTTTGGCAAATTTTTTACTTTGAACATCTATAATTCTTACCGCATAACTATATACTTCTGTAGCAATTGCAATATCTTCTTCTAATCCTATTAAGTGTATACCATTTCTGGATTTATACGCAACACAACGGAAATTGTCTGCAAGTATCATTGCTAATGTGCCTTTCCACCAAGTAACTCTTTTACTTTCATCCATAAGTGTTTTAGAAACATTATTTTCTTTTTCTTCAACTAAATCTTGCATTGTTAAACTGTGTTTTGCCAATAATGCTTGTGCTTTCAACATGGAATTTTCTGCTTCTTCAATACATGAATTGTTATTTGCAAGTGATAATAATTTTTTAACCTTATTAAGTACGCTTTCTTGCTCAGATGTTATATTTTTTGCATGTTGATTATTCATGTATACACATACCTCCTTGATATTTTTTTCTTGTCAATATAGAACGTCATATTACAGAATATTTAACTAACAATTCCTAAATCGTGAAACATTTTCATTTCTTCTGCTCCAGTTAACACTCTATACTCAAGAATTTCTTTGATGCTTACAAATATATCACATCTAATTCCTTTATTACCACTAGAGTTATACCATTTTTTAAGATCGCTTATTGTAAGAATATTAGAACGATAGTTGCCACCGTTAATATTTTTAATATAATAAGTTTGCCCATTTTTACGATAAAACATTTTAAACCCTCCTTGATATTTTGTTATTGTCATTATAGTATATTATATATTATTGTGTTTTAGAAGTCAAATTATTATTTTCTTTTTAATTTTAATTTTCTTCCCTGTGGTAATTCTTCCCACCTTTGTTTTATTCCAAATATGTTTTCACAAACAGCCATACGCATTTGATAGCTACTTAATTCTGCTATTTTTTCAAAATCTTCATTACTCGGACACCAAATAAATTCTAAACACTTATTACATTTTTCATCAGCATTATAATATGGAATATCAATAATTCCATCTTTTAAAAATATAATATCATTTCTTTTCTTTAATAAGTTTAAAAATTTATCAAGATTATATTTTTCGTTGTTAATAAATCCTTCTGAATAATTGAATAATATTGCTTTAGGAAGTTTTTTGCCTGATATATCATATATATTATAATCTGAAAATGATATATTTAGCAATTCTACATCATTCAATCCATTAGCTTCAATATAGTCATATGGTCTTTTAATATGATACTTCATCATTTCATCATAACTTCTACCGAATAAGTTACATCTTGAAAATTCTTTTACTTCATCAGAATATAGCTTATACTTACACTGTGGTATTTGCTCATTTAATATGATATTTTCTACCATATCTTTTAAAGCAACACCTTGTTTATATACAGGATTACTATTTGTCATACTAATTTTTTCTTTATATGCACATATTTCATCTGTTATCTGAATTGTTTTTATTTCTCTTTTAACTGTATATTCTATAATCATTAAACATCTCTCCCTTTTTAATACTACAAATAATTTTTGCTTTACTGCCTTGATTCCATTTAAAATCTAACAAATATTGATACATATTATATATTTCGTTACCAAAGTAACCTCTAACATTGCCATAACAATAATATTTTGGCATTGCGTTCCAATCAAATAATTCTTTATTATTATACACAATTTCTGATATTTTATCAATTTTACCTTGAAATTCTTTTCCTCGATTTTTACCTCTGTTATAAACCCATTCATAACTTAATATATTCATATATTCTAATATGTCAGGTAAATAAGGCTTACCATTATTGTAAATCATTAATGTTATAGGATGGTTTGCGTGAGGTGGTAATTTACCACTTTTACTTTTAACTTCAATCAATCCCATTTTCATTAAACACATTTCAGCGATCTGATAACATTCTATCACTTGCTTATTTAATCTAAGATCATCTAAATATCTTGCTGTATCTTTATATGATTTACAAGGCATAAATATTTGAATAAAAATCAACTCCATTTCTGGCTGTATAATTTGTTCACAGGTACTTTCTATCCTAAAGTTTATTTACTCTTGAATATGAGCCACCACAGCGATTCTGGTGTCATTCTATTTTTAAAATTTTTCATAATCAGCTTGTGCTTTTTCAAACTCTGCTTCACAATTATTACATTTAAAATATAAACTATTACGAGTATTTAAATTATATTCATCTTTGTCAATGTCAACATTATTAGAATTGCAACATGGACACACTACAACTACCATTTATTATCACAACCTCCTTAATGACTTTCCATCATTTCATCAAATGTTAAATACGATTTAACTTCTTTATTTATTGCACCGCAATGTTTACATTTAGAACCAAATGTTAATTCATATCTTTCATTCAATTCAATCTGTTCAAGAATCTTACTTACTTCTTCAACAGATAAATTATCACTACTCAATATTTCAATATCATCAGTGTCCATTTTTTTAATACCAACCAGAGGTCTTGGTAGTTTTTTTCCGCATAATGAGCAATTGCCTTGTTTAAGTTTATTTTTGACTTTTTTCTTTTTAGTGGTTTTACTTGTAGCCATTATTAATCCTCCTCCTTATGATTTACATGTTATTAATATATTACAAACATAATATATAGCTTATCGCATATGATATTCCTGCACCTGCTGGTATACCTAACCCCCAAGCTATGCATATATTTTTCCATAATGAATTTCTAAAATCTAATTTAAACATTATTAATAATGGCATTAAGCCACCAAAAAACATTCCAGTTAATACATTAATGGTAGTAAGTGTATCGTTGTCCATATTATCATTCCTTTTTTAATTTTTGCTTTTATATATCTTTACCTAAGTTAAATGAAACACCACATTTATTACAACTTATTGTAATAGATATATTTGTTACAGTACCCTCACAACGACTATATAAATAATCAAAATCAAAATTAATATTTCCAATATCTACTCCATCATCTTTAACTTCATAGTTTATATCGTCATTTAAATCAATTTCTTCACCACAATTATCACAAATTATTTTTAAATGTTTTTCTTTACTATTATGCATTTTTAATCTCCTTTCATTATTATATATATGTTCTCCATAAAGCCCCTTAGATTACTCCAAGGGACTCTAACAAAACATATTTATGCACTTCTCTTATTTGCTATTTTAAAAGCATTGTAAACATTTGTTAATTCCTTAATTCTAATAGCTACGTTTGCTACTTTGGTACTTCCTGCACTAGCTCCACTCCCATATGCCCCACCAACTTGATATGTTTTGGGATTAAAAAAGTCCTTCATACATTTAGCAAAACTTTGTGGACTTAATCCTTCTTTGTCTGCTTTAACTGCCATCAAGAATATAATTGGAGTATGAACCTTTTTCAAAAATGTTTCTTTTGTGGGAAACGCTTGATTCAAATATATTGTTGTATCTCTGATTAAATCATAATTTTCTTTAGAGTATTCATTATTTTTAATATCTGCAACGAATTCAGAAATAGCTTTGCTTGATAAATCAACCGCTTCACCATTATTAGCAACCATAGCCATAATTTGCAGTATCATTTCCTGATCAACAAAACGATTTCTTGCTTTGTCACTCATATTAACACTGGTAAAGAAGAATGGATTTTCTGCTATCTCAGTAACAAATTCCATTATACCACTGCCAGCAGATACCCTTGTGAGTTCCATCTTTGTTAAAGATACTCCATTATTCAAGCGTAAAAACATTTCATCTCTTTCTTCATCACTCATGTTCTTGAAATAATATATAGTAATGTGTGTACTGGATATTGCATCTTGTACCTGCTCAGGAAATTCTGAAAACTTTTTACCTGAAATATCGAATTTTTCTTCTACACCATCCATATTAGCAATATATACTTTTGGTGTATTTTTTGCTATTACAAGCTTATCAGCATATAACTCGCCGATAGTAGTTAAACGCTGTTTCCCATCAATAACCCAAAATTCATTGTCGCCAAAATCTTGTACGAAAACTGGTAATATCGGATAATCAGTAGCTAAACTATGCACAAACAATGATTTTCTCATATCTTTTGCTTCATCCCAAACTAGATTTCTTTGAATTGCTAAATCAAAACGAAACTTATTAATGTTTTTCCCTATTGCCTTAACTGCCATTGGTCTGTTTGTTTTTGTAAATGCCATTATAAAAATCCCCCTTATTATTATTTTTTATTTTTATGTAGTAATGCTTTCTGTTCAATTTCTAACTTAATACATTCTACCATAGAAATACTTTACAGTCAACTAATATTTTAACTTTATCAATATTAATTTTATAATTTATATGTTTTAGATATTTTATCCAATTCTTTATTCCCTTTAACATGCTCATTAATCCATACTCGTTTACCTGATTTAAGATTTCTCCAATGCCCTCTAACTTTCCAAGATTCAGTATGTCTTTCTATTTGTTTTTTCTTTTTGTTTTCTATTCCATCAAGGTTGACTTTATAGATAGACTTTTGTTATAATTTTTTCATTGTATACTATAGAAGCAATAGATCTTATTATATCCCCTTCTTGCTTAAAATATTGCCTGTAATTATTCTCATATATTATAACTCCTTCGGTTAATACAGGCATAAAATTCCTGACTAATTCTTTATTATTATCTCGCCATGTGAGCAATTGTTTTATATCTTTATTGTTAATTATTATTTTATCTATTGCATCATATTTAATACTCACATTAATACTCCTTTCATTATATAGTTAGTGGTGGGGCTTTTTATGCTAACCCCAAGCATTTTATCAATTATTATTAAATTACTATTGTTACTTTTGCCCAATAATACTTTACAAAGAAGGTTGTTGTAACATAATATAAAAGGCATCTTTCTTCTTTGATTCTCCAACCCTAATATTATTACTCTTATTAAACTTAAAGATTTCTCCATTTTTTGATGAATTGTTGTTTTGGAATCTAATATGAACCTGTGTTTTAGTTATTCTAACTACTTCATGAGCTGATCCTAAGTTAATGTCTGCACCAAATTCAGTAAACTTAAATATTGAAACCTTTTCCCCAATAATTAAATTATTCATCTAAATATATTCCTCCACAACCCTCTTTCTGATTTTTTATACATCTCAGATACCTCGCCAAGCGCACTAGGATTCGATTCTAGCATGGTTAAATCTCCTACAGGTATAATCTATCCTGATTTTCTGAAACAGCCTCCTACAGCACCATATAATATTTTACTTCAATTCCCCTCTACATGCTGACCAAATCAATATTATTAATGCTAATACCCAACCCATAACATACCTCCTTATTATATAATATTTATTGTAAATTGTAAATATATTTTGCTATGCTCATGTATATTTTATGTTCCACAGTTTAATTATATACATGAGCCAAGCAAAATATACTTGTTATATTAATTTACATAAAAATATAATTTTGTTAATAGCCAAAATACAGTAAATGATATTATACTTGTTGTAATAAATGGAAACTTATCAAAAATCAACATTAGATATAATAATGGTTTGTTTTTGTCTGCAACGTAAATATAATTCTTATAATTTTTCATAATTAAAATCCCCTTTTATCTTTATGCACTCATTAATAATTCTTCTGCTATTCTTCTAATCATGTAAAATCCTAAAAAATGTTCATATCTACCTCTATCACATGCTCTAGGATCATATATAATATTACCAGAATTATCAAAATTTTCTACTTGTCTTTGCCCTACTTTATGACTCCATGTACCATTTATATTTTGTCTATACCAATGATAATCAGTACTACTATATGCAAATGCTACTTTCCAACAATCAATATCATCTACGTATTCTTCATATGTTGATTCAATCATTTCATAACCTATATCATTTAAATCTTTTTTCGCTAAGTCTATCAATATATGAAAATTATCATAAACATTTTCATTTCTACCTTCTTTTCTTTTGCCACCTAAATATCCTGGCTGGCAATGAAGATAATCTCTATATTTTTCTTTTGTATAAGGGTTAACTGGTTGATTAATGGCATATGTGTAACAATTATTATATTCATATGGCATAAAATTTTTATTATCTATTTGCAATCCATTGTATTTATTGTTATTATTTAATAATAATGTCATTATTACACATCTCCTTATTCAATTATTAATGATTCTCTTTGTCCTTTAGATAAGTACCCTTTTTCTTCTAAAAACTTATATAAGCTTCTAAGAAAAATTATTCTGCCTTGATTATTTTGTTCCTTTGCAATTTCTGCATTTTTTATAAGTACATTTTTCCAGTATTCTTTATCAAATATACCATTACTTGTTATTGTGTTAGATTCTAATGACTCTTTTTGTTTATTTGTTAAATAACCTTTTTCGTTTAATTGTTTTAATAAAGACTCATAATAATCGGTTTTTCTATTATTTGTTTTTGCTTCATTGATTTTCTGTTCTAATTTATTTCTTAACCTTTTTATTTCTTTAGCTTTTTCCTTTGCTATTTTAAGTGCTAAAGAATGTTTAGGCATTGTCCAATCTAAATTTCTAACACATTCACTGCCAACAACAATAATTTCTCCTGTGTGAACATGCTTCATTTCATATTCATATCTAATTCTGTGACCGCACCCAGGATTCTCACATTTACCAGACATCGCACCTAAATCGTTGCAAACACCAGTCCATTTATAAACCGAGTTTTTTGATTCTTGATTGTTGCTTTGATTATTCATTAACAACACCTCTTTATTATATTTTGTTCTTTATAATATCTATTAATTTATGTATAAACATTATAAAAAACAATTAATATTTTATATTCGTTGGAGTAATAAAACAACTCCAACGAATTATTAAATCAAGCCATTTGTTCTTTTACTTCTTCTAAATTTAATCCCTGCATTTCATTAATAAAAGTATAACCATCAATTTCTTTTCCATTATAAAATTGTAAACTTGATACATACAACAACTCAATGGCCCTTGTTACAGCTACATATGCAAGCCTTCTTTCTTCTTCAACACCTATATTGCCTAATCCGCACCCATCAGCTTTAATGTGCGGTAATAAGCCATCACATACACCTGCAACAAACACAATTGGGAATTCTAAACCTTTGCTTCGGTGTATCGTCATTAATTTAACTGCATTTGTTGTTTCTTTGTTATTTTCAGCTTGTTTTACTAATTCAATGTAGGCTAAGAATGATTTTACTGTTTTGAAGTTTGTTATTGACATTGATAAACTATTTAAGTTTTCCAATATGTCTTTCTGTTCTTCTACATTTAATTCTTCTTCGCCAAGCATGTGCTTATCGTATCCACCTTGAATGCGAATATAATCAACCATTTCAGCAGGAGTTTCAAATTCTTTAAGCTTATTAATGAGAGAATAAAATTCACTACCTTTTTCTGTTCTTTTTGATTTTGATTCAAATGGTACTGCTTCGACTAATGAAATACCTTTTTTCGTACTTCTGACAGTAACTTTATCAACAAAAGTATTGCCTAAATACCTTGTTGGAGTATTAATAACTCTTTTAAAACTATCATAATCATTATCATCAATTATTAAAGTAAGATAAGCAATTATGTCCTTAATTTCTTTCCTGTTATAAAACCCTAACCCTCCAACAATCACATATGGTATACTTGCTTTTATTAATTCATCTTCAATTGCTCTGCTTTGGCTATTTGTACGATATAATACTGTAATATCCTTTTCACTGTATCCTTCTGCCAATAAAGCCTTCATTTCATTTACAATTGCTTCACCTTCGGCATTTTCATCAGCATAATGGTTATAAACAACATCTTTCGTTGATTTTTTATTTGCTCTAGTGAAAATTGTTTCTAGCACTTGGCTAATATTGTTTTTAATTAAACAATTCGCTATATCAACAATACGCCCTTGACTTCTATAATTAGTGTCAAGATTGTAAATATTTGTTGTACCCCATTGCTGTCTGAAATTTACGATTAATTCTACATTGGCACTTCTAAATCCGTAAATACTTTGTTTATCATCTCCTACAACGAAGACATTTTTATTTTCACCTGCCAATAGTTTCAATATACCTTCCTGAGCTGAATTAGTATCTTGGTATTCATCAACAAGAATGAATTGATATTTTTTTTGGTAATATGCAAGCACTTCAGGATTATCTCTAAGAAGATAATAGCATTCAATTAACATATCATCAAATTCGATAAGTTTTTCTCTAGCTTTTGCAAATTCATAACCACGATAAAAATACCTATATCTTTCAGGAGAATCTTTTTCATCTGGTAATAATAAATGTTCTTCAGGTGATATTAAATTATTCTTTTGAAAACCAACCCAACCTTGCATCTCGTTAGGTTTCTTTAATTGATCCCATTTCATAGCTTTAAGTAAATCACTGGCAATTTTTTTATACTTCCACTTAGGCCCAATTTCATACCATTGCTTAGGACTTCTTGTGTTTTTCCAATGTTCACGCAAAATACTGAAACAAATACTATGGAATGTACCAATTGTTACATTATTTGCTTCAACGCCGATTAATTCTACTAAACGCTCTTTCATTTCTTCACTTGCTTTTTTGGTGAATGTTGTAGCTAAGATGTTTTGCGGTTTAACTTTACATTGCTTAATTAAGTAAGCAATTCTACTAATTAATACTTTGGTTTTACCAGAACCAGCCCCAGCGATTACTACTGCTGGACTTTTAAAATGTTTTACGGCTAATAGCTGATTTCGATTTAGCCCTTCTAATATTTTTTCCGACAAAATATAACACCTCATTTCATTTTTAATAATATGTAAGCTTTGCTAATTCATATCCTAAATTAAATGTCTGTTGTAGCATTTTAGCAACTCTTTTAGCTATATTATAAGTTTGTCTATGTGTGATTAATTTTCTGCTATTATTGTCACATAAATATATCCCAAATAAGTTGCTTTTTTCTTTTACTATTTCAAAATAAGTATATTCTTCCGAAGTAGTATATTTAAATACCTGTTTCATTATTTACTTTCACACTCCTTTTAAATTTAATTGTATTATTTAAAAAACTCCTTCTATTATACACTTAATATTTTGTTGTTGTCAAGTATAAATATTAAGTGCATATACAAGGAATTTATATACGACATTTTAATACGTTATATTATGTTATTGTTATTTTTATAACCTTGATAATATTTATTTGTTATTGTAAATAATTTTTTATACTTCTTTGCTTCTTCAAAACGTCCCATATCTACAGCTTCACAATATAAACGATAATAATGATTTGCAATTCCATAAATAATATCTAATACTCTTTTGTCATTTTGCATTTCATAAATCAATCTGTAAACATTTGACATATTAATACCTCCTTTTAATATTTATAATTGCACTTTGTACATTTTTCATGCCACATTGTTCTACAATCAAGATCAGTTTCAGATATTAATTCTTGCCCACAATTAAAACAGAAACGATAATAATAATGTATTTTTTTATCTGTTATTCCGAACTTTTCTATAAACTTTTTAGATTCTTCATCATTAGATAGATATTTTATACTTATTTCAGCTTTTATACTTATTGGTTTACTCATTTAATAATAAACCTCCTTTTTTATAATTGCATAGTTTAATATTACTATTCTTTTATTTAGAGTGTTAAACTACTTTTTTGTGAATGTGGTCTTTTATTAAGTTATTAGATTAATTATATTATTATTTAAATACTTTCTAATTTGACAAGTTAATTTTTCTCTATACTTACTACTATTAATATTATTAATAAATACTGTTAATTTTTCTTCTGAATCATTAGTAAATACTTTCATATAGCATTCTACTAATTCATAAAAATGTTTTTTAATTTGACTAGCAGATGATAGTCGTGTTAATTTTTCTAATGTGCTCTCATAATCATAATCACTATTTTCATTATTTTCTTCTAATAGACTCCAACAATCATTCATCACAATTTGAAATTTATTTAATATATTGTTTTTATCTTCTTGAGTTAAGTTGATAATTTGTTTTTTAAAACAATTTTCATTTATAATTGTATACATATTAATAGTAACAAGTTCTATTATAGATTTATATCCTTCAAAACATGTAGTATCAACTGGAATGTTTAAATATTTACTCATTTTATATTCTCCTTTAAAATTATTTTTTATAAATTGTTTTTGTTTTAGTTATTATTATAACCTCCTTAATACTTTATATTCTCTATAATACCCTTTAATTTAACAGAACCAAAGGGTATTAACAAAATATAAAATTATATTATTTTTCTAAAAAATTTGCCATACCAATAATATTTATTCGGATTGTCAATAAAATCTATTTTTATTTGTGGTGATACTTCCCATCCATGTTTTTTCATTTTCTCAATATGTTCATTTCTTTCTTCTTCTGAATCATAAATGTATTGAATAATAGTAACCTCAGAAAATTTTTGCATTTTTATTTACCTCCTTCTTCTTTGCGTTCCCCTAGCAAACGCCCTACATGCTCTTGAAAATTCATTCTCAAATACCACTGTACAATCATCAGCCCTACTTACTTGGTGTACTACTTCATGTATTAATGTATCAAACAATTGATCCCAATCTTCAAGAATTTCTTTTTCAATATATATTGTTTGTTCTTTGTGTACGCACAAGCCACTACATTTATTACCATGATCATCATGTAAATTTTCTTTGTAGCGAATTGTATACATTTCAATTTCCATTGGTGATAAATAATACTTTGTTATAAGTTTTTTAACTTCTTTAATATTGTCTTTTTCTTCTTCTTCTAATTCCCTAACTTTAACATCTTCCCCTACAACATCACCATGATGTTGTAGGGTTTTGATTGAATCAAATATACCAAGCTTCTCAAACAATGGAATAATACCACTTACAGGTTTGTCAAGTAAATTATAGTGTCTATAAAGCACTTGCACATCAGCAGGAGAATTGCTGGCATAACATACTTTACTTCCCCATAATTCTTTTGCTACTGCTTGCCACAATTTGATATTTTTAGTGTTAAAGTAGTAAGAATCATATGTTTCCATACAACTCTCATTAATATTTAATAATACTGATTTTATTATTTCTTTGTCAATTGTTTCAGATAAAATGTACTCCCATACATGGTTGTTAATTGTCCATATACTTACAGCGTTTCTGTCTCTATTTGATAATCTTTTACCAACCAGATTATAACCATATAAGCACTTTAATTTTAAATCAATTTCAACACCATTGATATACAATTTGTTTGCATCTTTGAGAATCGAATTCTTGGTAAACAAATGTTTATCATTATTGCTGGCACTGATAAAACCAAAACAAGCATTAGCTTGATTGAATTCTTCCTCAGAACATTCCAATGAAAATCTACAACCTGCTATTCTATTATTACGATAGATATATAATACTAATTCTTCACTGCTTAAACTCCCAATCTCAAATTTAGCTTCAATGTCATAACCTGGGATTGAAATTTGAGCATACTTGCCACATTGGGAAGCAACTTTAAGTGATAATTTCATACCTTCGCCATTCTCACCTGGGCTATTGTTATCTTGACGTTGCTGTGAATTGCCAATGAGTAACATTTCCAATCCAAAACCTTTGCCATAATCTTCCCATATTGCAATACCTGTTTGTTTGTCATAATAATGATTGCCATTTTGTCCCAATGTTTGTAAAGCATAAACATAATTTTGTGCAAATTCTTTGCAAGCATGAAGAATCGTCCAATTTGACAAATAATTGTTTGAAATAATTGTTTCCTTTCTTAAAAATAATTCCATTTGTTCTTGATTGTTGTTGATATTTAAAGCTGGTGACATAAATGTGAACCTCCTTGTTATATTTATTTTGTTAAAGTTATCTTTATAATATGCATTGTTTTTAATGAATATAACAATGCATACAGTAAAAACAACTTTATTCTAATGATTTTTGTATTTTCTCTTTCATTTCCAAAAGTTTTTCTATCTCTTTTTTATTTTGTTCAATATATTTATCTATCTTTTTTATTTCCATTAATTTACTTTGCATTTCCATTTCAACAAAATATTCTTCAAGTGTCATGTTTTTATATTTTTCGCAATCTTTCATTGTATATACTATAGTAACAATTTTTCCTTTTCTATCCATCTTACATCGCTTATCTTCTATTAAATCTAATTCTAATTTAAATATTTCCCTATAATACCCATACTTAATTGCCCAAACACTATATACTAATTCCTTAACCCCCAATTTTCTAAATATTTTAACTGCTATTTGTCTTGCAGTATCATGGAATTCTCCAACATTGATTTTTTGCCCTTCGAATTGTTTCATTTCTTTATTCAATGCATTTATTATTGTTTTAATTGTAGCACTCATTTTAAATAAAACCTCCTTGTTATATTTATCATATTTCTTCTACACTACCCATTATTATATTAAATAATGAGTAGAAACAAGAAATCATTTATATATTTTTAATTTTACCAATTATATCATGAAGATTTTTTTCAGTCATTATTTTACCTCTTGGAGAACCAGCAATGCCAGCATGACCTCCTGCTTCATTCCCCCAAAGTGACTGAACAATATCTTTACAATTAATTGTATCATCACTGCAACTTATTGTAATGTTGTTAAATGTTTTATTAAAACTGATAATAACTTTAGCAATAGTTTTTAATGTTGGAGAATAATAACTTGCATTGCAAAATACTTTATCTGTTATAAAAATACGATAATTTTCTGTTTCTTCAATTAGTAAACTCTCAGTAACACTCTGAATATTTTCTGCCCATTGTTTACCTTTTTTAATCCAAAATGAATTATCTCCATTAATTCCAAGTATTTCGTCTAATACTTGAGCATGTTGGAATATAGTATCTGTCACATCGGCAATTTCTGTTATGCGTGGTGCTCTATTTTCTGCTGTATAACTCCAATAGGCATTAAACAAATCTTGGATATGTTGAGGAAATTTATGGATATGATGAGGGCCATTTAAATCAATATATTCAGCGGCTTTCCAAAATTCGTCAATGTAATATTTATTACCAGTTAATGCCAATACACCACCGATAGTATCTAAATCTATATGAGAAACAATAATATTACTACCAATAGGCAAAGAAAAATCTCTTAAATCTACATTACAAGGTGAAGGACAATTTTTATATTTGTCTACGTGATGTGCTAATGTTATTATACTGCCTTCCAATACATTATTACCATACTCTGCTTCAACAGTAGCATGAGGAACAAACGGTATATTTTGTGCTAACTCCCTAGTCGGTACTAGATAGATATTTACTGTTCTTTTTGTCATGATAAAACCTCCATTTATTTTTAATTTAAGGCACTGTTTTAATTGCCTTTATAATATACACTGCTATTATTATATATGCAGTGTATACAGTAAAAACAACTTTTATTTCTTCTAATGATTTTTGTAATTTCTCTTTCATTTCTCACATATTATTTTAATTGTTTAATACAGCTTTTCATTTCAGTCCCACACTTAGGACAATAACGTATTTCCTCACTGTTCCGATAATCATAGTCAGACGATCCCTCTTCTCCACATTTAGGGCATTTAGTAATCCACATTTCCTTCATTTCCATAATAACACTCTCCTTTATTTAATCAGCATTTAATACATTATACTCCTAACAAAATATATTATACTTAGCAAAAACAACATACCTTCCATTGTTCTGTTTAAAACATCTAAATCTAATTATTGCTAATTCATGATAAATTCTTTTGTCAACATAAAAGCCATACTTTTTTGCTTCAGTAACCAATTCCATTAAATTATTACTATGAATTCCTAACTCCAGCCCCTTTTTACCATGAATTGACATGTATATTTGATCTTGTCCCGACATAATTATATCACAACTCCTTTTAATTTATAATGTATTTAAAAGCCTTTATCCCATACATTAACCTTAATTCTTAGCGTTAATGTACAGATAAAAACTTCTAATACTTAGCTGATTAATTTTCTTAATTTCATATATTGCAACAATTCGCTGTATTTATACATTTTTGCCCAATTTACAATATCGTTAAATGTCGTACTTTGAATATCTTGTAGTTTAACATCTCTAACAAAATTTAACAAACACTGGCAGAATTGCAATGTAGCAACAAATGTTTCATACTTCAATGTACCTCTAAAAATTCTTAATTCAATTGTTTCTACATTTCTAATATTTACGGTACAATAGCGGTCATGTTTATCTTCGGCATATTTTAATATTGTGTTAATGTCAGTATGGCAATATCTTTTGCACCATGTAGACAATTGGTCTTCTGTTCTACGTGAGAATAACACAAATTGATCCCAAAATACTTCTGTTACATATAACAATTTTGCAATATTATACTCTTGTTCTGTTCTAGTTTTACCGAATGCCTTTCTGTTAATGTGAACATGTAAACCACACGTTCCAGAAGTATGACTTCTATAACCTAATTTTATAGCTTTTTTCATTAACTCCTGCCATTTGAATTCTTTTAGATGTTTTTCCAATGTGGCAGGGTGACTAACAATTTCAAAACCATTGCAAGCTCTGCTATCTTTATCACAAATTGACCCATCGTATTTGGTGTAAAATTTACTTTCATGTTTATTACCATTAACAATACTTAATAATCTTTTAGCGTTTTCATCACTGAAGCCACCTTCTCCAATTTCCAATTCTACACCAAAAAGGTCAGCTTGACTCTTTTTCATGTAAAATATTGGGTCTGGTCTATACTTATAATGATGAATAGCACTTGCCTCAAAAAAGCAGTTCATACAGTAATGTTTATTATTAATAATATAAATATTAGATTTTATTTCCACCCAATTACCACATTCAGGACATAAATCATATTTATTTCTGCAATTATTACAAATTCTTCTACCATTATTGTCAATTCCATTACTTTCTTTAATTAAATGATAACCACCACAACACCTACAATGAAAAAATTCTAATCTGAAACATTCTCTGCAATAATATTTGCCTTGATGTTCTGTCGCGTCACAACTTTCCGTATTTACTACAACACCACAACAACTACATGGTTTAAAATATCTATCATAGCATTTATCACAAATTGGTTTGTTATTTTTGCCATATGTTTTGGTAACTTCAGAACGTAAGTGATAATTGTAACAATTAGAACACATTAAAAATTTCTCATTAAAACATTTTTCACAATAATCAATATTATCCTTCCTATACATATAGTCTTCATGAATTTTTTCGCCACAACATTTACATGGTTTATAGTATCTATCATGACATTTACTACATATCATTCTGCCATTGGAATCTGTTATTAACTCTGATTTTAAAAGGTGTTTTCCACATTCACTACAATATGAATATTTTTCATTGAAGCATTTATAACATAATTTTTCTTCAGTTAAAACGTACATACTTCTAACATTTTTTTCAATTCCGCAGTCTGTACATACTTCAGTTATAACTGGGCTCCTTAGTGGTTGTAGTCTAAAACTGTAATTCATGGTATAATTCATGTTAGATATTGTCATAATAAAAAATCCCCCTCATTTTATTATATTTTTGTTATGTTAGAATCATGATGTCTTTATTCTATACACTATTATAATTAATATTTTATACTTGCTAGTGTATAGATAAAAACATCTTAAATAACATCTTGTAGATTTATTTCTTTAGGTATAAAACTATTTTTTTCATAACAAAATGTATAATTTTCTTTTAAACAAGTAGAACATATTAATCTTTTACTTCTGTTAATACAAAATAATGTTTCTGGCAATGCGAATTCTTCACAATCAGCACATTTAATATAATGCTGTTCTATGCAATTTTCGCATATTTCTTTATTGCTTATATCTGGAAATGTTTCGCTGGCTTGTTTTTTACAATGGTGACATTGTTTTAATTTAATAATTATACCTCCTTTATTTTATATATTATTAAAAATGCTTTTAATGCTATACTGTTATAATTAACCAGTATAGACATAAAAACACTCTTTATTTTAATGCAGTAGTACCATAACTAGCACCATAAGCATCATAATATCTTGCTTCTTCTTCCTCACATGCCAAACATTCTTGGTAGTAATGGCACTCACTGCAACTTTTTACAGAAAGAGACAATTGACAAGTTTTTTTGTACTCTAATTCAACAATTTCTAGTACATTTTCAATGGTTGTTTGTGTTGTTGTAGTTGCTGTTTTAGTCTGTTTGGTATATTTACTATATTTACTACTATAATAACTGGTTTTATAATAATGACTTTCATAGGATGAATTGCTGTAATAACAACCATCCATTTTATTGTAAATAAAGTTTCCAATTATTTTAATTTCAGAAGGTGACATAATGACAAATTTACTTTTGGTTGCTTCAACAATTAAATCTCCAACACCTGGATGAAATATTACATCCTTCATATTTACTAAATATTTAGATACGAATACCATCGTGTCAGAGGTATTTTTGTCATCACCGCAAAAGCTAATAATTCCATTATGGACAATAGCCAAGTCTGTTTTAATTAATTTAGCTTTAAGATGTTTAGTATTAGTTGTTACTGGGAATGGATGACAATTGCCTTTGTTTACTTTCCCATGCGAAGCCATACGGAAATGTATAGATAATTCCAATTCTTGCATATTTTCTTTTTGTGATAACTCACGCAAAGCGTTCATAAGAGCATCAAACTTCATAAAACCTTTTTGAATTGTTACAAAAGATTTTGAAGGATCTTGGTACATAAAACCAGCACCATCCCAATTGTTATCCCAACAATTTTGCAATGTTTCATACTCTGGTAAAAATTCTCCTGCTGGTTTATAAACGATTATACACATAATAAAACCTCCTGTTTTTGTTTTAATTTTAAACATTTTAATTAAAATGCTTAATACAAGGCTTAAATTATTGATTGTTATTGTTTATGGATAATTTAAGCCTTCAATAAACATTCTTTTATTTTTTTATTTTCTTAAATCGTTAAGTATATTCATAGCAATGATAATCATAAGTAAAATCACTTCATTGTTTGTAGGATTATTATTAAAAAATTTAATTGTACCACCTACAAGAACCCCAAATAAACAAATACCAGTTATTGTTTTAATATAACTCATCATTATTTAAATACCTCCTTTATTATTTTAAAATAAATACTTAATACAAGGCTTAAACATATTAGTAATTTAAGCCTTCAATAAACATTTATTTTATACAGTCTATACATAACCATGCATCTTTATAAAAAAGCAAATCTACTGGCTTGCGACATGCTGTACAACATGGTTTAAGAGTATATAGTTTACCTTTACAAATATAATTTCCTAATTGATAAACATTAGAATTATAAATACATTCAAACTTTAATATTTCTTCATTTGGTGGAGTTTTCCGTTTATGTCCATAAGGTATTTGTCCTTTCCATTTTTTTTCATCTTCAGACCATAAATAATCTATTTTTGCCATTGTATACTATACCCCTCCTTACACTTGTTTAATATCTTGTATATACCTTTGCTTGCAAATATTAATATGCTTAGGACTGTTACGACACTTATTTAAAAACAGACAACTAAAACATTTAGTGAACATAATTATACCTCCTATTATTTTTATTTTGTAAAACAAAAAGCCTTTATAATAAGCATTTACCTAATTGCATTTTGGCAGTAAATGCTTACATAAAAACTTCTTAATATTTTGTTTTTATGCTAATTTTCTTTTTTGCAGGTATGCAAGTAATTCTTGGTAATTAAAATCATTAGCATAATTTATAATTGATTTCCATGTTAAAGCTTGAATATGTTGAATATCTGTATTCCTTATTATATCTAATAAGGTTTGACAAAATTGCAATGTTGCGACAAATGTTTCATATTTCAATGTACCTCTGAAAATACGTATTTCTACTGTGTTAAAAGGTTTTAAGTTTATGGCATGGAATCTTGAAGTGTCAGAATCTTTTGCTACTTCAAGCAATTCTTTTGCATCATCTTGTGTATTATTAAGAATATTAAATCCGTATCTGTCACAATATTCCAGTTGTTTTTCTGTTCTACGTGAAAATTTAACAAACTTATTCCAATGCATTTCTACAACAAGCAATAATTTTAATATATTTAGGTCTTGTTTATCCTCAGAAATTCCAAAAGCTTCTTTATTAATATGAATATGCAGACCACATGTTTCACAATCATGTGATTTATAATTCAAATCAATAGCTTCTTCCATTAATTCCTGCCACTTAAATTCTTTTAGGTGTTTTTCCAATGTTGCTGGATGACTAACAATTTCAAAACCATCATCTATTGAAGCATCATTCTTAATATAAATATGATCTTCATCGTTATCATTCATTATGTCAAGCAATTTACTAGCATTTTCTTTGTCATCTCCTCCATTATCAATTTCCAGTTCAACACCAAAAAGGTCTAATTCGTTTTTGGTGTTTCTGTGAAATATAGGTTCTGGTTTATATGAATAATTATGTATTTTACCCTTGTGTTTTGGATAGCATTTGTCACAATAATCTTCCCAGTCAATTTGATTTCTTCCATTGTTTCCATTGCACCAACAACCACAATCACTACATCTTACTATGCTCTCATGGCATGAGTTACAAATGACTGTATTATAACTGTCACTATTACCTTGATCATCATTGTAAACATTGCCACACTCTTCACACTTAAATGTATTATTGCTAAAACAATGTGAACAATAACAATTTTCATTATGGTCTTTTTTCTTATCATCAACGTGTGTTATATCTTCACAATGATAACAAGTAAAATAATTATCACCATAACAATCATTACAAACAAAAGTATGTCTGTCAATTTGTGTCATATCATCTTTTAAATGGTATTGATCGCATTCTTTGCACTGTTTATAGTTATCATTCAAACATTCTTCACAAACATAAACATACTCGTTACTTCCTCCAACATCTGTCATATCATTGGTTATAAAATATTCACCACATTCTGTACATTCTGTATAATTTTCTAAGCACTCTTTACATACTTTGTCACCAGAGTTTACAACTGTTAAAAAATTGTCAAATTTCCTGTTTCCACATTCTTCACATACACCAATAGCAAATAATTTAAGCTCTGTATGTCTTTGAATTATGTTTTTGCTGGGAATTAATTTCTTGTATTTCATTAGACACAACCTCCTGTTATATTGATATTTTAAATTTACAGACTTTTTAAAAAGCCTTTATACTGCACACTAATATGTTAATATGTTGGAATTAGTGTACAGATTAAAAACTTCTTTTAATTATGATACTTAATATGTCCTTCTGTATCAATTTCCATATATTTGAATTTATTTTTACTATTTATACTAATATATACTTTTGTCCCTACATCATCAGTTCCTAAATATTCCCATTTTGCAGTATCAATTTTAATCATTTTATACCTCCTTAGAATTAGTGTACAGATTAAAAACTTTTTACTTTTTATTAATTATATATTTTTCATAACACTTATCACAATATATTTTTCCTTTTCCATCATCTCCTGTTTTTTCAACGTGCATTTTTTCACCACAATAAAGACATTTAACATGGTTAATTCTGAATGGATTAACGCATCTTTTTGCAAAATTCCATTTACATTCATTGTCATCAATTCCTAAAGCATCAAATAATTTCATTCTTAACACATTTAATTCCGCACTTGTCCCATACGTTTCTTGCAATTCTTGAACATGTTCAATTAATAATTCTGCCTTGTCTCTTTTTACTAACATTAAATTTGTTTCTGCAAGCACTGAAGATAATACATTTCCCAATTCTACATTGTTTTTATTATTGTTGTTTTCCATTAATAAAACCTCTTTTCGTATTTTATTTTGTTAAAGCAAAAAGTTTTTAGAATGGATATTTACTGTGATAACAATAAGTAAATATCCATGTTAAAAACTTCTTTTAATATTTCTTATCTCCAAACAATGCACACTGAATAATTATATTACACATTTCATCAGTGTATAATGTTTCGTCAGAAAGAAAATAATTATACTTTTCCATATATACTTTTAAACCTTTTTTTAATTTTACGAGTGTTAAGGTATATTTTTCCACATTATCTTTATATTCATTTTTAACATCTTGAAATAACAAACTGCCACCAGCGACAAGAATTAATGTAGGGTTATTTGATTCTAAATTCAATCTAAGACACATTTCTTGCTCTTTTTTTGGCAATTTTTTGGTAGGCTGTTTAATAATTTCAATATTATTGCACCAATATTGTTTACTTTTGTTAATTCCTTTTTTCATAATACGATTAATATCGAATAAATTTATAAAACTACTCACTTTTACCTTTATTTCATAGTCTGTAAACATATTAAAACCTCTTTTCATATTATTATTTTGTTAAAGCAAAAAGTTTTTAGAATAGACACTTCGAATTAAATAATAAAGTGTCTATGTTAAAAACTTCTCTTTACCTTATGTGTTTATTATATTAAAAATTATCATAATACTCTCTCCAATCACCACTTTCTATTTTGTTACACCTGTCTAATATGTCATAGTTAAGAATATAAACATATGCCAATATTGTTATACCCTCATTATCAAACACTTCTTTTAATTCCCTGTGATATCCTGCACCTGATTCAATACGATCCAATTCTTTTAATATTGTTTCAAAATATTCAGGTAAAATATAATATAATTCGCCATGTATTTTACCTTTTCCTGGTATAATGCCAGGATAAGTCCATAATTCATACATGTCAAATCCTTGTAAGATAGCTTTTTTCATTTCTGAAAAAATGTTTCGAATTCTGAAGTGATTACCAAAACCTTGCATCAGTGAACCATACATAAATAATGGATATTGTTTTTCAGTTTTTTTCATTAATAAAACCTCCTGTTTTTAATTTTAAAGCCTTTAGAATAGATACTTGTATAATATACAATATTATACAAGTATCCAGTGTTAAAAGCTTTTCATAATGTTGTTTTTAATCCTAATTGATTTAATAAATTCTTTATACTTTTTATATGCTGGTTTGGTTCTGCTTCTTGATCATCCACTAATATCCCTACTTTATCTCTCATAGATTTTAACTTCATAATTCTTAAATTTAATTCTTCTTCTATTACATATAAATCATACTTAGATAAAATAATTTTATATTCCATGAATAAAACCTCCTGTTTAATTTTTATTTTAAAGCTTTTAGAATAGACATATTAACATTATTATTAATAATTATTAATATGTCCAGTGTTAAAAGCTTCTTTACACTCTTCTTCCTTTACTATATCCATCAAAATATTCATTTCCAGAATTAATGTTATTCTCTGTAATAAAATCATAACCCATATTTGACATCCATTTGATCATAGTCATTTTGGGATATCCTGTAAATATACCAGTTATAGGTATTTCTTTACTTGAAAATTGATAATAAGGTACATCATCTTTAAACCCCATAAATAACAGTGTCGTGAGTTTTGTTACTCTGTTTTTGAAAATCAGACATTTGTTTCTTTTATACATATGAAAACCTCCTTTTAATTTGAAAACCTTACATTAACAAGTATGCTAAATGTTAAAAATAAATGTTTCTAATGTTTTCATTTATTCAATTGCTCATTGTTAATGAATAAAGCCTTTAGAATAAGCATTAACAATAATTTTGTTAATGCTCAGTGTTAAAAGCCTTATTTAATTATGGTTGTTAAAGCTTCATAATATAAATCAGCTAACATTTCCTTTATATCTTGACAATCTTTTCTTATATACCCTTTTCTATTTGAAAATTTTCCTTTAATTTGTAGATCTATTCCATGCTGAAGGTCTGGTGTAATAATAACCTGAAAATCAATCCATCCATCATAAAACCCATTATCATCCATAACATGATAAAAACTATTAATTGTTATTTTATTCCTGTTTGATTTTTCCATGTTAATACTATTACCACTATCAATACCACTGCCAGAAGGTAAAAAAGATATTAGCGTTCTTAAATTATCTCTATGCTCTTCGGTTACTTCTTTGTCCATGTCTACCATTTTTTCACAATTTTTTACTGCTTGAATTCTCATAGCAATTTTTACATATAATTTTTCTGTCATTATTAAAACCTCCTGTTATAGTTATATTTTTTAACATAATACTTGATACAAGGCTTAAACATATAAAATAATGCAGTGTTTAAGCCTTCAACAAATATTATATTAACTTGTATAAGTATATACTTTTACACCATCACCACAATCAGACATTTTTACCATAATACCAGAAAAATAAGTCTGTGAAGAATAACCAGAAAATTCTTGCATCCACTCAGGAGCATTTTTTTCGACACGCATAATTTCACTTAAAAAATAGGTATTTCCTTCATGTTCAAAACAAGCTTCAAATTCCTGTTCGTCTTCTGGTTTATCTTTTTCCCACTCAGGTATTTTATAATCTATTTCTATATATTCATCATCTCCATAAATTTTTATAGTGCTATTTTCTTGGTCAATTGTTTTCCATAATTTACTCATAAATAAAAACCTCCTGTTATATTAAAATTTTTAATTTAATTCCTTTGTAAAATACCCTCTCACTAATAGGATACTTTACAAGGGAATTAAACCCTTGTTTATTGTTATAATCCCTTTTCTAAAATGTCACCTATGCAACCTAAGCGAAGCTTACTCTTGTAGAATAATATTGTAGTTGTATAAGTGTCCCCTGCATTAATATATTGTACTTCTTCTGGATCTGTTATACCTTCAACACCAAAAAATGAACCCCTATTACAATGAGTGTTTAACACTTTATCAATATCTTTTAACCAGTCTGCAATAGCATGAGAAGGATGATGTCCCTGTATATGATAATCTTTCCATGATTTTTTAATGCATATTTCCCTTAATTCTTTTACTCCTTCCTTTGTTGTTATAGACAGATCATTTGCACACTGTTTAAAATTCTTTTGATTTATTACCATGTTAAAACCTCCTGTTAAAATTTAATTTAAATACCTTGTAAAACTCCTTTTTATAATAGTGTTAAAGAAGCTTTACAAGGGATTTAAATCCCTTGTTTTATAACAGGTGACAAGTCTCCTTCTTCCTGCTGTTCAGGAGATAAGGGACATTTTATAAATAAGGATGATTCTAAAGTATGAATAAATAAACCCTTGCATAAGAATACACCTTTATTTCTAGCACTTGGTACATTCTGGAATTCAATTAAAGTATAACCTGCACGTAACAATTTAAGAGAATAAGACAATGGTGCAACAATGGCAATGGTTTTTTCTGAGGTAATAGATTGAATTTGATTGATGATGTCATCGTTAAAGGTTACATTATGTTGCTTTATATTGGCAATACCTAAACTTTCCAATGTTTTTACTTGACCATTTGTTAAAGCATGACGAGATAACCAGATTAATATTTTCATTATTAAAAACCTCCTGTTTTATTATTGGTTAATTTTAAAGCAAAAATGCTTTAATCAGGACATATTTATTTTATAATGTCCTGTTTAAAACACTCTTTTAGTAAATCATAATATATTCTTTTGGATATTTTAAACAATAGGAAATAATGTTTAGTTCTAACCATTTCCATCCCTGGGAAGGTATGTAAACTAATTCTTTATATCCTATATAATTATTTATCCAGCATTCTATAGAAATTATGCAAGGATTAGTACGTTTTTTAAATTCCTCCCATTCTTGGTCTGATATTTTAGGGAAATTCAACTTTAATAATATAGGTTGTTGTGTCATAATTGTAAAACCTCCTATGTTATATTTAAAACCTTAACAATAGGTACAATTAATTTAAACTCTTTAAAACAAGTCTATTAATTGTACCTATGTTTAAAATTTTAAATAATGCTATCCTTCAATTTGCTCAATGTCAAAGTTATCAAAAACCTTATGAAGCTTTTCACCTTGTCGCAAACAAGCTTTATATATTTTCAGATTTTCAGAATTTTCTGCATCATAATCAAAATCATTGCAAAAACTGGTATATGTTGGGTAATATTCTTCAGTATAATAGAAATCTGATTTAATGCAAGCCATAACGGAATAGTACAGGTTTTCAGGATATATTATACCATTTTCTGTATTATTAATAGAATCATAAAACTTAAAGCCACATTTGGCTTTTGTTTCTTGGTTGGTACATGTTACACGATAGACATTCCTTAAACTAGCTTCTTGCCATGTAGGATGAAATTCTTCTGCAATAAAGGTAATAGTAACCTTGATGTTATTGTGCATTTTTTGAAAATTTTTCATTTTAAAACCTCCTGTTTATTATTGTTTAATTTAAATCAAAAAATGTTTTAATCATGGCATTTTATTGTCTGTTATAAGATTATAAATGCCATGTTTAAAACATTCTTAGTTATTTTTATTCTGATTTCTAAAATAATCTTTTTCATACCATGATGTATATTGTTCTTTTGTTACATACTGTACATAATACCTATCTTTATTATAATAAGGTTTTTTAGTACAGATATTAATATTTTTTTGATCTGTTCTGTTTTTTGCGTTGTCTTCAACTATACAAGCTTCAGAGTAAGAGCTACATTCAAAAACAAGCTTGTTAATTTTTCCCTTTGCTTTACCCCAACCAGACATAAATTTGTCAGTCATTGTTACATAATACTTTTTATTTTCTGGCATTGTTAAAAACCTCCTGTTATTATTGTTTAATTTTAAATCAAAAAATGCTTGATACAAGGGTTAAACAAGTAAATAATTTAACCCTTCAACAAACATTCTTTTACCTATGCATAGTGTTATGCAAGTTTATTAATGGGTCTCTTTGTGCAATTTCTTGGAATTCACCCCTTCTGTTTAATCTTGCCATGCATTCTAAATATTTGTAACCTGCCACATAGCCTTTATTAAAACCTTCATTTATTACAGAATATGCCATATTAAATTCTTCTGATTCTATAAAGGAAAAATGCATTCTTACTAATAATGGTTGGATATTGTCAAATGTTACATATTTCATACTAGATAATATTGCCTTTGTTGTTACTTCAACATGTTTCATTGACATATTTTCTGATATTATAGCTTTTCTTGCCATATAAAAACCTCCTGTTTAAATTATTCGCAAAAACTCACTTGTTATTGTTAAGTGAGTTTTTGCGAATAATTAAATAAGCCATAATTTCCTTAATTCATTAAATATTGCTAGTTTTGTATTTTTACCTGTAAGGTCTGCATATAAACCAATAATGCCAGCCAGATCATCATCTCCTTTTTTAATTCTTTCCATAACTTGGTCTAAATGGTGATAATTAACAGCCCTTTGATTAACTTTATAAAATTTCTCAGGATTATTAAAGGACATAACTTTTTTAGTCGCATTGTTCATAGTGTTTAAAACCTCCTGTTAATTATTATAAAACCTTAACAATAGGTACAATTAATTTAAACTCTTTAAAACAAGTCTATTAATTATACCCATGTTTAAAATTTTATAACAAATGCTTATCTCTTTTATTGTCTTTTTCCTTTTTGGATTTTTTTGATTCTATTTTTTCAGATCCATAGATATTCCTAATTTTTTCCATTGGTATTGATTTTCTCCATTTTTTAGTTGTTTGGTCTTCAGAACACCAACTCCATAATTTTTTCTTACTTCTCCATATTAATCCAATTGCTTTTAATTCTTCCTTAATGGGCTTAGTTATTCCTCCTACCCACAGCCAAGAACCGCATATTTCTATTTCCAAGTCTTGGAATTTTAATAATGCATCAATAACTTCCCTGAAAAAATCATTAACATTGTGATTGTTAACATTAATAAATTCTTCACCAGACATTTTAATGTCTTTTAAATATTCGAAGGCTATTTCATAGTCTAAATTAATTCGCTTCATAATTTCCAGACACTTAGGGTCGCTGTTTAAATCAGGATGATACAATTTTGCAAGCTGTCTGTATTCCTTTTTCAATTCTACCAAGTTTTTACATGATTTGAAGAATGTTAAATTTTTCATAGTATAAAAACCTCCTGTTATTCTTTAATTTTAATTTTAAAATGCTTTTTAAAACCATTATTAAAAGCTTTATTGCCTACACTTTTTTATATATGGATTAAAACAACATTTTTATTAAAATGCTCTTAGTTATCCATAGTCTAAGCAAATGCTAGCTTAAAACAATTATACAATGATTTTAAAAAGCATTTTAATAAATGCCTTTTGCTTCTCATTGTCATAGGAAAAAACTATCTTTTTAAATATCAGAAGAATATAAAACAGTAAAATGTACATTATAGCTGATTTAGTATAATGTTATATTTTACAAAATATTCTCTGTGATTTTTTCAAGTTTTTTGCAGGTTGTTTTTACTTAGAGTTAAAGCCAACAACCATAAAACAGACTTAAAGAAGCAAAAAAGCATTTAGTTATAAAATGCTTTAGGTATTACTTTTTGATTCGTTTTAGAGGTTTTTTATTGGTTTTTGTATTTCATTTCCATTTAATAACTACTGCCATTATCCGAAGTTTTCATTAAGATAAGTAACAATCTTTACTAAAAAACTGTAAAACATACTCAAGTATACCTTAATAAATGCTTCGAACATGCTAAATATTTTGCCGTATCAGTTTAACAAGTCTAGTTATTTCACTTATTCCAAGGCTACTAATTAACAGAGTATCCCAACCAACGAAAAACAGTATTCTTGCCATTGCCAGTTCATTTAGTGGCAATTTAAATTCTCTAACAATTTCCTGTTTTCTGGAAAATGAAGTCCTTCTCTTTTAACGGAGGAAGGGACTTTTGTTAATTTTCGCCTTGTATTTTAGCTTTTGTTAGACTTGTTTTTTTCCAATTATGTATAATTCATTCCTATACATAACCGACCACGGGAGTATCCTACTTGAAAGGCTTTGAACCCCTCTTTGTTTCTCCAATGGATTTAGAACGATATCCCAATTGTTGACAACGCACGTTCCACAAGCTCTATATAGTTATGAGTTTATCAAGATCCCTCCTTTGGTATTATGCACCCCTTCGACATTCCGCAGGCTTAACTTTTCAGTAAAATTTTTCGTCCTAGAGTGAGACTTCCCACTTTTTGGAATACTCCTTTTTACCTGTCTTGGGTAAACCACTCCCAAGCATTTTATAAAACCTTCGACTGCCAGCCTTCCTGCCCACATACACATGCTTATGTATGCTACTCCAAGTCAAAAAAGGTTTTTTGATTTGTCTTACACTAAGAGTATACGCAAAAACTTTAAAACTTATGCATGATATTTTATGATATTTTTAATTCTCTTCCTCTTTTCTTACTCCCACTTGTGGCTCCCCTGCCACACGCATAATATAACATATCTAAAAAATAGAATCTAACCTGATATAATGCCATATTAAGCGAATTTAAAATATTAGCTTGCATTTGCTTAATATAGCTTTTGAAATCAGCTTTTTTCGTGAATTTAAAATATTAGCTATTTAAAAAACCCTTACATAATGCGGGTTGTAGGGTTTTTGCAAAAAGTTTAAAAATTAAAATCAAATAAAAATTATGTTTTTTTGCTGATTATTTTAATAATCATTTTAAGGCTTTTTTAGACAGGTAAAAATGCTTGTAGGATATAACATACTTGATTTAATTTTGTCCTGCCTTAAACGGGCTTAAATTAAGGTTTAAATTGATTTTATAAAGATAGGGAAAAGGTATAATTTTAATGTGAGTTTAAAAAGCTTATTTTAAGGCTTATTTGAGAAGGTTTTTTGTTGGTAGCAGGTTTTTATATTTAGCATGGCAAAAAGTAAGCTTAAACCGCATTGTAGAAGGTTTAAAAGGTATTTTATAGGCAGGGAAAATATTATTACTTCTATTAGAAGGAAAAAAAGAAAAGCGATCCAGTGTTGCCGTCCCAACAACACACATATTTTTATTACGTTTTTTACTTGTATGACTACAAAAAATTCTCTCTCCCAGTTGGTTGTTTGGAAAATGAGAATGGTTCTCATTAATACATTACATAGTATTCATTACTACTTCACATAGTAACATATAATATAATTTTCAATACCACATAATATATCATATAGTATTCATTTCTATTATAATAGTAATATATAACATAGTATTAATTATTCTATAACATATCATATAGTATTAAAAACTACTTTATATATTACCATGTAGCATATTCCATATTATTATATTACATAATTTTAAATACTATATTCAATTCTGAATATTTTGAATTTATTGAATTATTTTATTTTTAAAACAGGTAAAAAGACAATTATAACAAATGCATAAATTATATTATTTTGCGTTCTCTAACATCAATAAAGTAAAGTTAAAATTGATTTTAAAGCTATTAGAAGCTTCATACAGACACGAAAAGCTTTTTAGGTATTAAACCATTGGCAAAAAATTATACATAGGTTGTAGAGCAAATATCATGTACCAATGATTCTACAAGGGAAAATTCACTCTTGACAAATGCTAAATATTATGATTCGCTGATTATTTTATGCATTTATCAGAATATTCTATTTATTTATGAATGGCACGTTTTTTGCTAATTCAAAAAGTATGCCAATAGAAAATAGCAAAAAATTATTGATTTTTTAATCAAAAGTTAAAATCAATTTTAAGGCTTATATAAGCTTCATAGAGAGGAATTAATACTTTTAGGTATTAAACCATTGCTTACGCAAATTTCGCTGAATACAGACGATCCAACAATTAACAACCTTGTACCAATGATTATATAAGGGTTTTTTGCCTATTGACAAATTAAAAATATTATGATTCGCTACATAGCGAAAAGGATAATTAGTTTTAATTGATTTTAGCATAAATCAGCGAAAAGAATTAATGGCATGATTTATGCAGATATATTTGATTATTAATATATTTAATTATCCATATATAATGGTTTTAATATACATGAAGAATATAATATAGTGATATACATATATTTGAATTATATAATATACAGATATTCATATATAGTATGATTAATATATAGTGATATTATTCTATATAATAATTAATATATAGTGATAATTAAATATTTGATAAATATAATATATAAATATTCATATATACATTATTTAATATATACAGATAATTAAATATATTATATTTATAATATACAGATAGTCGAATATTCAAATATTATTATATACAATTAACATTATATATTAATTATAATATATTTAATGATTATATTATACAATAAATAGTATATATTGATATTCAAATATTCAATATTTATAATATAATGATATTCATATATATAATTATCTATATATGGAATTATTTGAATATATAATTATTCGTATATTTGAATAATATATATGTATCATTTAATACAATTAATTGTCTCATATCATACAATATGCATAATTCATGCCAGTATGATATGATACATTTTTTATTTTATAGCTGAATAGCTTTTAAAGTGATTTTAAGCTTCATATAGAGGGCTGAATACTTTTAGGTATTGTATGAGGTAAAATTATTTTTTGTGGCTGTATGAAGCTTATATAAAGAGGTGAAATAATTAGATATTATTTGATTTAATTAATAAAATTAGTGTATTAGTATGCTAGTACACTTAAAACAGTAGTGTCTGACTATGCAAACAGATAATTAAATTAGTGTATTAGTACGTTAGTACACCCAACGGAACCGAAGGTGTAGTCTTTCAGCTTGCCTCTATCGTTACCCATAACGAACAATGTTCCACGTGGAACTATTCCGCTATTCCGCAATTGCGTATGTCAGTTAAAAATTCTAATATTACGGAATAACGGAGCATCGTAACACTTCATAAATTACGTGATTCCGTAATGTCGTAATTATTACTTATTTCCGTTATTCCGTTCTTACGTAATTTCGTAATCTATCCGTCCCTGCTTCAACTATTCCTGATAATATACATTATCAATAATATTATAATGATTATCATTATCACTCTACATATAGTATATTTCTCTTGTCAAATATCTATATATAGATTTTACCCGTATGACATACTATATATAGATTATTTTTAGCTTATACATACTATATATAGGGGGTACTTTACACATTGGAAATAATTTCCATCGCCAGGGGATGCCCTAGCACTTAAACCCCGACACTACGTGTCGAACTATACAACTATACAACTATACTATTTACTTTATACTTACTTTACAATCAATTAACCAACTAACTAACCTCTCAATCAACTAATCACTTAACTATACAACTAAAACTTACCAATGTAACATCAAATTATAACATTTAACATTATACCACTTATAAAATAACTAACTAAAAATCAGATTAACCACGAAAAATTTTTGGGTTTAAATCACCTGAGAAGGGAAAATATGCCCTAAAATGACGGTTTTTTTATCGAACTATCTTCCTTTATTTAAAACGAATTATGACTACAACCTTAATAATTATATAAGGTATACAATTTTCACAACTGATATTTATATTATATCATTAATTAAACTGTCAATCAATTAATTTATTAATAACGGGGGCTATCTTTACACCACACTATACATTATACATAATAATAAAATTTCTATCGAAATTTTCTTAGTTTTTTTTCTTGGTGTGATAATATATAGGGTTGACAAGGTTTATTCGTATTTTCTACAATACGTATTGGTATTTATATTGTAATATATATTGTAATATATACTATAATATATATAAATTTTTGTCATACACTCTCATATAGATATATCTCATCATAAACTGTTGGAGGTGTCATACAAATGTATCATAAAAATATACAAAAAAATAAACTGATATATAATCAGTTTAATCATGTGTTTTAATCATTTAATAAATATTCTCTAATTTCATCTACTGTAAGAACGATAAACTTTAAACTTTCCTTTTTTTCTACAATACCATTTTCATCATAATATTTATACTCTTTATTATTCTTCTTAACACTTTCTAACACTTTGGCTTTCTTCTTATCACTGTTGCAGACTATTAGTATATGAGGAAATCTGTTTACCCTATTAAACCAATATTCATTTTCATAATCTCTATTTTTAAATATCTCATTATAATTAATAACTTTCATAAATTCATTTTTACTCTCTACTCTATCGCTTTCAATTATAAAATACATATATTCATTATTAACATAATTTTTAAATCCAATAATACCGTCTGGTCTTCTACCACAATCCATAACATATTCTTTTTTCATATCTGAATACTTATAATACTTATATTCTTTTTCAACCATTTTTAACAAATAAAGAAAACCCCAATTTCTATTAATATCGTGTTCAAGAAACTTCGGTAATTTATCTACATAAAACTTATTACATTCATTTATATCTAATCTAATGCTACTAATTTTCTTTCTACCTACTAACTTCCTTAACCTCTCTCTACACTTAATTATGCCATATTTAATTGAAGAAAAAAACAATAAATATACCTGTTCTGTTGTCAATACTTCATACTCTTCAATGGTTTCAACAATCAATTTATCTCGGTAATAACCTTTTTTTCTGGTATTCATCTTGTTGTCCATGTTGAAGGAGTCCTTTATTATTTCCACTGATTTGTTCATTAATTATATCATCACCTTTATAATAATAGCTTGCATATGTTTTTTTCTTTGCTTCGCCATACACCATTGCCCTTTCTCTGGCTGTCTCTGAATCTAAATATAAAGCCTGTGCTTCAACTAAATTACCTTTATATAATGATAATAACCTACCATCGGCATCTGACAAATAAAACGCATCTGTACTGTTTAACACTGTTTGAGAATGCCCTCTATCAGCACAACGAAAACATATCCTTCCTATAAGATTGTTCTTAATTATGGGGCTAATTAAATCTTTATCTGGTCTTTGCATACATATTATAAGATGTATTCCTACTTTACGTGCTTGTTGACTTAATTCTGCTATTGTACCTTGTAACATGTTTCTGATTCTCTTTTCTTCTTTTGTATGGTATTTCCCAGGTGCGGTAAAAGCAAATTCATCAATAAATAAAACCATATATGGCAATTTATTCTGTGGATATTTTACATTATATTTAACAATATCTAAACCAAAGTCAGCTAAATAATACTTCCTCTTAATCATTTCCTGTTTAAGAAATAATATTATCTTTAATGCTTCTTCTATCTCACTAGCAAACACAGCACAATCTTTAACATGAATAAAATCTATTAAAGCTAAATCAATAACAAATAATAATACATTTGGATTCTGTAGCAATGCATCAATCCATGATTTGATTAATACTGTCTTTCCTGAACCAGTATATCCAGCAATAAGGTAATGCACAACATTGGTTAACTCTATTATATTTAAACCTCTTTGATTAACTCCAAGTGGCATTGGAAGTACATAATTATCTAAATATTCTATTGTGTTGAAGCTATATTTTACTTTACTTGGTATCACACCCTTAAATACATCAATAACTAATACGCCTTTACTTTCTTTAACATCAACTAATGCTGTTAAACCATCTGCAAAATATTTTCTTTTGTTAATGTAATCTTTATATAATAAACCTCTTGGCAATTGCCATATAGTAGTAAAATGATTTGCATTATTTACATCTTTAATTGTTTCTAAATGCACAGCGTAATCGCCTTTATTCTTATTGGTCAATCCAATTTCATACATGATATTCTCAATCTCAGATTCTAATGTTCTACTTTTCCTAGTACGTATCATTTTCTTAATTGTAACTCTTAATTCTTCTGGTTTTTTCTTCTTTAATGGCTCATAGCCCCATTGTTGAAGTGCTTGCTTTGTCACCTGTTTTACTACTTCTTTACATAACTTTTTTAATTTTTTAAATTTAGATTCTTTACATACTTCTCCAGCTATTCTTTTTTGTTCCAATTCAACCACCTACTATTCTTTGGTTTATTTAAGTAATCCTTAAATCCTTTAACTTTTTCAATAACTCCTTTGCGAATACTACCTTCTTGAACTTTATTAATATAATCTAAAACGCCATCCACAATCTTTTCATAACACTTTTCATCAATTTCTGACATTTCCTTTGAACCCATATCACGATTAATAATTATTTCTTCACCATTTTGGTTCTTAATAACTATGTTGATGCTCCCAGGTGTTTTATCATCTGTTATCTTAACATTTTCATTATACTTATCTTCTTTTTTATTGATGTTGCTGTTTGTATTATTATCAATTTTTTGTTCATTTTTATTAATTATTTCTTCTTTTTTAGTAGAATTATTGTTAATTTCATGCTGTTTTTGCTCATTATATTGTTTATTTTCATTAATATCCTTGTTTTCTCTATATTGCTTATTTTCATTAATATCTCTGTTTTCATCATATATTTTATTCTCATTATAATTATACGTCTTTTCATTTCCAGCACCATCATCAACGCCCTCTTTAACACTTACAACTATTGGAAGTTTTTTATCATCAATAATCAAGTCCCCATAAAAACTATTATTATCATGTCTATAAATCTTAGCATCAATTGTATTGTTCTTGAATAAGAAACTAAGATTAAACATTACAAAAATTGCCATTGCACCTACAATCACCTTATTTATAAATACTGTTTGCATAAATAACTCTCCTTTTACCTTGTTCTAGGATATTCTTGCAATTTCTTCATGTATTTATTATTTGGCAATACTTCTTCTATTGAATCTTCAATTACTTTATCAATATCTTTTTGAACATCTGCCTTATCATAATACTTGCTGGAGGGATCTACATACTTCTTAACTTTATCAATTTGATTTTCTACATATTCTGCTTTCGCTTGTTGTTCTTCAATCAGTGGCATTGCTTTAGCCATAACAACATTCAGGCAAGCGAACAAACTTATTACTATTATCATTTTAGCCATATGATATTTTCTTAATATTTTACATGTTATATAACCAAACACACCAATTAATATTTGCAACATTATCTGCGGTAAACATAAGCACAAGATAGCGAACAGTAAAATTGGTACAATAAATAACATTTTAAAACCTCCTAAAAACTGAATACAGAAATTGCTTCATTAATTAATTTATATGCTACAGTTATTACTAATCCTAAAGCTATAAATGATGCTATTACTGCGATATATACTGCAAATTTTTCTTTATTTAATACTTTGCATATCATTTCTGCTATATACGATGCTACTGCTAAACCCATAATAACTAATATATAAAAACCAGGCTTGCCATAGCTTACTGTTTCTTTCATTAACTCTGCCAAGGTCATAGCATGTGCTGTTGAAGGTATTAATAGTAACAATACAGTAGCCATTATCTTTTTCATTAAATTTTTCATTTCATTCCTCCTAATAATTAATAATTTAATCTTAACCAGCTTAAATATTCTTTTGCTTTAGATTTGTTTATAAAATATTTTATATCATTTATGTTGTATTCACTATTCCACAATACATAATCTTCAAATACATTTTTAAATAAATAATAGTCGATTCAATTATCAATACCTAAATGTCTAGCTAATTTATTTTTCATATGTCCTCCTTTCTTTTTAAATATATATTCCAATACGTATCTGCCCTTTCGATACGGTATGCTTATTATAGTATATTTATTTACTTTTGTTTTAGAATATCTTTTTATATGGTAATTTATAACATTTTATGACAAATAAAAAACTCTCTATATTTTAGAGAGTTTAAATAAAGTTACTATTAAAATTATAAACGGTATATCGCATATATGCATAACAAAATAATAATAAAAAATATAAAAATTACAAAATCTGAAATGTCTTTAGAACTAAATATATTATTAATTTCTTCATACATTTTAAATCCCTCCATTTAATTAAAAATAAAATAACCTTCTGGAATATTTCAGAAGGTTTAATAAAAACAATTTATATAAGAAGAAGTCGCTTCATAAAATATATTATGTCCTACTTTTAATATTTTAATTCATTCAAAATTTAGCTGATACTCCTTCTTTTCTCTTTTAACCATTTCTTCTAATTCATATGTTACATTGTAATACCATTCTGTCAATGTCTTCGCATTTAATTTATTTTGAAAATTTATTAATTCTTGTTGAAGCATAAAAAATGTTTCTAATTTTGGTATATCATCAATATCTATAATTTTTTCTTTAAAATTTATTAATTCTTTTATTAATGACGCAATATAAACTAAATATTCACGTTTTGAAAACTTTGCTGAATTTATGATTATTTTACTTATGTCATAATCATGCATATACATACTATTTTTCTTGATTTTCTTTGCCATAATTATTTTCTCCTTAGTTTTAATGTTTTATAGTAATAACATCACATCTTCTTATTTCAGTTTTTATTATATCACTGTTTTCTTTCCCATGAACATATATCACTTTTTCTATATTCCTTTCTATTGTTGCAGTGTCATTTTTTAATGCTTCTTTCACCCACTCTCCATAGTTTTCAATCATATATCCTTTTATTTTGCCCCTTGTAGTGTTCCCTTCTTCAATACTTTCAATCTTACTACCATTTTCAAATTCTATGTACATTATACTATTCTCCTCATAATAATTTTAATTGTTTTAATATAGGTAATACATTTTCTTTTTCTTGTGGATAAAACTTCATTAATGTATCATACGCATCTAGTGGCTTATCTGGTTTTGTGAATCTTGCACATTCCCAATCAATAACCATCTCTACATAATTCTTTTTCCTTATAGATTCAACATGATGTTTTGAATATTTACGATGTATTTTTCTTATTGTATTTATCTTTAATGGCAATAAGTATAAAAATAATTTATCTATATCATGTAAATATCCTGACAATGTATTACCACCAAGTAACTGTTTTTCTACCATAAAAAACGCTTTTTTGTGTTTTATAGTATTTATTATATATTTTATTCTTTTTATAATTATTTCATCCTTTCATCTTTTATAACTATGCAGTGGTATATTTCATACGCACATTATAAGCCCCCCCAAAAATAAACCAACTGATACCCCAAAGAAAAATGTAATATCATAACCCACTATAATATAACCCTCCTTTAATAAACTATTCACCAACAACTAACCACAATCTTTTATATCCTATTTTTATTTCTATAAAATCAATCTTATTTAGTTCTATAAACAAATCAGGTCTATTCTTTTTTATTTGTGATTTAGATTTAAAAAATCCATGTTTTATTAATATATTAGGTAAAAATCTTTCTTGTTCATATAATGTTATTTCATCATCTTTTATCCCCAATATTTTTAAGTCAACTAATGGCTTGCCTATAATAATATTTTCTGGAAACATTTTATTCACTCTTTTCTTTTATTTCTAATTAAACCAAAAAACCAAAAATCAATTTGATAAAATTATTTTATTTGCTTCATATTGATTAAAAATTGATGAACTAATATCATAAATTTCATCTGAGCAATAACCAATCCAGCCATGATGATAATCAGACCATTGTACTGTAAATGTGGCATAATTACCATCTATTGTTTTACCAAACAGTTTGTCACCACCATAAATTAATTTATTGTTTTTATCATAATAACCAGTTGATTTTTTATTCATATTATTCTCCCTTAAGCTTCCTCTAAATTTAATTCTACATTATATAATACACCATCTTCAGTTAAACATGTAATATCTATAGACTTTAATGTATGGCATTTTCCCCATTCGCCTGAAGGTATATTAATCCATGCATAACACGCAGTATTTGTATCTTCATCAAATAAAGTATATTCTTCGTCTTCTGCATAATTTTCTAATTGTTGGTGTCCACTATAATTCTTTTGTATGTTTATTAATTCATCAACAATTAAATTAAATTCTTCTTCTGTATACTCTTCAATTGTTGTAATATAATCAGCATCGTTTGAATCTGCTATAATTGTTACTGTGTATTTTTTCTTGCCACCTGTTACAATTTTTACTAATTCATATTTATCCATTCTATCATTCTCCTTTTATAATTCTGACTCATAACTTATTTTGGCTATTATCCTAGAACATAATATATCTAATCCTTTCCAATTTAATTTATATTCAAAATTTTTAATCATATTCATAATATCAATAGCTAAAGATTTTCTTCCTTTAATATATGACTCTTTTAATTTATTCTTATACTCTTGTCTTGTCATTTTTATAATTTCTACTTCTATATTTTCTTTTAATATTTCCATATAAATCTCCTTACAAAATTAAATTTCTGTCAAATCATCACATTCAACTCTTTCTTCACATGATGGACAATCATAACTTCCATCTCCATCTTCCACCACATTTAGGACATATTAATTTATTCATTCTTATTTATCTTCCTTATTTCAATTCATTTATAATACTTCCCAAATTATTACCTTGCAATAACAATATTCCTACTGCAAACATTATAACAAATCCCATTAACATTATTGTGTCTACTATATAATTTAATGATGTAAATTCTGTATTATTTTTAACATTAAATCTATATTTACTTACTTCATTATTTTTATCTTTAACTATAGATTCTTTAATTATCATTTTTATAATTTTCCTTTACACGGATTTCCAGCACTATTTAGCAATGGTGTTATCCCACCTCTTGGATATTCAGGACACAAATACAATATTTTTGTTTGAGTATCAATAACTACTTTAATATCTGAATTATCTACAGTAAACGCTTCTCCTGTAAGTTTAAATCTTTCTGTGTAATTAGTATCACTTACACTATTTGAGTTTGCTTTTTTTTATACCACATCCTACCATTAACATTGTTAAAGCTAATGCCCCCAATAATAAATAATTTTTTCATTGTGTATACCCCCTATTTATTATAGTTTTCTATACAATATTTACATATACTACTATCTTTATCATATATTTATTTTATATTTATTTTATATTTCATATTTCATTTCCCTATTACACTCCTTTAATCCAGTTATTTATTTCTTCAATAAATTTATCTATTGACATATACCCTATGTATATTGATATACCCCAACTTATAAAATGCCCTACAAATAATTTGTCTATTACATCCATGTGAATTATTATCCCTGTAAGTATTGCTGTAAATATTGATGCAATTAATGTGATACTAGCAATACATAGCATTCTTACAATTATACCTATATATAACAATTGTTTATTTAAATCTTTTCTATTCACACTTTGCCCTCCTTTCTTTGATTTAATTCTACTATATCTTTTATTGCATTTTTTATCATATTTAAATCTTTTTTTATACAATATGTATAAAATACTAATTCATTTTCTAATGAAAATTCATAAATTGTTTTTAATTCTTTTTTCATAATTAATCTATATAACTCATTCTCTATTTTCATAACATATCTTTCTTTATCTTCTTTTATTACTTTAAATTCCTTAACTTTTTCTTGATATTCTTTTTCGCCTTGTGTATTTGTTTCATACATACCAACTACCATATATATCTTTTTATTTTGTTTTTTTAGATTATTTTTCATTTAACGAATTCTCCTTTATACTATTTCCAAAATTGCCACCATTTTTTATCAGTTATTTTTTTTAACATTATTTTCTTTACTGCTCCATTATTATATTTTTCTAAAGCTAATTCATATTCTTCCATTATTTTTGCTTTTGAGTCTTTATCTTCTAATATGTCTTTATTATTATAATATTCACTAACCCTATATATTCTTTTATTAATACCTCTAATAATATCTTCAACATACACTATTTTATCATTAATACATACCCTTTCTCTTTCTCTAAATTCTTCTTGACAATCTTCTTCTTCAAAAAATGTAATATATTCTTTTACATTAAGTCTAAGAAATACTCCTGGTTCATCTTCTTTTAATTTATGCTCTGGATATATTTTCTTTTCAAAACTAGATGCATTACTATTTACATAATATTCTTTTTCATAAATTGGTTTTTGAAATATTACTTTCATTTTAACGCACTCCTTTTATTTTTTAAAATAGTCGCCATTTTTAATATCTAATAATATTCTTCTTAATTCTCCATAGTATTGATATAATTTTGGATTAACATATTTTATCCACTCTTCTTTATTGCCTTCTATTATTAATTTTCTTAATTTTGTTGCACTTATACCATTTTCTATTTGTCTTGGTATAATTAATTGACTTGTTAGTGGAATATCTTCTGGATTAAACCATTCATACCTTTTTTCATCATTACCATAAATCATTATTTCTGGAATAGAACCAATATGTTTTGTTATAGTGTCCATTAAGTATTTACCCCACTTACCACCCTCAACATCATCTTCATGAGTTAAATCATCTAATGGTAATATATTTAATTTATTATGATAAATTTCTTTTTGGAATACCTCATATATCATACCTGTTCTTACATAGACATGAAAAGGATTTCTTTCAACTCCTTCTAATTGTGCAGAACCTACAACAACTAAAAATTTATCACACATACTAAGTCCCAAATTAATCATTTCTTCATGTTTTATTGTTAACATTTGAAATCTTCCAATGCAAAATCCTGTTTTATATTTTTTCATTAATATAATCCTCCTTCTATTTAAATTTATCATAACAAATATGCCAACCACATATCTTACATGTTGCAGATACTTTTACCCCAGTTTTAAATCTCCAATTATATCTCTTATATTCGTATTCACGTTCTTCGTATTCCCATTGATGTTTGCAAAAACATGATCTAATATAATTTACAATATTTCTAAATCCCATTATGTTTTATCACCTACTTAATATTTTATATCCTCAATTAAGATAAGAGATTTACTCTCCTATCTTCTCCTCGCCCATTTTACCAACATAAGTTGCTATTTCCAATAACTCTTTATCATTATATCTTTTATACAAATCATTAATCCAATTATTATATTTGCTACTATAATCTTCTATCATATCCGAATTAACTGCATTTTCCATTATTGCTAAATATAATTTTCTTGGCATATTAGCATATCTCAATGTTTTAACTATATTTGTTATAGATTCTACTCCAACTATAGTTATCATATTACTTTCAAACATTGTATCTTTTCTTTCATCTTTATATTTTGTAGGGTCAAATACTAAAGTAAATATCATTTTATTTTCATATGTTATTATTGGTAGTAAATACATATTTTCTTTTATAATATATACTTTTACATCGTTATTTGTTGATAGCAATTCTTTTTCTTCCATTGTCATATTTTTTAAATATATACTTATTGCATATCCTCCACCATATAATGTTTCAAATACTGCACCATCAGATATATTATCTGGTTTTTCAAATAAGGTATATTGCTGTCCAACTGCTATAACATGCAATTTACTCATTCCTCCTTGTCCCATTTTGATTTTGTTAAAGCAAATCTTATTTCTAAATCTGGAGTTACATAACTTCCACAAACACTAATATAAATTCTACATATTTCAATAAACGTATTTATCCCTAAAGGAAATTCATAAACAATTTTATCTGGATCATCACATGTATGACAATATTTTCCTTGTATGAATCCTCTGCCTTCTAATAAATTACTTTCAACTTCTAAACAAGCTAATATTTCTTTCCCGTCAGGTAAATTAAATAGATGTTTTTCAGCATTTAATTTCGTCATAGTAATTGGATTTGATTTTTTAAAAAACAAATCAGATTGATACACCTCCCTACAAAAAAGTGTTATGTGTATTTATAATTATATTATAACACATAACACTTTTAATTGCAAGTATAAAATACTATAGTTTTATTTTTAAATACATTTCATCTAATTCTTTCTTAAATCTATCCTCTAAATCCTGAACACTTTCTTTTTCTCTAAATTGATTCCTTGATTTAATGTCCATTTTTTTTAATTTATTCCATAAATCGGGATAATACATATATAAATTTCTTAATTCTCTTAAACTAGAAAAAGGACAACACCAGCAACTTACTCTATTAAATTTTGTATATAGTCCATTCCAATCAAATCCTTTATCGTAACAATATTTAAGTGCTTCACCCTCTGTCATTTCCCAGTCAATTAATGGATATCTTTTTAGTTTATTATCTTCAATTCTTTGCATTTCATCCATAGCAATTCCTATGTATTGTATATAATTTTCATTACCATATTTTTTATCTAAATATGATTTTATTATATTTCTTTTTAATACAGTAGCACACCATTTATTTTGACTTTGCGAAGCCCATGCATAACCTTTTTGCCCTTTGTATTTACCTTTTGTTTTTTCATGCTTAAACATCCAATAATCATATGTTTTATTACGTAATATTTTAATTGGTATGTCTATGTATTGTTCGATTTTTTTAATATGCTCATAAAGCTGTGGAAACTCCTTTGTTGTATCTGCAAAAATTATTTCATCTATTTGCATAGCTTTTTCATGCATTAAAAGTAAAAGAGCACTTGAATCTTTGTCAACCTCCCGAAAAACTAACTATATGTTTCACAGGTAAATCACACCCTTTCCCCTATAATAATAAATTATCTATTACTGTTCATCATCATCTTCTTCTTCTAATTCGCATTCTTCTCTTTCACTTAAACAATAATCACACAATGTATCTCCATTTTCATCATTATATGGTTGATCATACCACCAACCACACTCATCACATTGAAATATTTCATTTTCAATTGCTTGCAATGTTTCATCAGTTATATTACATATTGTGTATTCTACATCAAATCTATCAAATAATTTTGATATTGCATCAGCGATATTTTGTGTAGTACCTTGTAAATCTTCAATTAATTCTTCAATTTCTTCACTTGTTAAAGTTATTTTATTACTTTTCATTATTATCCTCCTTATTTTCAACTGCTTTCATTTCCTTTTGAAATGCTTCACATGTATCATAACATTTTTCTGTTTTAGTCAATTTAAAATAACTGCAATTCCAGCAGGGGCATTGTATTTGAGTCATTTTTATCTTTCACCTCTTTTATTCTTTACTGGTTTCTCTTTATATTCTAATATTTCAATTATATTAACAATATTAACATTATCTGCTTTAACCCAATTGCTTTCATCGTCACACAATACGAATAAACAATTTCTATCATCAATGCCACCATTAACCCAACCTTGGCACATACTATATGTTCCATTGTCATTGATTTTCCAGTATTTAATATATCTATCTTGCACTTCATCATAAGTATAATATTTTTGATTAGTCAATTTATTTAAAAGCACTTGTTCTTCAGTATATGTTTTTTGTTCTTGGTTTTGGTTTTGCATTTTATTTCCTCCTTATTATTTTTATTTTTGTGTTGATAATTTATTTACATCATACTCATTTTTTGCTTTTAATATTTCTGACATATGTTTTATTATTTCATTTTCATTTAATTTTAAAGTTGCTTTAATCAGATTTTTATATAATTTTAAATTTTGCATAACAAATACATTATCTTCTGTTGTAGTTTGATTTAATATATTTGCAACAAGGACTTCTTTCATTATATCTAATACAACTTTTTCATTTTCTTCTATTTTATTTTCACTGATATGCTCGTTATAACATTCATTAACAATATTAATAATTTCTTTTTTAATATTTACTAATTCTGTACCCATTTTATTATATCTCCTTTATTCTTAGGTGTTATAATATAATAATTATAACACCCATTATTTTTGGTATTTTTATAAATTATTTATAAGCTACTTAATACTCTGCCTCTGATATCTGCTAAACTATCATCTCTTAATAATTTGCCATCAACAAATACTTCTTCCAGTAAATCATCTGCTCTAAATAGAGCTTGTTGTGCAATTGATAATCCATCAATATATGTTATTTCATTTGTTGTTGAATCTTGAAGTACAACAACTCTGCCTTTTTGTGATTTTTTGATTTTGTCGAGATCAGTTTTCGGATTTTTAAAAATCAGTTTTTCTTTTCCATTTATTACTACGTGTGTTGCTTTAATAGCGATCATAAATGTATCTCTACTATAATAACCTAGTGAATATGAACCTACACCAAATATAACATTTTCACTAGAAAATCCTTTTTGTTCTAGTTTTTTAAATATTTCTTCTGCTCTTTCTGGATTGATGCTGTCACCATATATAAGTGAAATATGTGAATCTAATACTTTATATCCTTTAGAATTAATTGTACCACCAAATATATCCCATAGTGATTCTATTGAACCTTTTTGTTCTATAGTCAATTCTACTTCTTCACAACTTATTACCTGTGTATAATCAATATAATAATATTGTTTATCATACCTGTTCCATTCAAATTCGACAATTATTTTATATATTTTATTATTATATTTGAAATACCCTTCATTTTTATCTACTCCATATTCTCCATGAGGTGTTTCATCTCTTACTTCTTCTTCTAAATATTCTTTCATCGTTTTAATACAATCATCTAATGTTTTACAATATTTATCATTTGTAAAATCTTCAACAATCACATTACCACAAATAATGTCAACTGGATTGCCCGTATCTGGTCTTACGACCAGTTTACCATTTCTATTCATTATAATTTCTTTTAATTTTGGAATAATATTACCAATAACATTCCAATAATCATATCCATCTGATACAATACTAACAATACCTTCAGGTACGATTTCAGTAATCATTTTTTTATAATATTTTAAATCATCCTCATATTGGCATTGAATCGAATGCTCAGAAGCGAGTACGCTTGAAAATACTAGCTCTTCTTCAACATTGGCATTATAGTAATGCTCTAAATACTGAGTGCTTGGTATAGTATCTGAGCCTGTGAAATATAGTAAATGTCCTGCCCCTGTTGTTATTGCATCTTCATTGCAACCCATTCCTCTATAACTGAAGTTGTGACATTGCCATTTAATATGTTCTTTACTATCGCATGTTTTTTCAGCCCATTTTTCACATATATCTCTATATTTTTTTACTATTGTTGTAGATGTTATTACTTTCCACATTGAAACACTTATAAGTGTTTCTAAATAATTTGTTAACCAATGAAATTCATTATTAGTATTTTCAATTGTAAACAATGGTGTTTTAATTGGTGCTAAAGTACCTTCTTTAAGAGCACGTATTTTAATTGGCAAATACCCTAAATCATGTAATGCTTCAATATGCTTAGTATCTGCACAATTATCCCCTAAAGTGTATTTAATAATTCTTTTATATTCTGTAATTACTTCTTCTTTGTTTCTACTAAAGAAATTTTCATTAAAGTATTCAATCAAATATTCTTTTATAAAACCTTGCAAACCAAAGAATACTACTTCATTAATATCTTTTAATCTTGTCCCTCTTGGAGTAAATGTAGAATATGTTTTCTCAATTCCTTTTTCAGTCATAATTCTGTGAGATATTTTATAACAATCTACTAATAACATTGGATTATATTTCATTATTTTTTCTCTCCTTATTAAAATATTTTTTATATCTTTCTTTTCTAATTTTATTGCATAATTCTAATAATTCTTTATCTATTTCTATATGTTTCCATGTTATTCTCTTGTTTTTATGATTTATTATTGGTAGATTTTTAGGATTTGGTATAAAAGCAACTGCTATTAATCTATGTACCAAGCATGATTTTCTTTTTCCGTCTTTTTGCAATTGTACATACTCATAACCATTTGGATATAAGTTTATTTTAAGTATTCTTCCTAGTATTTTTCTTGTTGTATTTTTACTAATTACAATTCTATCCAAGCTTCTAACCCTGCCATGATTAGATACTTGATAACTACCTTCATATCCAATAATATCTTTCCATATTTCCTTTTCAAATTCTTCTTCCATAGCTACTCCTTAATATTTTATCTTCTCTAATTTATTTCATTATATTCATCATAGTACATCCATCTTAAAGGTTCACCTGTAATTAAATGTTTACCTGCTGATTTTCTTTTGCCATTACAAACTTTATCTACACGTAAACCAAATTTTTTTCTTAAATAAAAAGCAGACTCGTAAATTTCCAAAGTATTTAAACAAATAACTTTCTTTTTGTTTTTTCCTCTATTGTCATTTTTAATTATTATTTTATTATTTTGATAATTTTCATAATAAGCAAATCTATATCCACCATGTATTCTTCCATCATTACAACTTTTCCAAATATGTTGATGTAATGTATTTAATTTTATACTTGCGTCTGTAATACTATCAAATGTTTCATGTGTATCCAAATTAATTACTTTTCTTTTTTTAGTTTTTAAATAGTCTATAAATTTTTTAGTTCTTATTAATTTATAAATTAAATTATTTTCTTTATATGTCTTTTCTCTTTTCTTTGCAGATTGACTTAATTTTTGCTTAGTAATATTTGATTTAAGCTTACCTTTATTTGCTTTACTTATTTTCATTTTAGTTATAGTTGAATGTGTGCCTGAAGTATTACCACCATTTTGTATGTTATAGCCATAATTTATATTAGTAGTATTACATTTTTTTATATATTCTATTTCTAAATTTTCTGCTTCTTTTTTTGTTAATTTTTCATGTAATATTTCATGATTAAAATTATTCCATTTATATTTTTTTATGGCATTATAAAAATAAATACATTCTTTATAACCTTCACCATTCCTCCATCTATCATTAGGTTTCTGACAAGTTATACCTATGTATTTTTTATTATTAATTTTATTAGTGTGAACATACAATATATATTTATTATTTTCTTCCATTTTATTTATCCTTAATATTTTATATTCTCCAATCTCCTCTATCTCAAATGCCACGCCCTTAACATCCCATCTAACGAACCATTTTCTCCTAAAAACAACCATCCACAAAATACAATAAAACCAGTTGTAACCAAATGACTTACTTCAATTTTCCCAATTATCTTAGTATTCAACAAAGCATCTGTTTTATTTAATATTTTACTCATTAAATTATTCCTCCTTTTTAACCAATCCTTTTCTCCATTTCTTCAACAACTTTCAATAAACAATTATAAGCACTGCTTAAACCAGCTCGATCATCAATAAGCATATTGTAATAAATCTTTCTTCCCTTAAAATTCATTGTTTCATCTGCATTTTCATTTATCTTATCATATGGAATATCATTTTCATTTAAATACTTTTTAATAACATCATATTTATCTTCTGTGTTACAGGTAAACACTATTAATGTAGTATCTAATTTCTTTAATCTTCTTAATAAATTAATTACATTGTTATAAGAATATCCTTTGTTTCCATAGTCATACACTGTATTATCATAATCATATGCCACAATTAAACCATCATATTTTTCCCATTCTTCAATCAATCTTTTGATTACATTATTATCATCAAGAAAATAGTCCATATTTATATTCTCCTTAATACATTCTATTATTTTAACTTATTAATGGTTTTTGCAAATATGTGTTATCTATTTCAAATCCCATATATTTTCTATTCATATCCTTTGCTACTTTAGCAACAACACAACTTCCCATAAATGGATCAAGTATTACTTCATTTTCTTTACTACAAGCTTCTATAATTGGTCTAACAATCTCTTCTGGTTTTTGTGTTGGGTGTATTTTATTTTTACCTCTTGGCATTACTACATCTATAACATTTCTTTGTCCATATTTTTCTAATTTTTTATATCCACCTTTTCTAAACATAAGTAAAAATTCACATGATTTATAAAAATATGAAGATGGTACAGCATTTGATTTATTCATTATTAATATCTCACAAAATATAAATCCAGCTTTTTCACATTCTAACCAAATTTCTCTCATATTTCTGTCATTGGTCATAATTAATATATATGTTTTATCCTTCATTATAGGATATAACAATGGTATCCATTCACTAAATTTAGGTGTTTTATATTTAAAACATTCTCCAGTTGTTGTAAATGGATTAACTCCTTCATTATTCCTTAATAAAGATTTTTTTCTACCCCCTGCTACTAATTTATATGGAGGGTCAGTAAATATCATATCTATACTTTCTGGAACAATTAATTTTAATCCTTCTATTGCATCCATATTATATACTTTATTTAATTCTAACAATTATTTACCTCCTTTATAATTCAATAATATCAAATATATGCATTTTTTCAATTGATATTTTTTCTTTATCTAAAATACTATTTGTAGTAAATACTTTATCAATTAAATCTGTTTGAAACAAATCTCCTTTAAAAATACTATATTCACAATGAGCAACAAATAAATATACTTCTTTTGCTCCCAATTCTTTTAATTTCTTAGCACTTATAATAAACGTCCCAGCATAACTTGATATATCATCCAAAATAATAACTTTAGCATCTTTTATTAAATTAATATCCCCTACAATATCTAATTTATCAATTTTACCTGTGTTGAAGTCTCTTGATTTATACCCCACTAAATATTTAAAACCTTTAATATTTTTATGTGCTTTCGCACTTCCATCATCAGGATAAAATAATATATCTTTTTCTTTATCAAATCCAATTTTATTCATTACTTCACCTAACAATTCAATTGTTGGGTATACTGCTGTACTTTTATTCAATAAAGCCATTGATACATTAGAATGTGGACTAATGACTACAACACTGTTAAAATTTAATGAATTAATAAAATTACAAATATATTTTAAAGTGAATGCTGAAGTTGTTTCATAATACCCTTCAACTCTATCCATTCTTGAGTATGGTAAATATAATATCTTTAAATCACAGTCAACTCCTAAATTATTTTCATCTATATAATTTTTAAGAAACATTAATTTGATTAAATCACTTTCATCTTCATATTTAAATGTAATTTCATTATTTATATTTATATCTCTCCAAATTTGTTCATTATCTATTCTAATTTCTCCATTAGGGTATTTTTCAAAATTAAGTCTTTCACCATTTAATAAAATCATTTATATTTTATCCTCCATTATTTTTAATCATTATTTACATAATCAGCTACTTGAGATAATGCTTGAAACCATTTACCACCATTCTGCTCTACCATTTTACCTACTTCTACCAATGATTTCATTTGTCTTATACTAAAATACACACCTTCGTCTTCTGATAAGATACAGAATAATGTTTTTTCTGGTCTTTTATTAGAATCATCTACTACTTCTGCAATACTATATACTCCACTCATTTTAGGTGTAATGACATATAAACAATAATCACAACTTTCTCTTTTTTGTCTTTCTAATTCTTGGCATTCAGGAGTCCAATCTTCTACTACTGGATTAAAATAATCAATTTTTAATAAAGATATTAATTGTTCTCTCCATTTACTTTCATTACAAGTCCCACCCAAAAATATTTCTTTCATTTTTCCTCCTTTTAAAAATGGGTGTTTTATTTGCACCCATTTTTATTATTTATATTTAATTATTTTACTTGCATCATTGGCATAACTCCATTGTCACCCATCATATATTGAGGTACTTTAGAACCACCTTTTTCCCATGCTTTAATCCATTCTTGTTGTGCTTCAATTTTTCTAAGTTCTAATAATGTTGGAGTTATTTGTTCTTTTTGTAGTCTTAATGATTCAGCTTCAGCTCTAGCTTGCTCTACTTTTTGCTTTGCTTCTGCTTTAATTCTTTCTAAATCATTATTTGCTGTTAAAGCATTTTGTTGTGCAGTTTGTTTTGCTTCAATAGCCTCATTAAAACCATCACTAAAATCAAAATCTGTAACATTAAACATCGTGATTACCATTTTATAAGCATTAAGTTTACTTTGTAATAAATTTTTCATTTCTTGACTTACTATTTCTCTTTTAAGAACTAAATCTTCAGCAGAATATTTTGCTGTACTTGCTTTCACACACTCTTGTATAGCAGGACTCACAATTTTATCATTATATGATAAACCTACTTCTTTATAAAGTTTATTTACTGTAGCAGGATCAATTTTATATACTACTGCAATTTTACTATGTGCTTTCTGCACATCTTTTGATACCGCTGTACAAATAGCTTCTACTTTTTGTTCTCTAATTTCAATCATTTCAAATGAATCTCTAATTGGTAGTCTTAAATGAATACCTTCACTTAAAACATTATTTTGAACTGCTCCAAAATGCATTTCTACCCCTTTATGTCCTGCTGGTACAGTAACCCAAGGTTTAACTATTGGTAATATTACCAATCCTGCACATAATACAACTCCACCTAAAATAAGATTTCCTTTTACACCTAAATTTTTAATTGCATTTAACATTAATATCTCTCCTTTTTATTTAATATTTTAAATTTACTATCAAAACAGAATAAAATTTTTCTCCTTTCATTATTTATTCTTTATTCTTTAATAAAATCTTTTTTAAATATTTCATATAACTTCATATCATAATACTTTCCATCTTGTAACTTTGCTTCTTCTTTTCTTATACCTGCAATTCTTCCATTGTACTTATTAATATATCTGTCATACATTTTTTCTATTGGATTACCAATAACTACTGCAAAACTTACTTTTCTAAATTCAGTTAATAAATTATTTATAAACAATTTTAAATCTCTTGAAAATTCTAAATTATATTCTCCTGTAAAATTAATTATTCCTAAACCACTTGCTTCTTCACATACTCTATCTACATTAGCTGTAAAATATCCTATAACATTATTGCCTTTATCTACACTAACAAATTGCAAACAACTCCAACCACTATCTTTTATTTCAATATCTTAATTAATCCAAGGAGCACAATGATAATACCTATACCTTTCATCACATAATATTTTCATATATTCTTGTTGAAGTTTTTCTTTATATTGAAAAGCCAATTTTAATATTTTTATCACCCCCGACTTCTTATTTATTGTAACATAATATTTTATCTTTGTCAAGTATTTTTATTTTTTATTAGTCTTTTAGTGCTTCGTAATCAATTAAATCAATATTAAAACTGTCTTGAAACAAAATAGGATCATAGAATAAACTAAATGTTTTTTTAAATTTATCTATATTAACTTTATCAATATTAGTAAATGTAAAATAAAAATTAATTCCTTCTAATATTAATTGTTGTATATTATACCAAAATAAAATAGGATTATAATCCATTCCTGTATTCTTTTTAAATTCTTCAAGATTAGTACCTTTAACACTTACCGCATAAAGACAATTAGGTTTATTTATTTTTCTTAAATATTCCTTGTTATACACTTTTTCAATGCATAATAAATCACTATGAAATACTTTATCACTTGGTAATATATCAATAATCTCATGCCAATTTTCTAAATATAAAGCAGGACTTCCACCCATTAAATGAAATACATCTTGTTTTGATTCTATAAAATAATCAATTAATTCATTAGTTGTAAATGTTTTATATTTACCCCATATACCGTCTGGCGTAACATAACAATATGGACATTTTAATGAACAAGCGTATAATTGTACTACAAATTGATTATTACCATTCATATTTAATCTACTTTTACATATACTAGGAAACTTATCATATCCTCCACCAGATTTATATATATTACATTTTCTAAAGTATCCACCATGTAATATATCATTTTTATCAACATCTCTTAATTGTTTCTCACATAAAGGCACTACTTTCCACATATTATTCCTCCTTGTATTTATGGTAAATATATTGAGTGATAAATATTTGAAACATTATCATCAGTAACTTTATATTTACTGTATATTACTTGAATATTATCACCTACATTAACTATATTATAAAGTCTATAATTATCGAATTTTTTTTCAATATTGTCATACTTAATACTAATTTCATAATGAGTTGTTTTTGTTCCAGCATTCCAACAACTATTTTTATTTATTACTTTGCCAAATACCAATTTTTCTTCAATAACTTCTTTATTTGCACATCCTGAAAATAATAATAAACAAATTATCATTAAGGTACAAATTAATCTTTTCATTATATATCACCCTCTTATTTATTTAAACCATTCTAAATCCATACTTATTAAGAAATATATTTAATATATATTTGCTTTTCTCTTTTAAATCTTTTTCTAATAAATTACTTTTTTCCAATTTCTTTTCTACTCTTTCAATATTTTTATACCTGTCTTCAATTGCTTTATTTATTTTTTCTATAACATCTTTTACTTCTTCTTTATAATTATTAAAATCATAAAGTAATCTAAAGAAGAATTTAACATCTTTTACTGCCCTCCAAGGACACTCATAATAATCTTCCCATTTTATTAAATCTTTCTTGTATTTAGATATTTCTTTATTGTCCCAATACATTTCCATACTACATTGTCTTCTATAATCTTCTCTGGTTTTTATTCCTCTTTCCTTAATTGTTTTATTATAAATATCAATCTCAAACAATTGATTATTATCATATTTAACTACTATATTAGTAGGAAAATACATATTATCATATGTATAATCAAATTCATTACCATGTTTTTCTTTCAAATAATTAATTAATATATTGAATATATATTTCTGCACTGTATGATACGTAACATCTTTATCTTTTGGTGTATCAAATACTAAAAATGGATAATTAAAATTCATTAATCTTAAATTATTACTAAATAGTTTTGTTAATATTAACTCTGGATTATTGTGTATTTTAGCAAATATCATTCTTATTTCTTTTAAATTTTCTTCTGATTGATATAACATATCATATATTTTTTTGTTCATATGATTATCTCCTTTTATTCTTCTTCATATGTTAAATGCATCACCCATGCTTTACCATATCCATTCCAATTGTCTACACCAACTGCTTTCAAAGCATTTAATAAACTACTATCTTCTAATAATCTTTCATACTCATCCTTTGTAATTGCTATCATATCTGGATCGAAAAGAGAAGTATTAATACAATTACAATCTTTTTCATGATCTACACACTCTTCTTCATCATAAAATGTTGTACCACATTTATCACAAATATATTTTAAATACATATTTTATTTTAACTCTCCTTTACTCAAAGATATTTTATATCAATTATGTTTATTACTCCATCTTTAACAATACTTGCAGAAACACATCCTCTATCGTCTTTGTAAGGTAATGTAATTGCTAAAGATATGTCTTTAATTTTTAATGCATAGTCAGCTACTATTTTACATAATTCTTTATATCTTAATGGATATGATTGTGCAAAACTAAATAATTCATTTGTGTCAAAATCTTTCATAATATTAATCATAGTCTTTTATTTAAACAAACATTATAGCACTGATTTACATTTAAATACTTCCAACAATTATTTGGTACTGCAAATTTTATATTAATATTAAAATTATCTTCATAGTTAGGACAATTTATATTCCAACATGCATCAACACTTCCAAATCCATTTGGATTATTATTTACTGTGATACCATTAACTTTTGTTTTTGATTTATTCATTTATAATTTTCCTTTCATTTGTTTTTTGTACATGTTATAAAAATCTTTTATTTTCATATCCCAAAATAGTATTTTATCTTTATTATTTTTAATAAATTCTATTTCTTCTTTATTTAAAATAACTAATGTTATTGTATGGTATCCACTTATTTTATACTTATTTACAATTTTTTTATCCCATTCATCATATTGTATTATCCCATTTTTTTCATATCCACAATTGTTCATAGATAGATTGTTTATTCTATTAAATATTTTTATAATTAACTGCTCACACCATTTTTCTAAATGTTCATCTTCTGTATAACCTTTATTGATTAAACTTATTATATTTCTTTCTTCTTTAAATTTAATATTATAACTATTATTAATTTTATTTTTTTTATTTCTAAATGTTCCTGGCAATAAACCATACATATTATACATAATTAATCCCCCATGACATTCTTTTTATATTCTTCATATTTTGAATTGTTTATTATATCACCATATTCAACTTCAGCTTGATTCTCTAAATTTTCTGCTTTAATTTCTGCAACATAATACTTTTTATCAATCTCTTCTTCTATTTTGTCAATCTCAGTTGTATCAATACTTAAATCGAGATTTAAGTTTTCATTTATTTTATTTACAGATACAGCAAATGAATTCTTAATCTTCAATGTATCAATTTTCAATTTAATATCATTTATTTTGTTAGCAAAAATTATTAATTGTTTTTGTAATTTATTTTCTACTTGATTTATTAATTCAATATTTTTATTATAGATAATTACTTTTTCTTTATTACTTTCCATTAACACAAAACTGTGTTGTGCCAAATCTTCTTTTTTATCATTAATTGCTTTTTTTGTTGCTTTATCTAATTGTAATATAATATCTTCCGTTTTGTCTTTAATATCTATTAACCTTCTTTTCTCCGCTTGTATATTAATTAATTCATCATTGGCTTTTTTATATGCTTTATTAATTTTTTCATACTCATAATTAAGACATTCAATTTTATCTTCTAATTGTCTAACAAGTTTATTTCCTCTAGTTACAAATAATCTTGTCAATTTTTTAAATAATTTCATATAATTCTTCCTCCTATATTATATGTTTATAATTAATATTTTTAGGAAGTAACAATCATAAATTTATTACTTCCTAAAAATTAATTTATTAACTTTCTAACTCATTAATCATTTTTTGGATGTCTTCAGTTGATTTATCTAATAAATCTTGTTCTTCTTTTCCCTTTAAAATCTCCATTAATCTCTGTTTCTTCTCTTTTAATTCTTTTGCTTTTAATCTCTTCTGTTCTTCTTCTCGTTTGATATTAAAAATATACTTAACAATTTCAATCTTAATTTCTAATTCTTTGTCTTGTTGTGTTTTAACTTCAAGCAAACTTTCTTCTTTAACTTTCTTCAATTCTGAATTTAGTTTTTTGAATATTAAATCTAATTCTTTCACATTTAAATCGAATAAATCTTCAGAATTAATCATACCCTTAAACGGAAATCTAAATTTCATCCTATTTGCCATTTCAAACATATCTATATTAGTGGTTGTCATAATAAATTCTCTCCTTTTTATTTTAATTTATTTTAAAATTTAATTTTTAATAATCTTTCTGTACTACCTTTAATTTTAACTAATAATTCATTCCTTTTGGTTGAACTAAAAGCAATTCCTGATAATTGATCATTTGTATCTTTAACTGTCATTTTACTTCCAAGTGCTTCTGTAACTTTTCTATACTGATTTAGTTCTTGATTCAAATATTCATTGAACATTCCATTCGGTTTTTCTGAGTTGCAACAGCCCTTCAGCATGAACATCACATGCTTATTCCCAATCCCTTGTTGCAAATTCCAGTAATTAGGTGAATAACAAACAACTGATACTGGTACAAATTGATTAGTTTTCAATCCCCATACTTCTTTACTTGACACATTTGATGGTAATTTTTCTTTAATAGTAAATCCGCTAGTTTTATTAAAATTAACTTCTGCAACTTGTACTTTTTCACCTTGTCTTAATTCTTTATTATAATCAAAACTAAATATTTGCCCATCATATTCTACTTCTGCTCTAAACCCATTCTTTCCTCCTCTGTGGCTATAATTATGAACTAAAAACTTATAAATACCTTCTTCCATTTTATTTTTACTAGTCCAAGTTATATTCTCAACAGCAGGTTTGTTTCTTGTTGGGTTAATTATATCAACGTCTAATTGTCCAGTAGTACTCCTATTTTCTTTATTTCCATAATAAATTAAATTACCGCTAGGCTCGTAACAATGAGCATCTAAATCATTGCCATCAAACTCATTATCATTCCATTGTATACTAAATCTTAATACTCCTTCTACATTTCCACCAGCACTTTTTACTCTTTCTTTCATTGAACTATCTGTAATATTTCCAGTGTATGCCCAACTAAAGTTATTGTCCCATTTGAACATTGTTTTACTGTCTTTATTTTCAGGTGCAATTAGTGATACCATATTGCTACTATGCTTATTCTCTAAAAATACTTCAATTTCTCTTGCTGCAGGTAATACATTTGCAATAAAATCATCAATAGAGATTTCTGTAACTTTATTAAACTTTTTAGGATTAAAAGGAATACCTTTCGACATTTCATCAAAGACATCTAATCCACCTTGTATTTTCTTAGCAGAATCTTTGTTTGAGAACAAAATATTATTTATATTTATATCATTTAGATTAGCAAATCTTCTGTCTAATGATTCCATATATCCTAATTCAATAATCTTATTTTTAAAATCATTTAACATTTTTTCTGTATACACTGGTTTGGGTCTTTTATAACCATCACCAACAATAAATTCAAATTTACCAACTGCTGTATCCAAATCCATATCTTCACTAATATTAGTAAGTAATGTTCCCATCGAATGATTTTTTAACCTACCAATCGCTCCACCCACTTTTACAGATTGTTCCCATGTATAATTTTCTTTTTCTTCTATTGTTTCTAATTTATCATATTCTTTCTTGTATTTAAGAAATTCTGTTAATACACCTTCCCATTCTTTTCCTCGATATAAACTATTTTGAGAAATTAATTCCAATACAGTAAGTAAACTATCTTCTGTAATTTTTTCTAATGAACCTTTAAACACATCTCTAGTGCTTCTAAAGATTCCTTTAATTTCACCTTCACTACGATTACTATTATCTACAAATTTTCTATCCAACTCAAGGTAAAAATGTTCCCATGTATTAATTTTACCATTTTCTAATTGCTCAAAATTCTTATCTGTACCAATTTTCTTTAACTTACTAACAAACACGTCAGAAACAACATGTGATTTTACAAATTTATCTAAAGCATTTACTACTGGTTGAAATGTTTCACTACCAGTTTCAAAATCCCAAATAGTTTTAATTTGATTATCTTTAAGAACAATTACATTTCCAATATTTTTAATAAAGTATCTACAACATACGCAATCAAATTCTCTAAGCTTTCTATAAATTGGATTATCTTCTGGTTTAAAACTATCGAGGTATAAATTCCACATATCGTCTTTGTTTAATTCTACTTGAAATAAATGACTAGCATTTTTAGTTAGCTCTTTAAAATTCTTTTGGAATAATTCTTTAAAATATTTAAAATTTGACATATTTTTTAATCTCCTTTTTTATATTTTTATTTTATTTTTTATTTTTTAATATTTTCAATATCCATACTTTTCTTTCATTTTTTCAGCCCAGCTTTTACAATCAGGACAATACAACGTATTTACACCAAGTTCTGGATCATATCTTTTATATGCCATAGACTTAAAAAATAAAATACCACACTTTTTACATTCAACAATAGAGGATTTAATTATATATTTTTGTTTATCCTTACTCAAATAATCTACTCCTTTAATTTTTATCCATATAATTCAAGATACTCTTCAAATGTACATTCACGTATAGGTTTTGTATTTTCGTAGCCTATAAAATCCATATAAATATCTTTGCTTCCCCAATCATCAATTACTTTAACGTTTATCACTTCATATATGCCAAATCTACCACTTTTCATTTGTAATTTTTCTTTTATACCTATACATTCTGGATAGTAAAACTGTGAGAAAGGAATATAGTAATCTTTACATTTGCCAATCATTTTTCTTTTATAATATTTACGATGTTTTACATATTGTCTCCATCCATATTCTTCAATGTGACTTATAAATAGTATAATTCTTTTAATTATTTTTTCTCAACTCCTTTTTATAATATTAATCAGTTATTGACTCATGTACAAAATCACTGCAAACCATATTTCTACATGATTTGCAACATACCAATGCTGGGGTAAATGAACATATTGGTATAATACTGCATTCATCTGAATCATATTTAAAACATTCTTTACAGCATCTTGGAATTAATTTTTCTCTATATTCTTGTTCTATAGGTTTTTTATAATCATCTAATACTTTTTTAATTTTACAATTATCAGAATGTCCTTCTTTTTCGGACATATGACAATATGGGCAATTATAATTTTCTTGATAACCATTATAAGCAGTACCACTCTCGTATAAGCAAAATTCTAATTCAGTAATTAAATCATAAAATTCTTTTTCTTTATTAGTCAATCATTTACCTCCTATCAGTCTATGCTTATTTCTATACTAGTTATTATACATTAATATTTTAAATTTGTCAATAGCCAATATAGAAAAAATTTATATTGGCATTATCATTTAAACTAACTTTTTTTATATACTTTTTTAAAACGGCTTTCAACAATTGCTGATAACGGCTCATTTATTTTTGTTTCAGGCACTTCTTGTTTTTGTTTTGTAAATGAAGATTTAATAACTTTTTCTTCAATAACTTCTTCAATAATATTGCTATTAATTGTATTCTCAACAAGTTGAATTGTGGTTGTTTCAATTATTTCTTCTTGAATACCAGATATCATATCTTTCAATATTAAGTCACGCATATATTTACTTGCATCCCATTTAGTTGTTTCAGTAGTTTTTAATTCACATTGTTTATTAATATGTTTAAGCATTTCATTTGATACTCTAAGATTTAGTCTTTTATCATTCTTAGTTATATTATTGTCTGACACCGCAATACCTTTCATTTTATTACCTCCTTTGTCTGACGGTATTAATCTATTGTATGACAAAGGAGACATTAATATTCTTATTGTTTTTGATACTTTTCATTAATTAATTTTGTAAATTTTTCCATATATAACATTGAAATATCTTCTTCATTTAAGCTAATATTTTTATATTGCTCACCTAAAAAAAATAATACTTTTGACATACCATATTCTGATATTAATATTACTAATTTAGCTTTTGCCATAGGTGACATTTTAATTTTTAATACTTCTTCAAACATATCAGATACTACTTGTTCTTCTTTTGTTGGCATATACCCAAAACCGTATGTTATCCAATTTCTAACTATTGTAACAAGATATCCAAAATTAGTTTTTATATTATCGCCTTTGCGTGAAAATATATCAATCGCCGCCATAATATATTTACAACTGTCTACTTGTCTTGTATTAAGCCAATAATACATTTCTGTAATACCTTCTTGCTCATTTGTTTGCATATAATGATTTATTTTACTTCTATAATACTTAAATAATTTTGCTATATTTTTTTCATGTATATCTGATTCATTTTCTATTTTGACTTCTTCTAAATCTATTTTTTTATTTTGTTTTTTTGAATATCTGCCCCATGCTGAAGACACAGCGGATACACTAATTTCTGTTTTTTTTGCATATATCCTAAAGGCTTGTGTCTTTGTAGAACCTGAATTAATTTCACTGTCAATAATATTTTTTAATTCTTCATACATTGCAGGAGTCCAATCAATTCTAATTTGATATTCTTGTTTTTGTATATCTTCTTGTTTTTCATGTTCTTGCTGTTGTTCTTGTTGAATGTTTTCTTCTAACATTATATTACCTTCTTTCTATAAAGATAATATAATAATATCATACTTTTTATATTTTTGCAATACAATATTTTATATTAATAAAGTACACTAAATTATTTTCCCTGTATCTCTTAACTTCATTAATCTACTACAAAATTCTTGCTCTGTTAATACTGTATGTGATTCATCATTTTTTCCACATGAATGTCTCAATACAGCATTCCTTGTTGAATTTAATGCTCTTCTAAATCCTAAATTTTGGTTATATAATTCTTGATATGCTCTATCTAATAATTCTTGATATTTTTTTGAATGTCTGTCATAGGTTACGCCTTGCCAATATAATTTTTGTTCTTTCCACCATTTTTTATTTTTACCTTTATATTTAGCTGGTAAACCACTTAATGAGCAAACATATTTCTGTATTTCAATATCTGAAAATTTAAAGCTTTGTAATAGCCCTTCCATTCCAGCAACTTCAATATTATCAAAAATAAATTTATTGTGTGCAAAGTTGCTTAATTTTGAAGCAGGGTATCCCATACCGCTTTTAATATCCATTTATATTAACCTCCCTTATATTTTAACAATAACAAGATTCTCTATCTATTTTATCTAACTTATCTTTATCAATAATTAAATTAACTTCTAATCCCAATATATTTCTTAAATCAAAATCTTTTTTCCTATCAAATTTACTTCCCCAATATCCTACTTCTTTTGCTTGTAAATATATTCTATTTTCATCGCTTATTACTCTTATACTTATTATTTGAAAATAATGTTCTTTATTTTCATAATTAATACTTAATTTACTATTAATTGTTATATTTTCTTCAGTTACAATATTAATAATAGTCCCCAATTTATCTTGAATTTCTGCTCCTATTATTTTAAATGTATTCATATTATTTATCCCCTTTACTTTTTTATAATAATCGTAATCCTTTAACAAACATTTTAGCTTGCTCCCTTTTCATTGGCTTTAAACCAATTGCTGTAATACTACCCTTTGGCACTTCAGTTAATCCATTATCTCTTACACTATAAAAATCATATGGGAATTTATTTAATAATTTTTCTATTGTTTTTGTATTTGCTTTTAATACAATTTTTTTCATCCCATTGTCAACCCATTCACTATATACTAAATCTTCACGCTCTCTCCAATTACTAGGTATGTCAATTGTTGTTAATGTATTTATATGTCCTACTGATACTGCTATTTTTCCAACACTCATATTTAAATCCGTATTAACAATATAATATTGAAGTACTTCTTGATTTCTCCTATATTCTTCATCAATCTTTGTTGATTTTTTTTCATCTTCAAAATATGCATTACAAAGTAATCTCAATACTTCCATTCCCTCAATTCCTGTTACTACTTTACTTTCTAATTTAACTACTCCATCTTCTTTTATACATCTTCCTAATTGTCCTACTTTTTGAGAAGTATTGTATTTACAAAGCATCCAATCACAAATAATTTCTGGCATTTTATCATTCTCCTTTTTACTTAATAATCAAATCCATAATCTATTTCATCATTTATTAATAATCGTTTTGCTTTATATTTTTTTAATATATTAACTTCCATACATCCTAATATACCTTCATAACCACAATAATTGCAATAAAAACCTATTTTAAAAATATCATTAACTACTGAAGGACTTTTTGTTCCACATACAGGACAATATTTTATTGTTGGTTTACATATACCACTTCTCATTTTATACTCATAATCATAACTATTTACTTTTTTAAACAATTTATCAATCCAATCATTTTTTATATCTTCTTCACGACAACTTACTAATACGTCATCTTTTATAATATCATCAAAATGCCTTGTAACATAATCCAATGCTTCTTTTTCTATTTTACATAATATACACATCATTATTTTACAAGATTTATTTGTTTGTTTTTTACAATTTAAACATATACAATGCTTGCAAGCTTTAAATTTTCTTTCTAATTTTCTTAATTGTTCAACTTCAACTAATATAAGCTCGTTATCAATACTAATATATCCTAATTTGTCATTTTTTATATTATAACAAATAAATACTCCTCTCTTATTATTAAATTCTATTAAATCATTTTCTTTAAAATATAATTTTTTTATTATCATGTTTCACTTACTCCTCTCATTATTTTAACAAGCTCATAAATTGCTGTTCATTAATTATAATACTATTCTTACTTTCTTCTGCTTTTTTCAACGTACCTCCTGGCTTATCTCCGACAATAACATAATTTACTTTTTTATTAAAACTCTTACTAAACACTCCACCATTTGTAACAATTAATTCTTCAAAATATTTTCTTGGTTGTGATAACACTCCAGTTATTGTAAATACTAAACCTTCAATTCTACTATCACTTTTTATATTGTTCTTTATCTTGTTTTCTTCATTATTAAATCTTAAATATTTTAATATCGCATATAATTGTAATAAATTATTTTGATTATTAAAATATTCATTTATAGATCGTGCTGTTTCTATTCCTATGTCTTCAACATCTAATAATATATTTATTTTTGCATTAACAATATAATTAATATCGTTATTGAAATAATTGCATAATTTCTTAGCTGTAGTAATGCCAACATGATTTATACCAAGACCATAAATCAATCTATATAATTCCGTATCTTTTGATTTTTCAATTGATTTTAATATTTTATTGTAAGATTTCTCTCCAAACCCCTCTAACCAAAGTATTTCTTCTTTATATTGTTCAAGATTATATACGTCTGCAAACTCTGCAATAAAACCTTCTTCAACAAATTTACTTATTGTAGCATCAGCAAGTCCTTTAATATTTAAAGCATCTTTCTCAATAAAATGACTTATTTTGTCTACTAATTTACCAAAGCAATTATTATTAGTGCATACCAATACAGTTGCTTCCTTCAACAATTTAAATTCTACATTATATCCACAATCAGGACAAAACTTTGGAAATTCAATTGTATTACTTCTTGTTAGATTGTCTTCTATTTTAGGAATTATAGAACCACGTTTACTAATTATAACAGTATCTCCATATCCTAATTGTAATTTTTTAATATAGTCTATATTATGCAATGTAGCACGTTCTACTATTGTTCCATCAATCTCAATTGGTTCAAAGTGTCCTGTAGGATTTACAAAACCCCCTCTTGACGTATTCCATAATATATCAATTAATTTTGTTTCATATACATCATCTTGAAATTTAAATGCAATTGCATCTAATGGATATTTACTTGTTTTTCCTAGTGATTCTGAATAAGCAATATCATTATATTGAATCACGACTCCATCGTAACTAATACCTTTATCTTCTGCAATTTTTTTAACTTCATCAATACATTTTTCAGCATTAAATATCCATCCATTTGTTATAATTATACTGGGTGCAGTTTGAAATCCTAATTCTAACAACCATTCTAATTGCTGTGTTTTTGTAGTAAATTTCATACCTTCAACAACTGATATTTTAAATGCACGAAAATGTAGCTTTCTTTCTGCACATTTTCTACTGTCTAAATTTTTTACACTTCCTGATGCCAAATTTCTAGCAGTTTTATATTTTTCATTTTCAGAAAGACCCTCATTAATTTCTTCAAAATCTTTTAAATATATGTATGATTCACCTGCTATTTCCAAATATCCTTTAAATGGTATTTTTAAAGGCACATTTTTATATGTTCTAATATTATGCGTAATATCTTCTTGTCCTCTTGTTGAAGCTTCAATAAGAATACCATTATTATATTTAATATTTGTTGTAAGTCCATCTATTTTTAAACTAGCATAACTTTCTTTTCCTTTAATAAATTCTTCAACACCTTTAATTGTCTTTTCTTTCTTTAAAGATATTAAGGGAATTGTATGTTTAACTTTTTTAAATTCATCAATCATTTCATAGTTAACTTTTTGCGTTGGGCTATTGCATAATACAAAATCCAATTTTTTCTCCAACATTTCTAATTCTTCATATAATAAATCAAATTCTTTATCACTCATAATAGGTTGTGCTAAAGCATAATAACTAAAACAAGCGTTGTTTAATAGTTCAACTAAATATTTTATTCTTTCTTTTTTTATTGTTCTATCTTTATTTGTCATCTGTGTCATTTATTAATCCTCCTTTTTATCACAATTACTACGATAAAAACAATCGTCACAATTATATTTTTCGCAAATATCTAAAGGACATTCATCATCACTGCATATACAATATCCTTTTTCATCACATCCTGGTTCTTCAATACCTTCACAATATAATTGGCATTTACCTGTATAAAAATCTACATATCTACAACTCATTATATATTCTCCTTCGTTGAATAATAACGCTAGTTGTTTATTACTAGCGTTATATTTCATGTTATTTACTCATATTTTCAAACAACTTTAACATTTCATCATCAAATTTGGTTATAATAAATCGTTCTGCCCAAGAACCTCTCCATGCTTCTTTATTTACATAAAATTTCTTTGTCAATTTCCACATTTCTCTTCTTTCTTTTCTTAATACTTTACTCATTTATTCTTCCTCCTTTTAAATTTTACCATTCCATTTTTATTAACAATCTTTTCCAAAGCAATTAATTCTTTGGATTTATCTTTCATCTCTCTTACTTTTAACCTATATATTAATCTGTATAATTCATTCCAGATATACTTTTCATCTCTACTATATGCATACCATTCTTCACTAGTAAATAATTCATTTTCAATATCATCTTTTGGGAAAAAACATATTATCTTTTCACTGTATTCATAAAAACCTTTTGTTACTTGAAGATATGCTTTATACCTATTGACTTCAATTGTTCTTAATTGTGTACCAATAGGCAAAACAATATCTTCATCTGTCTCTAACATATCATTATAAAATGTCGTTTCAACTGGCTTTTTAAGATAATATGTTGTATACATTTTTATATCTGTATATTTCATTGTATCAGTCCTTTATTTTCTAATTAAAAAAAGAAAAATACAATTTATAAAAGCGATACCAACTATTATATTATCTGGTTGATAACCAAAAAACAAAGATATAAATAACCCTGTCCACCATAACGCAAATAAATAATTAACATATTTTAACATCTTATTATTCCTCCTTTTAAAGTATTAATTTTGGTTATACTATATCATCATAATCAATACTTCCTTTACTGCTTACTGTAGCTTTCAAAGTCTTTTTAGGTGTTTTCTTAAACTTCATTAATAAATCATCTTGTTGTTTTTCTTTTCTTTTTCTTTTAGTTTTTGGTTTTAACAATGATACTACTGTCAATCCATCGAGCATTTCTCTTAATCCAACTAAATATATTGTCATACCTAAACCTAATTCAAATACTTCTATGGTTAATTTATCATATTGTACTTGTGTTATTATTCCTACGCAAACTTTATATGTTTCAAATTCATCAGATTTTCCAAGTGTAGTTTTATATTCAACTTGTACCACACTATACCGATTTTATAAAAATTTTTACAAAATGTTGGTGTTTTAGCTACTCCTTCAATAATTCTACCATTAATTTTCATTTATTTATCCTCCTTCTTTTTCCTTGGTTTTCTTTTCTTTTTACTACTATCTACTACAACGCCATCAAATCTTTGTACTTCTTTGCAATTTGCTTCTTCTCTATAATGACATTGATCACATATCCCTGCATTTTTCTTCGGTGGATTAAAACAAACATTTAATGGATATTTTGGTTTTCTATTTAATATTTTTCGACCACCAACAATTATATATTCTTCTTCTATTTGTTTTGTTTCAGTTTGAGTTTGAGTTTGAGTTTGAGTTTGAGTTTGAGTTTGAGTTTGAGTTTGAGTTTGAGTTTGATTATCCACTCCTTCTATATTTAATATTTTATCATTACTCATATAATTTCTAATCTCCCGTCTGTATCTTTATATAGTATAACTTAATATTTTATATTTGTCAAGAATAAATTTAAAAACAATTTTATTATTACTCATATAATTTCTAATCTCCCGTCTGTATCTTTATATAGTATAACTTAATATTTTATATTTGTCAAGAATAAATTTAAAAACAATTTTATTATTATGTATATTACTTTGTTTTAATTTTTTTAGATTTAATATTTTCAAATTTTTTACTGAAACATTTACTAAATAGTTCTACATTATCTACTGAACAATCTATACAAATTCCATTCATCCCATCAGGATTACCAAATCCTGAACATTCTTTCTTCTTTTCTAATTTCTTTTCTTTATTATTGAGTATTTTATATTCTACTTCGATTTTTGTGTCTACATGATCCATAAACATAAATGGGTCATCTTTAATGCAAGATATATCAAATTGAACCGCTTCTTCTATTGTTTTACAATCTTCCATTCCTTGCATATTTTGATAATCTTTTAAATCAATTTCATATGCTCTTTTTATATATACTGTGAATTCTACTTTTTTCTTCATAATTATTTTATCTCCTTATATGTAAGCCATCCTTTAGGATAACAACGTCTTATTACTCTTAAACCAATTATACTTTGTATCTGATGTATTCCGTCAACAAATTCTTGCAACTCATTTGGATGTTGTAATTCTAGTTTTAATATTTCTTTATGACAATCTGATAATTTATCCATTATTAATTGTTCTTGTTCAGTTAATCCCATTATATTTTCTTCTTGTGATATAATATTCTCTGCGTTTATTTTATCCCACATTTATATTATTCTCCTTTAATCTAAATAAGCTTAACATATTATTACCTCCTAATATTTATATAACCATTTCCACCAACCAGTATTACTTGCCATATTTAAACATTCCCATTTACATTTATCATATTGTCCTTTTATATTTACATGATAATGACCAAAATAGTATTTTCTTATACTCGGATACATTTCTAATATTCTTGACAATGCAACTCTACTACAATCTTTATGTTTTTGAGTATCTTTGAATCTATCTCCTAAATCAAATTCTAATGGACATGTATGTGATATTACGATATCTATTTTTGTATTTGTTGAGGGAAGATTCTCAAAATCTTTTTGCGATATAACTTCTTGCGGAAACCAGTCTACTCCAATTGTTCTTGTATTTTTATCAATTGATTCAGCACCACCCATAAACAGTACAACTTTCCCATTGGGAAGAGTTAATGTAGAACCACGTTTCATATAAAATATATTTGGTGCAATTTCATTATTTGTAAGAGTATTTAAATAATCATGGTGTTCATGATTTCCATCTGCAAAATATATTTTACAATCACCGTTTTTAATTTTATCTAAAGAACATTCTTTATGATATGGCCATATTCCAAAGTCTCCACATTGTAATATAATATCTGGTTTTTTCTTATTTATTAAAGTATTTAATTTATTCCATTCTGCATGAATATCTCCAACAATTATTAATTTCATTTATTCATTTCTCCTTTTAATTAAATAATTCATAATTATTTTCTAATTTTCCATCTCCAACAATAAATATTTTACTTCCACAATCATATAAACAATCACTAATTTCTTTTATATTTAAAGATATAATATAATCATAATAACTACTTTTTACCCTTATAAATCTCATTGTTTCATATCCTCTTTTTATCCTAATTACTAAATTATAAAATTTATAAGCTTCTCTAATAACAATTGCATTGTCATTCATTTTTAATCTTTTAATTTTCTTTTGAATAAAATTGAATTGTTTTCTATTTTCTTTAATATCTTCATCATCCCAATATTTTGTTTTCTTAAAATCTGCTCCATCAACATCAATAACTCTAATAGCATCAAAATGGTAAGGAAAATTTTTATCATAACCTTTACATGTTTCACAAAAATGACTTGTGATAAATAAATCATTTATTCCCCATTGAGTATATAGCTCTTGATATATTTTATTAATAATACTTAATGGAATTTTCTTTTTTGTTGAAGTTTCAATATTATACCCATAATTTTTACCTGCATAATCAACAAACCATTTTATAAACTTATTAAAGTATATTCTTTCAAATCTTGTCATTGTTTTTACTCTCCTTTTTATTTGATTTATTAAGTAATTTTTAATTCATTTTTAATTAAAGCATTATTTTTCCAATGAATATCTGTTTGCACATGATTTTTTCTAACATACTTAACAACTGATTTATAAAAAATCATCTACAATAAAACTGTCTTTTATTCTAATTACATATCCTTCTTGTAAGCCACCGCATTTACTTATCCCTGTAAACAAGTTTTTAATAATATCTATATTATATATTCCTTCATACAAAATAGGAACAGTTTGTAAATTTAATAATTCACACCATTCTAATGTTTCTTCCCACGACAAACAACAATCATTTTCCCATATTGAAAATACTAATAAATATGATAGCAATTCATTATAACGAATACTATGCTTAGCATATAAATTTTCACCACAAACTCTATAATTTTCAGGTATATCATGTTTTATTATGCTATGTAGTTTTTTAATTGCATGTTGTGATATATGATTTTTACTGTTTATTGAACGAGCATGGTAATAATTAAAATATAAATTTGTATTTTCACCATCCATTTTTTCTGTTACTACAATCTCTTTGTTATAAAAATTAGATAAATCATATAATACTTTATCATCAGATGATATTCCTTCTGACCAAGGTAAATGTAATGTTCTAGGATATTTATATAGTTTCATAATGCTCATTCCTTATTCTTTTTTACTTTTACACTCATATTCAACACATTTCCCTAATCTTCTACTTATAATCTCTCTTAAAAACTTTTGCTCCCAATCCATAAACCCAATTGGGTGCTTTGTTAATTCACAATATTTATTCACAGCTATTTCATGCTCATTAAATATAAAACATATTTCATCAATAGACAATTCACCTCTGGATACTAGCACTCTTAGTGCTTGAATGATATTATTTGTTGATACTTTTATAATTATATCTCTATTATTTTGTTCAATTTTCTTTTTATATTGGTCTATTATAAACTGTGCATTTTCAAGAAGATTAAAATCTGAATATGGATTACCTTGTTCACAATATATAATTTTTAGCATAATTTTTTATCTCCTTTTTAAAAATTAACATAATCTCCACCATTTTCTATTTTACTTTGCAATGGCTTATAATATCTTTCTATTGTTGTATTTATATTACTATGTCCTACAAAACGCTGAACTACTTCAATTGGTGCTTTATTCATTAGCATCTGAGTAACACACGTTTTCCTAAGTGTATGAGGACTAACATCTTCAATTTCAACTTTTTTACACCACTTCTTTAATATTTTAGACACATTATCCGCTGTCATTGGAAATAATAAATCATTTGATACTCCAAACTCTCCTCTCTTATCAAAATAATCCTTTAACAATTTCATTAATTCTGTATTTACTTTTATACTTCTTGCTTTTCTTCCTTTGGCTTTAACAATGGTTAAATAATAACAGCCAATCATTTCATCATAATTAAAATCATTCATTCTAACATTAATCATTTCACTTCTTCGGAGTCCAAAATTCAATAAACATTTAATAAGTAAATATTCTGATTGTTTATTTCCTTGTTTAACCATATCTAATAACTTTTCAACTTCTTCTTTACTCAAAGCTCTGCCAGAATCAACATCATTCTTATCAAGATTTAAAAACATATGTTCTTTAACAACTTCATTTCCAAAAGGATTTATTTTAACATCATTATTAATTGCCATTGTGTATTTATAAAATGAATTTAAAGTTGAAATACGATTTCTTATTGTGTTACTGCTTGCCCCTTTGTCAACCATCTCATTAATAAAATTTTCTATATTTAAGATACCAATTTCTTTAACCATATCAATTGTAATGTGTTCAAGATGATTTACTTTAAAAAATACCTTTAGTGTTTGAGAATATGATCTTTTTGTTTCAGCACTTTTAAATCTGTTAATGAATCTTCCTCCAATATCTTGATTTATTTTATCTTGATTTAATGTAATAACTTTGTTTAAGGCTGTATTCATTTGTGTTTGCATTTATAAAACCTCCATTCTTAAAATACATATCTATCTATATAATTTCTATCTTGAGTAAATATAGGAATTTCCTTATCTATAATCCATCTAGTTCTCATTGTACCTTCTTTGTCATATTGTTCTTTAATAACACAACTACCACGTTTCTGATAGGCAGGAAAATCATTAAAATTAATACCTTTCTCTTGAAAAAGCATTTCTTGTATTTGATTACAATTTTTATTTTGTAATTGTTTATGACTAAACTTTGCACTGCCAACCATTTGAATAGCATTTCTTGTAGCGTCTTGTTGTCTCCAAATAAATGCGTTGCATACTTCTTCTTTTGGAATATTAAATACTCTTGAATCAAATAAAGCGGTGTTAAATCTTTTTTGATAAATATCAACATAATCTGATATATCTTCTAAATCAATTTCATCATATATATTTCTAAATATTTTATTAAATGCTAATGTTGCCATACTAGCAGACACAGATACCATTTTTTGTACATTATAATTAAACCATCCTTGTGTTTCAATTGTATCATAATCTGTCATTAACAATGTTATTTCATCACTCTGAGTATATGCTAATTTACAACCTTGTATGTTTTCGCATAAATACTTTGCTGTCTCTTGCATTGTAGCAATCATAATTTCATCAAATGGCTTTTGAAATCCTTTAGTAAATGTGTGAAATGACTTTCCATCAATTCTTACTAGCACTGGTACATTATTTAATATATAATTTCTATTTACATTTTCATAATTTTTCATGCGACTTCCAAGTGCATCATTTTTCATTTTAATTTCCCTCCATTAATTTATATTTTCAATTTCTATATCTTTATTACATTGTTTACATTTTACTTTAAATACTGCACCAACTGCATCATAACAACCCATACAGCCATCCCATATAATATGACAATCAATATTAAAACCAATACTTTTATCATCGTTTATTTCATATAAATCATATTTATCTAAATCTTTATCAATTGTGATTCTATTTCCACAGTCACATTCAATTATAATTTTCAATATTTTTACCTCCAAAGTTTTAATATTTTGTTATTCTATTATTATACCATATTTTTCTGAGTATTGCAAGCATTATTTTATCAATAGACGGCTTGATATTTTGTCACTGTCAATTTATTATTGATAATTATAGCATATGTTGTTATCGAATGCAATATGTTATTTTTCATAATTCAAATCATAATTTTAAATCAAAAAATAACTTCCTTATTATAATAAGGAAGTTTTAAAATAAAATTATATGAGAGGTCGCTTTAATAATAGCAAGTTAATCATGAGAAAGCTAATTCACTGAAGCCTTCAACAATTAAAATTGGTTAATAGTATTTTGTCCGACTCCAAAGAAGTTTATGCATTTTATATTATATAGGAAGAGATAGGATTTTATCTGTTTTTAATATAGGGGGTATTGTGTTTTTGTTAATGGTCGGGCGTAAGCGTAGTTAAGGATTATTTATTATATAATAGTTGACAATGATAAAATATTATGCTATAATAAGTAAAATATAATTATATAAAAAGGAGAGAGATAAAAGAGCATTGATGAAATTATTAAAAAAGAACACCTACAACATTGGTTAAAGATTTAGTTAACCATAATTTTGTAAAAAATATTGAAGCAGAATTAGAATTTACCTTAAATAATTATAATTTAGTTGTTATTGAATCTAGTGACTATACAGAATGCCATAATGATTACGAAGTTATAAGAAAAACATTAATAATAATGGAGGCGATTAAAAATGAATATAAATAGATCAATGGTTAATATTGGTGATGAAATTAATGCAAAATATGATAAAATTACTGGTATCACAGAAGGTAAACATTATAAAATATTAGGATATGGTAATTATTATGATACAGTATACATTACTGACGACAAAGGAAATGAAGAAGAATATACATTAAAACATTTTGATATGATAATTAAAAATAAAAACAATAAGGATGGTGCTGATAAAATGAATAAAAGATACTTAATAATTTTGTCCTCATATTGCATGAAGGGAGGATATGTACATAATGAAATTTATAAATCTGATTATGTTGATGATGATACTTTAGAAGCTTTAAAACATCATTATAATAAGAATAAACCTCCTTATACTATCAATCTTGAAAAAGGGAAAATTGAAATTATAGATATAAGGTATATTGATAATAATAAAATCACAGATGCTACAACATGTATTAATGAATATAATAATGATGCTGTATTAAATGAAAAAAGAAAACTTGAACAAGAAGAAAGAAAAGAATTGGCAAGATTAAAGAAAAAATATGAAGGAGTTGAATAATAATAAGTACTGCGATAGACAGTGCAGATGAATTAATTAAAATTCAAAAAATAAATATTGCTGATGAAATAATTGAATTACTAAAAAATAAGAAATTCAGAACAAATATTTATAGAGACAATTCAGCAGAGTTGTCTATTGAATTAACAATTGAATTATTAGAGTTTACTATTTTAAAAATTAAGAATAGAGTAAACGCACAAAATATAAATGAATTGTTTTAGGAGGATAGTTTTATAATGCGGAAAGCAAAATTTCAAGGATGGATTATTTTTGATGAAGATGAATGTAATCATGGAGATGATATAATTTCTCAAATTGAGCATGAATTATACAATGTTGATGGGGCAATTGAATGGGATTTACAGGAATTTAGTAATGAGAAGGTTGAGATAGCAAGTGAGGATATATAAAAAAAGTAGCAAATAAATATTTATCTTGACAAATTTAAAATATTATGGTATAATGATATTCTGATAGTAAATAAAGGAGGTTATATTTTATGAAAAAGTTTTTATTACCTTTAACAGAAGAAATGCATTTAAAATTAAAGAAATTAGCACTTGATAAAGGAATAAGTTTAAAAGCATTGTTAACAAAAGCAATTGAAGAAAAATATAGTGCAGAATTAAAAAAGTATTAATGTAATTTTGTTAATATAAGTATTTTTCTTCAATAATAAGAAAGGAGTTGTTTATTATGGAAATAAGAATTATAGACGTTTAAGCAGGGAGTGAATTTAGTTGATTATTCCTAATGTAAATAAAGAAGTAGAGGATAGTGCAAGTTGGATACCAATAGCAAATGATTTAATAAATGAAAATTGGATTCCTGTCTTACACAATAAAGGTGTTAAAGAAAGTGGAATTGGTGTTTTAGGATTATCGTTACTATGTCAATTAATGATATTAGCAGATAAAAAAGATTATTGTTACATTACTTTAACAATGCTAAAAGACATTATGGATTTAGATGAGCATATAAGAACGGTCAAGGAATATATAGATTTATTAGAAAAACAAAATTACATAAAAATTACTAATGTAACTGAAGAAAAAAAAGAAACTCCAATAAATAAAAATACAACATTAAAAATAGACATTCCATATAAGATATGGTCTTTAGATAAAACATTAAATAAAAATGGTTATTTTAGAATGCCTGTTGATGCATTTAAAATGTTTAAAAAATTGAAACATTATGGGTGGAGTATCTTGTGTATGCTATGTGTTAGATATAATATTAAATATAAATACGCATATCCTACTTATGACCAAATTGAAAAAGCATTAGGAATATCAGATAAAACAGTTCATGAATATTTGGAAATTTTAATTAAAGAAAGGGCAATTGCAATTTGGAATGGGAAAAGAACTTTAATAGAAGAAGATGAGAATGGTAAAAAATCAAATAGAAAAGAAAATAATAAATATAAAATTAGTTTTATTTTAAAATATTATGAAATATTTAAAAAAAATGAAGAAAAGTATAGTAGTTCAAAAACAACAACAGCAAATAAAAGGCAAAAAACTTCTTCGGATTTCCGAAGACAACTGTAGTTTTATTCTTTATAATTTAATTTTAATCTGTATATAATTATAATCTGTATATACCGCTCTCAGGTCTCAAAACGGGAGCTGGCTCAGATCTCAGGTCTCAAAACGGGAGCTGAGTCGGAAAATTTTCAGTCTCAGGTCTCAAAAGTGGAAATGAGAACGGTGACTGTCAGAATGCGGGTTACAGGGTTTTTTATAATAAACTTTGACAATTTTAGATTTATTTATAAATAAGTAAAATAAAAAAGGAGATAATAAATATGGCAAAAATATTTTGTTGTGATAACTGTAATAGTATAGATTTGAATAAAATTGGAGAAGAAAAAAGAAACCAACATAGAACTGAAGAAAGTGGTTGGTTTGGTCTTGGTGGGAGTTGGAGTACGATGTATTATTCACATTATAATTTATATGGCAAATATAAATGTAATAAATGCGGTTATGAATTTGATGAATTAGAATATAGCTGTTAGAAGTAACGGTTCTATAAATTTAAAATATTAATCTTGTTAAAGGAGTGTTTTTATACTTGGACGTACTAAATTTAAATAAAGACAATGATAAAAAGTATCATAAAGCAATTTTAGAACCTGTAAGAAAACTTTTTCCTATAAATGGTGAGTCAGAAAATAATTATTATATTTATGCTTGTAATATTATAAAAGAAATTGAAGGACACTTTATTGTTGGGAGTTATGGCAATATAACTTTGTTGGGAACAATGCCATTACTCGATTTGTATCAACAATATACAATTACTTGTATTGAAGAAGAATCAAAAAAATATAAAGGTAAACAATATGTATTTGTTACAATGGAGCAAGAAGAAATGCCTAAGTCAAAGGAACAGCAGATACGCTTCTTCTCTTCTTTGCTAACACCATTGCAAGTAGAAAACATATTTAAAGTGTATGATAGTCCCATTGATGAATTTGTAAATGATACATTTGAGTATGAAAAGGTACATGGATTTGGTTTAATTATGTATGAAAAAGTTAAAAAAAGAATTTTAGAACATTATGTTTTGTTTGAGTTGCTTGCTGAATTAAGTATTTATGGAATTAATTTTGGACAGATTGTTCAATTGTATAATAAATATAAAGATGCAAAATTGATTTTAGAGAAAATCAATAATAATCCGTATGTATTAATGGAGTTGAGTGGAGTAGCTTTTGAAAAAGCTGATGCCATTGCTATTAAAATGGGGTTATTAAAAAATGATCCAAGAAGAATAAAAGCTTGTATTGAGTTTTGTTTAAGTAATGAAGAAAATGATGGTGGTCATACATGGACTGATATTAAAACACTAGAAAGGAAAGTCAAAGGATTAACAGGTAGATTTGATAAAAAGTTTAATGAATTAATTCAAGAACATGAAAAAGATTTTATTATTGTTGATGGGAATAAAGTTGCTTTATTAAAAGCATATAATACAGAAGTAGCAATTAAAGAACATTTATTTAAAATACAAAATGATGATAATAGTTTTAAACAATTAGAAATATTGGGATTTAATATATATAGTTTTGTTGAAGAATTTATCAAAGAACAAGAAGAAGTACAAGGATTTCTATATAATGATGCACAAAAGCAAGGATTTTATAACATGATCGAAAATAACGTGAGTTTGATTATAGGCTATGCTGGAACTGGGAAATCGACACTTGTTAATGGGTTATTGAATTTTATTGATAAATTAAATGCAAGTGTTAGAGAATTTTTAAATAAATATATTGAAGAAAATAAAGACAATCAAGAAAAAATGGATTTATATAATCAATTAGTTACTTGTTTTAGTTATGTATTATTAAGTCCTACAGCAAAAGCATGTAAAGTATTGTCATCTTACACTTTTAGAAATGCGTATACGTATGAACGTGGTATGTGCTGGACTCCAACTGGTTATTTATATAATGAATTTAACCCAATGCCATATAATGTTGTAATTAATGATGAAAATTCAATGGTTGGGATATATAAGTTTTTACTTATGTTAAAAGCACAAGGAAGTAGTCCAAAAATATTTTTAATAGGTGATACTGCACAACTTGAAAGTATAGAAGCTGGTGCGGTGCTTAATGATATTATGAATTCTAAATTATTTCCTGTTACAGAGTTAACAGAAGTGCATCGTCAGAGTTTAGATAGTGGTATTATAGAAATTGCAACAAATGTTAGATTAGGTAGAATATTTATTAGTAATAATGAAAAGAGAACACAATTTTATGGAGTAAATAAAGATGCTATTATTATACCAGGGACAAAAGAAAAAACTCTTAAAAATATAATTGGTACGTATAAATTATTATTAAAGAAAGGTTACAAGCAAGATGAAATAGCAGTTATTCTTCCTATGAAAAAAGGAGAATCAGGTACAAGAGAAGTTAATAGATTATTGCAAGAATTAAATAATCCATTAATTGATGATATAAAAGAAATTAAGTATGGTAAAAAATTTGAAAGAATATATAGAGAAAATGATTTAGTAATGAATGTTATAAATGATTATAAGATACAACACTATGATTGTGATTTAAAACCTATTAATGGAAGTACTGGTGTAATTAATGGTGATGGAGGATATATATATAAAATTATAGGTGACATTGAAAATGGTAAAAATATATATATTGCAGTTTTTATAGATGGACATGTTATATTATATCCAAAACATAGTTTTGATATGCTAGAACATTCATGGGCTTTTAGTATTCATAAAAGTCAAGGCAGTTCAATTCCAGTGGTTATAATGGGGTTGGATTCAAGACATAGTTATAATATGGCAAAACGATCAATTTTATATACTGGCAGTACTAGAGCTTCAAAATTATTTATTTTATGTGGTGACCCTGAAATAATTAACAAAGCAATTAAAAATAATCAGATAATACACAAGCGTACATTTTTAAAAGATTTATTATTGAAGGAGAGTATTTAATTGCAATGTGAAAACTGTGAAAAAACAAAGCAACAAATATAGTTAATATATTTTATACCAGTGATAAAATTAAATCAATTCATTTATGTGACTTATGTGGATATATAATGACTTTAATGTTTGAGGAGTTTTAATTGTTGATATTTAATAAAAATAATCATCCTGTGTTTGAGGAAATCTCCGAGGAATTATCACCTCCAGAATCCCCTCAAACACGAAATAAAGCCCCATATTCAAGAGTAAATCTTGTTCAGGATAGAAACTACCTGCGGTATTTTTTCAGTAACATAAATTACATGAGATTGGATATATCCTAAGTGCAATGATGATAATTTGAATTATAAAGGAGAGAAATAATATATGAATGATAAATCAATTTTTATATGTCCTAAATGTGGTAAAAAATTTATTAGGGACTTACATTACAATATAATAACTGGTATGCAGAATCTTATAAGTATTGCTTCTGGTGGGGAGAGAATTGAAGATATGTGTATGTGTTGTAATTATGTTGTTGTAAAGAAAGATAAGGAGGATAATTATAATGGGAATGTTTGATACATTAATAAGTGAAAATTATGAAACACAAGTAAAATGCTTTTATATTCCAATGTATGAAGGAAAATATAAAGATTATTTTAATAGATTAACAAGTCATTTAGGTGGCAGTATGCAAGAATATAAGATTGGAGATTCTGTACCCACAAAAACAATTTATTATGAATACCCAAATGTATTTTTAATTTATCTACAAGATGGATTCAGTAAAGAAAAATATGATTTTGCTCTATTTAAAGATGAAATATTTAAAGGATTTTATAATTTAAATGATAATGAATTAGATAAATATGAAAATATATTTTCTAATGTTTATGATTATAGAGGTAGAAAATTAAAAGTTAAGAGTAGAAAAGGCATATTAGAGTATTTAAAACAACTTTTAGAAGAATATAATAAAGAAATAGGGAAAAGAAATTTTATAAAATTTTATAATAAATGGTGTGAAGTTATTTCTTTAGAAAATCAATTGGGAGAATTATTTGAATGTTTATATTTTAAAAAATTAATGGATAATGGAAGAAAATTAAAAGAAATAAAAAATGATATTATTGATTTTAAAAAGGAATATGAAGAAGTATATAATCAATTTATAAAAAAATATCCTGAGATGGAAAACTTAATAAATAATTAAAAAATCAAAATTAACACTTAGTGGATAGATTTTCACAATAAGATTTTCTCCAAATCTAAAGCGAAATATGACACCTAAAATCAATTTATGCGTGTCTGAGTGGCTCGTATTTGAGAATAAAAATGCCACAGGTAGTTTTTAACCTAATCACAATTTGCGTGTAAAATATTTTACAGAAATCTAATTTATATCAAACACTTAATTAGTGTTTACTACATGAGACCGCCAACCATAGCGGTTTTCTCCTTTTTTAACTCGTATATCTTGTAGTCCATAGAGATATTTTAATAATTGTCTTTTTTTATTTTTTAATTTTAATTTTTCTGCCTTGGTATGATTATTATTAAGATCAAACTTCCTTTTATTATTATTACTGTTCAAATTCTTAACACAACTCTGAGAAGCAAAGTTATCCACAGGCTTATTATGTTTTGAGCAACTTCTATCATTCCAACTTCTAATTTTAGTTAATTCATCTCCAATATATGATACTTCATTATATATGTTAAAGGTGGTTTTATACTTACCGTTGATTGTGGGAAAGTAATTCCAATCTATTAAGCCGACTTCATATAATAATTTTGCACGATTCAAAAAGGTTGTCCTATTAATACCCATTTTAAAAGCAAGAAATGTAGAAGTAAAGGTTATTGTGTTAGAGTTTTTATTTTTCCTTCTATCTATATATCTTAGCATCATTATGTATTGTTCAAGAATGCCTTTTCCTAATTTAATAAGTTTATCAATTAAAACAACAGGAATCATAATTTTAAATTTATTTGGATTTTTTGTTTTATTAGCCAAAATATTCACTCCAATATTTTTATTAAAAAATGCAATTGGAGGTTGACTTTATTTTGGTTTGCCTTTATAATAAGGTTACAACAAAATAAATTGTACTCCAAAAGGGTACTCCCACAAGTGATAACGCTACTTTATGGTTTTGCCGACCTGTAGCGTTATTTGCATTTAATTAATAAATATAGTAACACATTTCGACAATATTATCAATAATATAAGTGCCGTTATAAAAAATATTATTGAAAAAGTTTTTCTTGACAAGTAAAAAATATTATGTTAGAATGTAGAAGTAAGGTTGAAATTAAGTTGGTTAAGAAAATTTAATCTAAAAAGTGTTGACAAAGAAAAAATATTATGTTATAATAATAAAAGATTAAGGAATAAGTTAGACGGTAGAAATCAAGGAGATAACGAAAAAAACTTCTTGACAAATTAAAAATATTATGCTATAATAAGAGAGCGATGAAAAATGGAGGTGTGGTGTTAAAATTATTGATATAAATTATAGCACCAAAAATGAAGTTATGTAATTGGAAGTGATTAAAATCGGAGTAGTTAAAATTGATGTTGATAAAGCAGAATTAGAATGGGTTAATGTAAATTTATCAGATATTACTGCAATAAAAGGTTTACTGAGATATGGAAAAAGATTTAAGTATGATATTATATACAAAAAAATGTTTTGTTTTGACATGTATGCTAAAGAAAATAACCATGAAATATTGTGTTTGTATATTTGGTTAGATTCTCTAATTAAGAAATGTAAATTATCACAAAAACAACAAAATGTTTTATATTGGCATTATCTTGAAGGAATATCAAAAAAGGATATTGCAGAAATGTATGAAACTGAATCTAAAAATATTGAAAATATAATTAATACAATATGTAAGAAAATACTTAAACAAGTGCAATTAAATTATACTTATGATTTAATTTATAGAAATCTTGTAAAAGTAAAAACAAATTGGAAGAGATGTAGTAGATGTGGCAATACATTTCCACAAACAAGAGAATTTTTTAGTCCAGATAATAGAAAAAAGGATGGATTAAAATACACTTGTAAATCATGTGAAGCTGTGAAGCTGTAAAGCCAAGCACGAAAAAAAACAGTACATAAAAATTATTAATGCCAATATGATACCAGAGAGGAAGATTAAATGATGTGAAACTGAAGGTAGACGGAGAAATTTATTCATTAAACAATGAACTAGAATACAAAGAAAAATTAAAAATAGTTGAAAGTATAATTGAGAAACATTATAATTTCTTTTATGAAAGTAATTTTGAAAAAAATAATGTAAGAGTAGCATTAGACATATTAGGACAATATCTTTGCTTAGGAAAGAAAAAAGAAGATGAAATATTGTCTAAAGAGTATTTAAGAACAGTTGCAAGAAAAGAATTGACTTGCGGTAGTTTTAATAAAGACAGTGAAGGTTTTATTAATGAATTTAAGGAAATGCATAGAAAACAAAATCCAAAAAAGTCAGCAAAAAAATATCAGCAATCTATAACACATAAATTAGCAACAATTAGAATACCAAAAGAAAAAAGAGTTAATAGAGAAATCAAGGAAAATCCAATGCTTCATACTTTTATATTGAAAGATGGTGAATGGGAATATGAAGCTGGCGAGTATGCAGTTAAAATTGAAATAAATTGTTTTACTGAAGAAGATATGAATCTGCCATATGTAAATACTGAATTACCATATTATATGGTATGGTGCTTGGTAGATGAAGATAATTTTTTTAGATTTAAATCAGATAACTTAAGTTTTGATTTAAAATTTAAAATAAAAGGTAAATATGAATTTAATTCAGTTTTAGTTATATGGCAAGATGAAGCGTTTTGCTTTATGGATGAAAAAATAAATATTTTAAATAATATAGAGAGAATTTAAAATATTAAAACCCAAAGAGAAAGAATGGGGGCTACCAATGAATGAGAATAAGGGTAAATTAGAAAGAAAATATGAAGGTATTGTTGAATTTATCTTACCAGACTATGAAATGGCTGAGTTTTATATAACAAAGAAGATTAACAATAGACAGATATATTTAAATGAGTATGTGCTTATTCAAGATATGAATGGTGACTATGTAAAAGATGCAGTTTTTAAGTATAAAGAAAATGGTTTATATAAAGTTGATTATAAAGTTATTACAAATAATTTTATAGATATTTTAAAACCAAGAAATTTGAAGCAAAGATGTTGTTTTGATTTATTACAAGACAATAACATCCCAGTAAAACTGATTACAGGTAATCAGGGTGGTGGCAAGACGTATTTGGCAATACATACTGCACTTGAAAACTGGGAAAGGCATGAAATGAAAATAGTTTATATAAGAAATAATATTGATGTTAAAGATACAATGCAGATTGGTTCATTGCCAGGCAGTTTGAAAGATAAATTATTGCCATATGTAATGCCAATAGCTGATTGTGTTGGAGATATTAAAGCATTAGACATATTAGAAGAAAAAGGCAGAATTGAATATGTACACTTGGGCTTTATAAGAGGAAGAAGTTTTTCAAATGCAACAATTATTGTTTCAGAAGCAGAAAATTTAACTGAAGATCATGTTAAATTATTAATTGGTAGAGTTGGAGAAGGAAGTATTATTATTTTTGAAGGTGATACTTCTCAAGTAGATAAAAAAGTGTTTGAATTAAAAAGTGGTATACAAGCATTAAAAGACACTCTAGGTGGCAATAAAATGTTTGGTTCAGTGCATTTAGATAAAAGTGAAAGAAGTAAAACAGCACAGCTTGCAGAATTATTCAATAACAGAAAAGAAAAAAATTATAAAGAGAATTATCAAATAACATAAAAAAGGAGATTGAATAATATGAAAAAGAATGATGTGAAGTTACAAAGAAATGAAGGTTGTCAAGGTTGTAGGAAAGATTGTCAATTTAATGGATTGACTACAGATGCAAATAGAAATAATAAAATGGACAAGTATGGTTGTAATAGTAGTAAATTTGAAGATATCACAAGAGATTAGTTAAATGATTTTTTAAGAAGAATTTAACTCTTAAAATAAGAGTTAAAAATAAAAAAAATAAAAATAAGAGGAAAAGGGGTAATTTAAAATGGCTAAAATGGCTAAAAAAGTTAAGGAAGTAGAAGTGGTTGAAGAAGTAGTGGGTAAAGGTGCAACAAAAAAAGACGTAATTGAATTAGCAGTAGGCATTGCAAAAGGGATGAAAAATACAGATGAAGCTGTAAAAAGTGCAACAGCATTAGAAGCTAAAAAATGGATGAAGATTTTTGAAGAAGTATATAAAAATTTAGTTGAAGAAGGTAAACCATGTAATGTAATGGGTATTTGCAATTTTGATTTAGTTGAAAGAGCAGAGAGGATTGTACGTAATCCGAGTGCTGAAGGTGCTCCTGTGATTGGGACAACTCCTGCACATGAAAGTCCTAAATTTAAGCCTGTAAGTTGGGTTAAAAAATATTATAAGGTTGAAGTAATTCCTGTTCAAGAAGAAGAATAGAATTATGCATAAGAATTATAATAAAAATGTAGATAGTGTGATTTATCATTATCTACATGAAAAAAATAATTCTTGACAAAGCAAAAATATTATGGTATAATAAGAGAGTAGTTGATATTTGGGTTTTTACACCCCGCACAACTGAGTGCAGTATGAATTTTGTAATTATATAAAATTAACGAAAATAGTAAGTGGTAAGGATATTCACTTATTGAGTATACGCAGTAAATTACACTGAAAAAGAGAAGAATTTATAATAGTGGATAAATTAATTCGGTTCTTCAAATTTAATAATGGGGATTGAATTGTCTAACCGCATTGTAATAAATTAAGTTTGTAAGAACAATTATAAATTCGCAAGCAATATCCCTTAATTTTATATAGTTGCAATAAATAAAAAGATGGCGAATTATAATTAATAAATTAACTATATTTTCAGAGGATAGAACAGGCATCTATCATCATATATTTTGAAGATGTGGGACATGTCACCCCACCTAAAATATAGTTAATTTATTAATTTTAAACAAATTTTGATTATATGAAGGTGAGAAAGGTTACTCATACCACTCTTTATAAAGTGGAGATTAGGAAGTTACTACCCCTAGCATATAATCAAAATATTATGGATGGGTACTCAAGTGAATTAAGAGGGTAGTTTTGAAAACTACTAGGTGATATGAATAATATCATGCGTGGGTTTAAATCCCACTCCATCCTCCAAAATTATTATTATTATTATTATTATTATTAAAATTAAAAGAATAAAAGGAGGAATTTACAATGGCACAAATGACAATTACGAGAGTGCTTGCAGAAATAGACGTTTTAAATAAGAGGATTGAAAAAGAAACAAGGAATGCAAGATTTATTGCATGTGTTAAAAATACTGCAACAAAAGTTGATGGAGTGCAAACAAAAGCAGAATTTTCAAGTTCAGCACAATCTAGTTATGATTCAATTATAGATATGATTGAAAAGAGAAAAAAATTGAAAGCCAAGTTAGTTATGTCAAATGCTACAACAATTGTTAATATTTGCAACAAGGATTATTTTGTAGCTGAAGCAATTGAAAGAAAAAATATGATTCATCTTGAGCAAGCATTGATTGCAGAAATGGTTAGTCAATATAACAAAATGGTTGCAAATTATAACAGAAAAGCAGAAGAATTAGATGGTAGGTATGATGAATTTTTAAGAACATTAGGTGTTAAAGATAGTAAAAATATCAGTGAAACAATGCTAGAAGCAGGAAAGAATTTCTTGGCAGAGAATGGATGGTCAATTTTAGATCCAATTAAATTAAAAGAGAAAATTGATGCATTGACAGATGAAGTTGAAAATTTCATGAAAGAAGTTGATTTCACTTTAAGTGAATGTAATAGTTTGACTAAAATAGAAATTGAAGAATAACAATATTGAAGAGAAATTTATTGAAGATTATTAATTAAATTTATATTGTGGGTTATTTGAAAATGATAAAATTCAAATTCCTTTGAGATATAGGTTAATTATCTCACTTTGTTCTTTTGATATAAAAAAGAAGAAATTATTTAAGTGCATCTATTAATGCATTTACATATAATAGATATTATGTATATTTATACACTAAATTTATTAGAAAGATCAAAGTTTAAAGATTAAAGTACAAAGATTACATTTCAAAGTTCTTTTTGTTAAAGATTAAGTTTCAAAGCATAAAGATCGATGAAATCCAAGGGATAAGGTTATAGACATTAATTTGTTTAGTCTGTCATTTCCTCTTGGCTGAGTAATTCACAATATTAAATTTAATTGATATAAATTTAGCAGGCACTTATTTTATCCATGAAGGAGTTAATTAACTTCTTCAACATGGTAGTGTAGATGAAATAGGTTGACATGCCAAACTGTGAATTTGGATTAGTGGGTTCAAATCCCGCACACTACCCCATTTCCTTGTAGCATAATGGATAATGCACAAGATTACGGATCTTGGTTTATCTGGGTTCAAATCCTAGCAAGGAAGCCAATTATGCTCCTCTAGTATAAAGGCTATTATAGTTGACTTGTAATCAATAGATTCCAGTTCGATTCTGGAGAGGAGCTTCATAAAGTCTTTACGACAACTGAATTAAATTAAGAGAATAAAAGGAGATAAAAATGGAAAATAATCAAATGGTACTTGAATTTCTTAATAATCCGTATATTAATGGAATGGTAGAAAAATATAAAGAAAATTATGAGGTTCAATTTGCAGATGAACATAATTTAAGATTAATGATTTATTTAAATGCGAGGTTAGAATTGCCAGCAATTAGAGATGATTTACAAAGTGTAGAAAAAATTGTAAAAATAACTGATATGTTAAAATCAAGATTGAGGTTAAAATCAATTCAGATTAATGAAAGTAAAGACACTAATTAATTAGTGTCTTTTTTGTTGTATAGTTTTGTATTAATAAATGAATGAAAGGAGTGTTTAATATTTCAACAGAATTAGAAACACCAGTAAAAAAACCAAGGGGCAGACCTCCAGGTAAAAGTACTACAACAGCTACAAAAATAAAAACTAAGCAAGCACCAAGAAGAAATGAATTAGAACCATTAATAATAAAGCCAATTGGCTTAAAGTGTGAATATTGTGGAAAAACAAAAAAATCACATCATTTTAATAGATGTATTTTTAATAAAACTGGATATGAAGTTTATTGTAAAGAATGTAAAAATAGTTTAGTTACAGATAAACAAGAATTAATAGAATATTTAGAATTGAATAATATGCGATTCAGTGAAGAATTGTGGGATGAAAGTGAAAAATGGATTAGATACCATATGGATTTAAGATTAGAAGGTGTTGAAGAATTACCAGAAGACATTAATGAAAAAGTGATGAAAAAAATAGTAAATCGTTATTATTCAGTAAAGGGTTTAAATGGAAATAGGGTTGGTTATCATCCAGATGATAAAGCCAGAGATGAAGAAAATAAAAAAGTATTTGACAATATCTCTCCAGATGATGAAATATTTAAAAATGATGGAGGTATTATTCAAAGGAGAAAAAGAAAAGTGAATTCTCCAGTAGAATATATTGATTATGGTTTAGAAAAAAAATGGGGAAAAAATTATAATCAAGAAGAATATGAAAAATTAGAAGGTTTTTATCAAGATATGAAAGCAAATTTTGAGATAGAAACTGCGGCTCATATTGATTATCTTAAAAAGATTTGTAAAGTTTCAGTGCAAATGGATAAAGCATTGGAAGAGAATAACATTGATGTGTTTCAGAAATTAAGTGGTATATATGATAAATTAATGCATAGTGCCAAGTTTACAGCAGTTCAAAGAAGTGCTTCAGATAGAACAGGTGGTATGAATACTATAGGTGAGATATATGATTTTTTAGAAAAAAATGGATTTATACCAAAATTTCATACAGATGAACCACTTGATATTGTTGATATAACAGAACACAACCTTAAAGAATATACAAAAAAATTAGTACTTGGAGATACTAATATAGCTAATATTATTGAATCATCAATACAAAAAATTATAGAAAAAGAAGAATTAGAAAGAAATAATTTAGAAGAAGATGCAAAAACTGTAGAAGAGTTAGAAGATGAAGATGAAGAATATGAAAGTTATATAAAAGATTATGATTATGAGGTCAATAAAGATGGCTAAAGTTAAAAAATTTCAAAAAGATAGTGCAAAATATACAAATGGAATTAAAGATATTTATAATCCCGAAGGTAATAGTTATGAAAAACAAAATGAAGAAAAGTTATCAAGAATACAAAAATTATTACCTGTGTTAATGCAATATGCAAGTTTTTGGAGAAGCTACCCTGATTTATTTATAGATTTTATAACTCCTAAAGATAGTAGTTTTAAATTATTTTTTTACCAAAGATTATTTTTAAGAATAGCAATTAGATATAGATATGTATTTATGACATTTCCAAGAGCATTTTCAAAATCGTTTTTATCTATATTAATATTATTTTTAAAATGTATATTTTATCCAGGTATTAAAATATTTATATCAGCAGGAGGAAAAGAACAAGCGAGTAATATTGCAAAAGAAAAAGTAGAAGAATTGTTTGAGTTGTTTCCTTTATTAGAAAAAGAGGTAAAAAGATATCAGACCTCAAAAGATTATGTAAAACTTATATTCCACAACGGTAGTAAATTAGATATAGTTGCAGTACAAAATTCTTCAAGAGGTGGTAGAAGACATTGTGGTCTTTTAGAAGAAGCAATATTAATAGATGGTAAATTACTTAATGAAGTAATTATCCCTTTAATGAATGTAAACAGACGAGCAAGAAATGGTGATGTTGATGAAAATGAAATACATAAGCATCAAATTTATGTGACAACCGCAGGCTATAAAAACACTTTTGCTTATCAAAAATTAATACAAGTATTAGTATGGATGATAACAAGAGGAAATGCTTTTGTATTAGGTGGAGATTATAAAATTCCTGTAATGCATAAATTATTAGATAAAGACTTTATTGAAGAACTTAAAGAAGATGGAACTTATAATCCAATGTCATTTGCGAGAGAATATGAAAGTAATTGGACAGGAACATCAGAAGATGCTTTTTTTGACAGTGAATTTATTGATAGAAATAGAATATTAACTGAATCAGAATATGAACCAGAAACAGGAAGAAAAAGAAAAGTAGAATATGTTATAGCAACAGACGTTGCAAGAGTACAAGGTAAAAAGAACGCTGATACTGTAGCATTAGTAATAAAAATTATTCCAAGAGCAAATGGTACTTATATAAAACATATAGTTAATATGTTTGTATTTAATGGAGAACATTTTGAAAATCAATCAATAAAATTAAAGAAAATTGTATTTAAATATAAAGCTAGAATGCTTGCAATTGATGCAAATGGTTTAGGTGTGGGATTGGTCGATTATCTTGTTAAAGAAAATGCAGATGAAGTTACTGGAGAAATATTTCCTCCATTTAGTGTAACTAACGATTCAGATTATGATAAATATAAAACAAGTAAATCATTACCTTTATTATATAATATAAAATCAACACCAGCAAACACAACGCATATTCATGTAAATTGTTTATCACAAATAAGTAGTGACAAAGTTAAATTTTTAACAGACGAAATAACTTCAAAAGCAAAATTATTAAGTACTAAGAAGGGACAAAAACTTACTCCTGAAGAAGTTGCAAAACATTTAGTACCATTTATATTAACTACTATAATGAAAGAAGAAATGATGAATTTAAAAAAGAAACCAGAAGGTAAAGGTGTGCAATTAGAAAGAATTAACACAAGAATGGGAAAAGATAAATTTTCTGCTCTTGAGTATGGCTTATGGTACATTAAATCATTGGAAGATAAAAATATTAAAAAAGACGTTAATGTTGATGGGAAAAAGTTTTGTATGATAAAAAAACCTAAATACAGGAAATATCATTAAATTAAATAAAGGTGGTGAAAATTATTGAGTGATGTTGAAATTAAAAAAGAAAAAAACAAAGAAGAAGAATTATTTACAAGGAAAAATGCAAATGTAATAATGAATTTTGCCACATTGCAAAAATTAATTACAGCAGATCTTAAAAATAATAGAAATACAATTCAATATTTTCAACAATACACTAAAGAAGATATAAGAACATATCTCCAAAGTCCTCAATCATATGAGAAAATACTTAGAGAATTAAGTAATTCTTTATATGTTATGAGTCCACATTATAGAAGATTAATAAATTATTTTTCTAAAATGTTATTATTTAGATATGTTGTAGAACCTTATAAGATTGATATTGAAACCATTGATGTTAATACATTAAAAAAGAAATATCTTAAAACATTGGACATAATAGAAGATATGAACATTGCACATGAATTTATTAAAATATTAAATATTGCTTTTATTGACGATATTTTTTATGGTTATGTTCATGAATCCAATGATTCATTTTTTATTCAAAAATTAGATCCACAATATTGTATGCTATCTTCTATTGAAGATGGCGTTTTTAATTTCGCATTCAATTTTTCATATTTTGATAGTAATAAAGATAAATTAATAAATTATCCAGCAGAGTTTACTACAAAATATAATCAATATTTAAGAGATAGAATTAAATGGATTGAATTAGATCCACAATCTACAATATGTATTAAAATCAATGAAGATGTCGCATATCCAATGCCACCATTTATTGGTATACTTGAATATGTTTTAGAATTAGAAGATTATCAAGCATTAAAGAAAACAGAGAATGAAACAGATAATTTTAAAATATTAGCACAAAAAATACCAATGCGTGAAAACTCAGATAATAATAATGATTATGCTATAACATTAGATCATGTTACAGAATTTCATGGCAACATCGGTTCAACATTGCCTGACCAAATTGGTCTAATTAGTTCTCCAATGGAGATTAAAGAAATTGATATTAATAAGAAAAGATATGAAAAAGATAGTGTTCAAGAAGCTGAAAGATCATTATATAATGCTGAAGGTGTAAGTCAATTATTATTTAACTCTGATAAAGGTGGAAGTATTGGCTTAGAGAGGTCAATTAACACAGATGAAGTTATTGCATTTGCTGTATTAAGGCAAATAGAAAGATGGATAAACAGAAAATTAAAATATACTTCAACAACTAGGTTGTTTAAAATTAATATGCTAAATATAACTCGCTATAATGAAGATGAATTCTTTGAAAAGTCATTAAAAGCGGCACAATTTGGTATTCCTACTAAATTAATGACTGGTGCAAGTATGGGTTTATCTCCAAGTGCAATGACAAATATGGCATTTTTAGAAAATACTGTGCTTGGGTTAGAAGAAGCATTGATCCCATTGGCAAGTTCACACACACAGAATAGTGATACAGGTAGCACAGATAATACAGGTGGTAGACCAAGTAAAAATACCAATAAATTAAGTCAAAGTGGGGAATCACAAAAAGATAATAATAAAAATAAAAATAGAGCAAAAAAGAAAAAATAGTTTAAGGGATAGGAGGGAGTGAAAAATGTGTCAAAAGATTTAGATAATAAAATAAATATTCCTATCATGTTTCAAAAAATACAAAACTATGAAGTAGAAGATACAAGGTTTACTAAAGTGAAAATATGGTTAATGCATATTGGGAAAAATCTAAATAATAGTTATTTTGAAAAATCTGTAGTTGAAGAAGCAATACCTAGTTTAGCAAACACTCCCATACTTGGATATATAGAAGATAATTCTGAAGGAGAAATTGATTTCTCTGACCACAGGAATATATTAGTAAAAGAAAATGGTAAATATTCGCTAAAATATATTGGCAATATTTATGGGGTTATACCAGAAACTAATAACGCTAAATTTGAATTAAGATTATGTGATGATGGCATAGAAAGAGAATTTTTAACTGTTGAAGGACTTATATGGGAAAAACAAGATGAACCTATAGAAATACTTAATAGAGATAAAATTTTGAAAGAATCAATGGAAATACATGATAATTATGAAGGTTTTATAGATGAAACAGATAATTGTTATTATTTTAGCAAATTTACATTCTTTGGTGCTTGTATATTAGGAAAAGATTATCATCCAGCAATGATGAATGCTACAGTGGAAACAGAATTTACTATTAAAGATGTAATAAAAGAAACTCAAATGAGAATGGAACAATTTAAGCAATTTCAAAAAAATCAAATGTCATTTGAAAATAATAATGATAATGATATAAATAATCAAGAAGGAGGTAATAATGTGGAAAATAAATTAGCATTAATTGCTAAGTATCAGTTTACAGTAGATATGTTAACTGAAAAAAATATTAGTTCTGAGCAATTAGAACAATATACTGTAGAAGAGTTAGAAGCGAAATTAATAGAGTTTACTACTGAAGAACCAGAAGTGCCTGCCCAAGATTTTGCCTTAAATGGGCAAATAAGACAAGAAATTCAAGCCGAATTAAGTAAAATAAAAATAAAAGATGATTGGGGTTATGAATATTCTCGTTATTGGTATTATGATCATGATGAAAATACTGTATTCGTTGAAGATAAACAAGATAAGTGGAGACTTTATGGTATGTCTTATAGTATGAGTGGTGATAAACCAGTAATAGATTTTACGAGTGCCAAAAGAAAGAAAATTGAAATTGTAGATTTTATTGATGGCACTACAGAAAATGATGTTATATTAATTCCTCAAACATTTGCAGAATTACAATTACAAAATCAGAAATCAACAATTGAATCTGCATTTGCACAAGAAAAAGAAGATATATTAAAAGAATACCAAGTAAAAGTAGATGAAGTAAATGAAAAATATTCTGTATTAGAAAAAGATACTTTAGAATTAAAAGAATTTAAATTAAAATCTTTGGCAAAAGAAAGAGAAACTAAAGAAAATGTATTATTTTCACAATTTACAACTCAGTTAACTGAAGATGAAATTAAAGTATTTAAAGAAAAAGCTAATGAATTTACAATCGAAGATTTAGAAAATCAATTATATGTTTTAGTTGGTAAAAAAGCTACAAGTTTTAGTTTAAATAGTAATGATGATAATAAGCAAGGTACATTAAGAGTGCCATTCATTAACAACGATGAAAAAATTGATGATGGCTATGGTGGATTATTGTCAAAAGTAAAAAGATAATTTAAATGTAATAAAAGGAGAGTGATATAATATCATACTTGATACTCATGTAAAAATAACATGGAATGCAAAAAAATAAAGCACATTATATAGAATGTGGATATATATTTACAAAAATTGGTGAAGTATTTGAAATTGATATTAAACATATCACTAAAGGTAGTTACGCAATAATTAGAGTACAATGTGATTATTGTGGTACAATAATTGAAAAAGAATACTATAAATATTTAAAAAATAAAAATATAGTAAATAAAGATAGTTGTAGTAATTGTATAAGTAAGAAGATAAAAGAAAGCAATATGATTACTTATGGGGTAGAAAGTGTTTTACAATTGAAAGAAGTAAAAAATAAATCGAAAATAAAAAGTTTAGAAAAATATGGAACACAATATCCTGCACAAAGCAATAAAATAAAAGAAAAAATAAGAAAAACAAATATAAGTAAATATGGAGTTGAAGTACCAGCAAAAAATAAAACTATAGCTGAAAAAATAAAAAATACTTGTATAGAAAAATATGGATGTATATGCCCATCAAAAAACAAAAATGTTCAAAATAAAATAAAACAAACTAATATTAAAAGATATGGTGTAAATTGCCCTTCAAAAAACAAAGAAATAAAAGAAAAAATAAAACAAACAAATTTAAAGAGACATGGGGTAGAATATCCAACGCAAAATAAAAATATACAAGATAAAATAAGACAATCATTCTATAAAAATAATAGTGGTAAAATTTCAACACAACAATTAGAAATATATAATATGTTATTAAATAATAAATATAATGTTAAATTAAATTATCCAATAAATAATTTAAGTTTAGATATAGGATTATTTGTTGATAATTATAAAATTGATATTGAATATGATGGAGTATATTGGCATCAAGATGAACAGAAAGATAGACGTAGAGATGAATTCTTAAAAAGTGAAGGATGGAAAATATTAAGAATTAAAAGTAATAGAAAAATGCCAACATTAGAACAACTTATTGAAGGAATAAATAAACTAATAAAAACAACAAGAACATTTACACAGATTGAATTAGAAGATGTAAAAAATATATTAAAAGAAAGTATTTAAAATTTAAAAATATTAATTATATTAGGAGGTTATATATAATGGCTTATGGTGTAGTGAGGATTGACAAGGTAAAATCAACCTATGTCGGGCATTTAGAATCAATGCAATTTACTGGTACAGTAACAACTACAATATTTCCACAAGGTAAAATTGAGAATGGTATGATTTGTAATAAAGGAGCTTTAGTTACAGGTGAAAGAGAAATTCGTACATTAGAAGTTCCTGCAACAGCAACATTAGGAACAGAATCTATATATTTAATTGCTGTTCCTGAGATTAATTACACTCAATACAAAAAGACTGATGCATCATTACAAAATTTTGCAAGTGATACTGACGAAGTTGTAAGAACATATACTTTAGAACAAGATGATATTTTTTCTGTTTCAGCAAATATGATTACAGCTTTAGCTAACGATACTCCAGTTGTAGGAAATTATGTTATTGCTGCAAATGGTGTTTTAAAATTAAAAGAATCAGCAAGTATTGTAGGTACAGAAAAGTTTGTTGGCAAAATTATTTCTAAAGAAACTCTTGGAACAACTACATATATTGGTGGAGCTGGAGCTATTGTTCGTCCAATTACTTTATATGCAATTGAAGTTGTTAAAAACTAATTGAAAAGTTAAAATATTAAATTATAGGAGGTAATATTAAATGTCTGAAGCTGTAAAGCAAAATTTAATTAAGTTATGTATTGATGCTTCAAAAAATCGTGTGCAAAATTATACAGCACAACAAACATCTGAAGCAATCAGAGATGCATTTATGAGTTTAATGGGTACTGATAAACCAAATCAGAGACAATTTAGAAAACATGCACCTGATATTTTTGAAATTATTGAAGTAATTTTAGAACAAGTTGTTGTAGACAATTTAGCTAATAATCCTTTCTTTGAGCAGTTTGTAGAATATCGTGATTTAAATCTTGGTGATACAAATGAGTTTTATGTTGAAGATAAAACAATGCTTACTGTTAGTAAAGTCGCTAGAGGTACTTGGGATTTACGTAGGCAGAAATTAGATATTGGTGACAGTTTTACTGTTAAAACATCTACTTATGGTATTAAATTGTATTCTGATTTTCTAAGAGTTATGGCAGGTAGAATGGATTGGAATGCTTTTGTAGCAAAAGTAGAACAAGCATTAAAAAATAAAATGGCAGAAGAAATTTATACAAACTTTATGTCTACAATTGATTATTTACCAACAGAATTCAAGAAAACAGGTACATTAGATGAAGATGTATTAATGGAAATTGTAGACCACGTATCTGTAGCAAGTGGTAATAGTCCAGTTACCATTGCTGGCACAAAAACAGCATTGAAAAAATTAACTGGTACTGTAACTGATTATTGGTCTGATAGTATGAAAGACGAAAAATATAATACTGGTGCGTTAAAAATGTGGGAAGGTATTCCATTATTAGTAATTCCGCAAATTCATACTGCAAATACTTTTAACTTTGCAATTAGCAATACAAGATTAATTGTATTGCCTGCAAGTAAACCAATTAAAATCGTTAGAGAAGGGCAAAGTTTAATTAAAGAAACTACAGCAGGAACAGAAAATATGGATATGTCTGTAGAATATACATATCTTACTAATTACGGTATTGCTGTGATCTTTAACATACTATATGGAATGTATGAAATGGCTTAAATAAAAATAGGAGAAATAACTTCTCCTATTCTATCTTATTATTAGGAATAAAAGGAGGTCATTTAATTAATGGCAATTATAAAAAAAGAAAAAGAAGTAAAAGATAAAGATGCAACAGAAAATGCAACACAAGAAGAAGTAAAAAAGGAAGTAATAATAGAAGAAGTAGAAGAAATTAAAGTCCCAAAGAAAAAAACAAGATCACAATTTGACAGGAATGAAATGGTAACTTGTAAGTGTATGGTTAAAGGTGGACTAATATATAAATCTAAAAAGAATATTGGTTCAGATACAACATGGGATGATTATGGTTCTGAAGAAGATTTAGATATTGGTGAAATAATGACAATTAAAGCATCTGTGCCAAGATTTTTAACTGAACCTTGGTTTAAAATTATGAATAATGATGATTTAGTTGAATATTTAGGTTTAACTAAAATGTATAACGCTATTTTAGCTGTTGAAGATATTGATATTGTATTTAGTAAAAAACCTGAAGCAATACAGAAATTATTACAAGAAGTGCCTAAAGGTATGAAAGAATTAATTGTTGATCGTGCTAAACAACTAATAGTAGAAAAAAATTTATATGATTTAAGAGTAATTAATACTCTTGAAAAAGAGTTAAAAGTAGATTTAAAAATATTTATTGAAGAATAGGGGGTATAATAAATGACACCCTATAGTAATATATATGCTAGATTTATGAGAAAGATTACAGATTATAATTTAGCAGAACTGGTACAAGAAACTGCTGAAGAAATTATAAAAGGCTATTTAATTAGCTCAATTGCTAAATATAATAATTGTGAACAAGATTTAAATAACAGAGATGATGAAGTTGATACATTTAACATTACTTTAACTGAAAAAGAAGAAGAAATATTATCAATTAATATGGTTGTAGAATGGTTAAATCCAAAAATACTTACAGATGAAAATATTAAATTATTAATTACTAATAAAAATTGGCAAACTTATTCGCCTGGTAATTTATTAAAAGAGTTGCAAAATGTTAGAAAAACATTTAAATCAGAAGTAAATAATTTAATTAATGCTTATATCTCTACTGTTGAAAGGATAAGAGTGTTGAGATGAAAACTAGATATAATAATATGGATTTAAATATCAATGTATATTTAGACCAATTAAAAAATCGTGTATATAAAATACTTCCTTTAACAGAAGAGTGTAATACAGGATTGCCAAAGTACTTAGATGCATTATTATGTGAATTAACAGGTGGAAAAGAATTATTACAAGATTTATCAAATAATTCAAATTATATAAGTTTGTTAATGTCACTAGAATGTTTAAAAAACACTAAAGAATTAGTAAAAGTAAAAAGTAAAGTATTTGAATGTATTAGTGTAATTAAAAAAATTCAAGATAGCTTATAAAAAGGAGGTATAATATGCCAAATTATTTTGATATATATAAACAAAGAGTTGCAGTAAAAGGCACAAATGTAGTTGAAAGTCTTGCAAATGCAACTAAATATATCATAAAAAAAGAATTTAAATACTCTCCTTTTTATAAACAGGGAATTATAAATGGTGAATCAATAGATGTAAGGATAGTAGAAAATGAAATTAGTACCACAACAAATGAAGGTAAAAGTGATAATCAAAAACAATTATTATTATTACCTGACACAGTAGTTAAAATTGGAGATATTATTAATATAGAAAATGAAAATTGGTTAGTAATTGATTTTAATAATAATGAAATATTTCCAGAAGCAAAAGTAAACATATGTCATACTAGCTTAAAATATCTTAATGAAAAAGGAGTTATAATTCAAACGTATGGGTTTGTATCAACAAAAAATATATCAAACGATGTAAGTGAAAATAGATATATTATTGTTCCTGATGGATATTTAAAGTATGTTGTACAAAGTAATGCTGATACAGTAAAAATAATTAGAGATAAAAGATTTTTGTTAAATGATTCAGCATGGAGAGTTACATTTGTAGATAGAATAACTCAACAAGGTTTAATATATTTAACATTGAAAGAAGAAGAAATTAATGAAACTAATGATAATATACAATTAGGTATTGCAGATTACTATAATAATTTACATGGGTATTTTATTGCAATATTAAATGGAACAACTATATCATTAGACACTACACAAACACTTCAAATTAATGTTCAAGTATTAGATAATGGGTTTATTATGGATAATCCTTCTATAGTATATTCTAGTAGCGATACGGATATAGCAATAGTATCTTCATCTGGTTTAATTAATTGCAATGCAGTAGGCAATTGTATAATTACTGCTATGTGTAACAACGTAAGTGATAATATAGAATTAAATGTTGTAGAAATATTACAACATAATTACTCTGTTGAAATACAAGGAAGTACAACATGTACTATAAGTCAACAGCAAGTATATAATGCTATATGGAAAGACAATGGCAACGTGATTATAGACAATGCAATAGAATGGTGGTTAACTGCTGATAATGGAATTGATGCAACTAATTTGGCAACAATAACATATTTAAATAATATATGTACTATTAAAGCAAATAATAATGCAGGGTATGTAAGATTATATGTTAAAAATGCAAATGAATTGCAAAGTTATCTGAGAATACAGATAAAATCATTGTGGTAAAGGGGTGGATATATTATTAGTGGTAAGTTTGAAATGCTAGATGAGAATATGACAAATATAATGTTAAAGATGATATCATCTCAAAATTTATGTAAATATTTATATTATACTAGCAAAAATCCTTTAATAGAACCAGATATAAAAGATGCAGGAATGTTATTGCTTAATAATATATTCCCCATTCCAAAAATACCAACAGTAGAAGAAAATGCTAGTAGTATTATAAATGTAGTATTAGATAATTTTACTTTGCATAAAACAGCATATAAAAATTCTATGATTATATTTAATATAATGGTACATATTGATTTATGGTTAATAAACGAGTTAATAAATGATGAAGTAAAAAATAAGATAAGACCATTTAAAATACTTAATGAAATGGACATATTGTTTAATGGACAAAGAGTATTAGGTATTGGTAAATTGGAAATTAATAATTGTAAATGGCTAATTTATAATGACAAATATTATGGTTATCTACTAAGCTATAATGTAACAGAATTTAATTGAACGAAATATGGATATAAATTTAAATAATAAATTAAAGTCATTATTAGCCAAATCAATAAAATTGAATAATTATGAAATAAAACCATTAACAATAAATGAAATATGTGAAATTGGAATAGAAAATTATTATAAATATGTTTATATATCAACATGTAAATTGGAAGGTATAGAAGAAGAAGAAGATATGTATGATGTATTTTGCTTTATAGAAGAATTTAGGAATATATTTATCGAAGCATCATCTATATTTTTAAAGAATAAGGTTATCTTCAGAAACAAAGAAGATAACTATTTTTTTTATATTGAGAATGATGAATGTTGTCATATTATAAATAAATTTAATTTTATGGATTATGTAAATACAATAAAATATCAAAATGGAGTTGGTCAAAATGATGAACCAAAACCATTTAATGATACAGCAAAAGAAATGATGGAAAAATTAAAAAAATTAAGAGCAAAGTACGCAACTAAACAAAATGAAGAAGAATCAGATATTGTAGATATTATATCTTCAGTATGTTCCAAACATCCTAGTATTAACCTTTTAAATGTTGGGGAATTAACAATACTACAAATAATAGATAAGTTTAAAAGATTAAATATGATTGATTCATATTATTTAAATTTTGAAGCACTAATGCATGGAGCTTCAGGAGAAGATACACAGCTTAAGCATTGGTCATCTAAAATAAAATAAGGGAGGAAATATTGAATGTCAAAACAATTCGCAATTAAAGAAGTGTTAAATTACACTATTTATGACTATGTAACAAAAGCACCAATAGTTTATACAGATTATGCAACTGATGCAATCGTAGAAACAAAAGCAGAGAGATTAACACTTAGAGGTGGTCAAGGTAATTATACATTAATTGCTATGGATCACACTAAGGAAACATTATTCAAATCTAAATTGCCTTTGGTTGATTTAGAATTAATTGCTCATTTAACTGGTAAAGCGTTGGCTACTGGTGCTACACAAGTACCTAAAAGAGAAGTATTATATGCAAGTGCAAGTAATACAATTACACTATCTCAAACTCCTGTAACTGGAACATTAAAGATTTATTTGCTTACAGATACAAGGGATCATGGAACAGAACAAACTGTAGGCACTCCTGGTACAACTCCTAACCAATACTCTATTTCAACTGCAACAGCTACTTTAAATGCCACTACTGCACCTACTGGCACTGCATTTGTATGCTATTATGATTATATGTCTAGTGCTTCTTCAAGAAAAATTACTCTAACTGCTGATAAATTTCCTGCATTCGTAAGAATCACAGGTGAAGGTATTATGATTGACCAAGTAACTGCTGTTGCATATCCTGTAGTATTTGATATTAAGAAAGCTAAATCTAAGCCCAATTTTACAGTTACAACTTCAGCTACATCAGCAACAGAAATTGATTTAGAATTTGATTTATTTGCTGTAGATATTGCTAATGAGAAAGTGTATTTAAATATGACACAAATTGTGTAAATCAATAATAGGATGGTGAGTTTTAAATGATTAAGTTAGCAGGATTAAAAATTAAATATACTCACCCTGCTTCTATTATTGAATTTGATGTAAATAAAGTTTATGAAATTAAATATGAAAATAAATACTTTATTATTGGCAATTCAGGTGATAAAGTATTTATGGATTTAGAATTAATAAAAACTTTATTTACTCCAATTGATAAGAGTTGGGATGAATTAGAAAAAGATGAAGTTAAGGAAGTAGTTATTAAGAAAAAAGAAATTAAAGAAGTAAAAGAATTATAAATAATAGGAGCATGTAGAAAATAATAAAACTACATGCTCCTTATTTTTTTAACTATTTATCTATGATAATTATATAAGTAAGTATATTTGTTAGAGATAAGTAGTTAAACTACTTAAATAAAATTAAAATACAAGGGGGATACTACATAATGAGTATTAAATATGAAGAAATTAAGGAATTGGTTAAAGATGAAATTAACATAGTAAGATTTGAGAATTTAAAAGAAAAAATTGAAGTAAAATATTATTTACCAATTTTAGAAAAAATTGGTATTATTGAAACAATTGTAGATAGTAGTTTTATTGAAGATGAAGAAACAAAATTAAAAAGATATAACCCAATAATTAAAGAAGTAATGACAGATTATCTTATAGTAAAGTCATATACTAATTTAATAGAAGATAACTTAGAAGAAGATATAAAAAATATATATGATATATTAAAACAGAATTCATTAATAGATTTAGTATACACAGCAATTAATAAAACTGAAGTAGATATGATTAAAAATTGTGTAGAAGAGCGCATTAAAGAAGAACAAAGATTTATTGAGAATAAAACTAATATGGGATTTATTGTAGAGCAGTTAATTAATAAAATAAAAGAATTTAGTAAAGAAGCAATGAGTTTAGTAGGTGAAATAAATGAAAATAAATTGGGATTAATAACAAATTATTTTTCAACTGTGAACAATGATAATGGATTTACTGTTAAAGATATATTGAAAAATTTAAAAAATATAATTGAAGTAAAATAGAGGGATTATAATGACTATATGTAAAACTATAACACAATTAAAAATGGAAATGGGCAAGCGTATAAAAAAGTCATTAATACAAGTAGGAGATATGGTAATTAAAGAAATACAACAATATTTAATGAAACATTTATATGCCAATACGCCAGAAGATTATGAAAGAACATGGGATTTATTTAATAGTCTTACTGTAAAAGAAATAAAAACATCAGGTGATATTTATACTATTGAAGTATATTTTGATAAAGATAAAATTAAATCGAATGAAATATTAAATAACTGGAATCAACATATGAGCTTTGTAACAAAAAATAGAAGTGCAGGAGAAGCAAAATATTGGGAAGGACAAAGTATAAGTCAAGCATTACCTTGGTGGATAGAATTGGGGGAAGATTCACTTATTTTTCCAAGAGAAGGTATACATATGGTAAAGAATACTACAGAAAAATTAAGAAGTACTAAGGAGCATATAGAAGAATTGAAAAAAATACTAAAAACTAAATATAATATTAAATGTAATATTATATAAACAATTGATAAAGAGTGATATATATCACTCTTTTTATTATTTTATAGAAAGAAGTGATATATTATGAATGATATGCTATCAATGCAGGTATCAGCAATATTAAATATTACACAAAAAGATTTACAAACACAATTGAATACAATTAGACAACAAATAAATGAAACACCTTTAGAAATAAAAATTAATATAGATAAAACAATATTATCTGATCTTAAGGAGTTTACTAAAGCAGTTAAAGATATTAATATTGTTCATAAAGAACAAAAACAAGTAATAAGAGAAGAAATAGATGTAATTAAAGAGTTAGATGGAGTTACTAAAACATATACGAAAACAGTATTAGCAAATGGAGTAGTTAAAGAAAGAATTAAAAATGTTGTAGATAAAAATAAACAGGCAATAATTGATGCAACAAAAGCAGAAGGCAAAGTACTTGATGAATTAACAAGTAAATATGGTAAATTAACAAATGAAGTAATTAGAAAAAATGCCGCTGAAAAAGAAACAAGTCGTTCTATGACATATAAAGACCTAAATGGTAGAATGACAACTGTAAATACTGCTGGAGGAAAGTCTACTTCATTTGTAGAAAGATATAATAAAGAAGCACAAGATAGATTAATAGCAAATTTAGAAGTTTATAAAAGTAGATTAAATAATGCTTTAGATAAAAGTATTAATACTATTACTAAGCAAACAGCAGGTAAAATAGATACTACTCAATTAACAAAATTAAAAACAGATTTAAATGGTTTGAATGTAGGTCTTCCTAATTTAGATAAATCTATGAAAACTATCAATCAAGATATAAAAAATACCATTAATAATATAAAATTAGAAATAGCAGAATTAAATAGATTAGATGTAATACAAGCACAAAAAAATAAATTTATTAATGGATTAACTAGAATGTCTAATAACAATACAACATCAATGTATATGAGTCAAGAAGAAATAAATAATGTTAAAAAACTAATAAATTCTTTGAATGACTTAAATAAAACAAGTTTACAAAAAATAAGAGATGAAATTGCAAAACTGGGTCAAACAGCCAGCAATAGAATGTTTACTACAAGAACTTTACAGTCATTAGAAATAGAAAAAACTAAATTGTCAGATAGTTTAAATAAATTAACTAATAGTAACATAGGTAAATTGATACCTGAAACAGAAATAAATAAAGTAAAATTATTAATAAGCGAATTTAATACTTTAGATAAAGTAAAATTACAAAATATAAAAAATCAAATAGGTAATTTAAGGCAAGAAGCAAATAAACTATTTGATATGCAACAAGCTCAAAAAACATTAGATATATATAAAAGACAGGCAGAAATAAATGTACAAAGTGCGAATAGAAAGTATTCAGGATTAGTAAATGTTGAAGAATTAAAGAAATATCAACAAGCAGTAAATGCATTAAAAGTAAATCCAAATATACAAAATCAAATGGCACAATTAAGTATGAGATACAGAGAAATTACTGAAAGTGCAAAAAACTCTGCTTCAGCAATGAATACTGCAAGTAAATCAGCAATGACATTTGGACAATCATTAAAAGTAGCATTTGAAAAGTTTCCTATATGGATAATTGCGTCAACAGCAGTAATGGATTTTATTCATAAAATACAAGATGCTTTTTCATACATGTTAGAAATGAGTCAGTTATTTACTAACCTACAAATGGAAATGACTGAAAAGAATTTAAACTTTGATGAAATTACTGAAAGTACTGTAAGATATGCAAATGCATTAAGTAGTACAAGTAGTGAAGTTATGAAAGCAATTAGTGTATTTGGGACATATACAAGTACAATGGAACAAGTATTACAACGTAGCGAAGCAGCAATTGTACTTGCAAATATTTCTGGAAGGTCAATGCTTGAAGTGTCTGATGATTTAATGTCTGCACAAATACAATTTAAAAAAGGTGCAGATGAATTGATGGGTGTTGTAGATACTTATGCCAGTGTTGCAAGAAATTTACAAGTTGACTTTCCCAAAGCACTTGGGGAAATATCTGCTGGTATGAAATATGTAGGTACTGTTGCAACAGAAGCTAAAATTCCATTAGAAGATTTGTCAGCAATGTTAGGAACATTGATTGAAACTACTCGTAGATCAGGTCAACAAGTGTCAAATGGTTTAAAAACTATTGTGTCTAGGATATCTAATGTAGGTGATGAAGTAAATCCAGAAGACTTTAAGAAAATAGAAAAAACATTTAATGATGTTGGAGTAAGTATAAAAAAAGATGCAGAAACAATTAGACCAGTAAATGATATACTTAAAGATATGGCAGATAAATGGGAAACAATATCAGATGTACAACAGCAACAAATAGCAAAAGATGCGGCTGGTATTTATCAAAGAAATATATTTCTTGCTTTAATGAAAAATTATAATAAAGTATTAGAAAATACAGAATCAGCATATAACAGTCAAGGTGTAGCATTATCTAAACAAGAAATATTTGCTAGATCACTTACAGCTTCTATAAATCAATTAACCAATTCATGGCAACAATTTTATTTAAGTGTTATAAATAATAATGTAACAAAAACACTTATAGATTCTAGTAAACTAATGTTAGATAGTTTTACAAATTTAAGTGATTCAATTGGTGGTTTGCCATTAGTATTAACTACTGCATTATTAGGAACTTCAATGTTTTTTAGCGGATTTAGAAATAAAATGAATACTGTTATTGGAGAAATCAACAGTGTTAAAGCATTACAAGCAAAAAATATAACACCTAGTTTTACAATGGGCAATGTAGGAGTGTATTCAGCTACATTAACTAAATTAATTACTGGTGTTAAAACATTTAATAGTAATCTTAATGCTTCAAAAATAGCATTTGCAACAACATATGGAACAATGCCAACAAAATTAGAAAGTATAAAATTAGGATTTAATGCTTTAACAATGGGAATACGTGGTACAACGGTTGCCACACTTGCATTAAGAACTGCAACAGTAGCTTGGCAAACAGTAGCAACATTAGGTTTAGCTGTAGCATTTACTTATGCTATGTCTGGCATAATAAAATATATAGATAATTTAATTAATAAAACAGAAAAAGCTAAACAAGCATTTGAAGAATTAAATAATGAAACACTTAATCTTAGAGATGAAATATCTGACTCTCAAAAATTAATTAAAATATATGATGAATTATCAAAAAAAGCAACATTAACAGCAGAAGAAAAAGATAGACTTGCAGATGCAACTGAAAAATTAGCAACATTATATCCAAATGCAATTGAATTATATGATGCAGAAGGAAAAGCAATAGATTTAAATAAAGATAAATTAAATGAGTATCTTAAAGTTAAAGAAAAAGAATTAGAATATAAACGTCAAGAATTATCTGCAAGCTATAATAAATCAGCAGATCAAGATGTTACTACTATAAATAATAATATTAAATCAATAGAAAATTATAATAATGAATTAAAAGAATTAGAAGAACAAAAAAATAAATGGATTCAACTGGGAAAAGCAAATAAATCTAATAATGTTTACCAAGATATATTAAGTGATATAGAAAAAATTACTAAAGAGAGAAATAAATTACAAAATGAAACAAATAATTTAATAGAAAATAATAAAACTGGTTTAAAAGCAGTATTACAAGGCACTGACGGTTTTAAAAATTTAAATACACAAGAATTAAATAATTTTATAAACTCATTAATGAGCATTAAAGATATTTATAAAGAGATAGAAAAAAATGGTGCTCAGACATTTGGAGATAAAATTACGAAATCTGGCTTTATTAATGCTTATAACGATATTAATAAAGAATTTAATAAACTAAGTAAAAATACAAATAGAACACAACAAGATATAGATAATTTTAATAATAATGCTGTAAATAAATTAACACAAAACTTACAACAATTTGGCAGTATTACAGGCAACATAGCAGAAAATATTATTAAGAATCAATTTACTTTATCAGTAATTGAAGCAAAAGAAAATATTGTAGACTTTAGCAACGCAATAGAGTTAATTCAAAATACAACAATAGAAACTTCAGATAAAATAGAATTATATAATCAAATACTAGAAAAGTCAAAAGAATCAAATAATGATGCGGCTCAAGAAGTAATGAAACATGTAGATAAACATAAAGATTTATACGATGTTGTTCAAGTAGAAAACGGAATACTAGTATTAAATACAGCAAAATTAAATGACTTAAAAAATAAAACTATTGAAACAGCAATTGCTACAAATAATGCAGAAATCAATAAAGCAAAAATAGTTTCTACACAAACTACAGCCAGATTAGCTCAATACCAATTAGAAATAGAAAAATTAAATACATTATTAAAAATCCAAGAAGCATATCTAAAAATAAGTAATTCTTTATATACTCAATATTCTACTGGCAAAATAGATAATAATGAATTATTTAGTAAATTAGATCAAGCAAAAAAAGATGTTACTGATATTTATGTCGCTAATAGATTAGATAGTTTAAAGAATATGAATGATGCCGAAAAATTATTTGAAGAATGGAAAACAGAAAGAGGATATTCTAGCGATATTAAAGATTCAAAAGAAATGTCGGCAATGCGAGATAAAATTTATGGATATGTTGAATTAAAACAAGCGGTAGAGAAAGCTAATGCAGTTATTAATACTCCTAATCTTGGAGTTAAAGACTCATACTCCACATCAGACGCAAAATCAGCAGAATCCCTAGTATGGGAAATAGTAACAAATGAAATAAAAAAATACGATAATGCTCTTAAATCACTAGAAGACACTACTTCTAATATGGTCAAAGGTTCTAAAGCACGTAGAGATTCCCTACATGCTGAAAATCTTAAAATAAAGGAGCAAATTGATTATTTAAAAGCACAAAAAGATGGATTGGATACTATATCAATTATATCTAATTATTCAGCAAGTAATGGTAAATTGCCTAATCCAATACCTGGCACACAATTAAAAGATTCCTTTGGAGCACCTAGAGATGGTGGTGCTCGTAAACATGAAGGAATTGACATAATGGCTGATAGAGGTACTGAAATACATTCAACTACATCTGGTAAAGTATTAAGTGCAGGAAATACTGGTGCTAAAGGTGGTTGGGGTGTAACTATTTCTGACCCTCAAGGTAACACACATTATTATGCACATATGAATACTGATCCTAGTAAAATATTAGGGATTGGGCAAGAAATATTAGCAGGACAAGTAATTGGATATGTTGGAGATAGTGGCAATGCTAAAGGTGGAGCAACACATTTACATTATGGGATTAAAGATTCTAATAATAAAGCAATTAATCCTTATGATTTATTAACAAATGATATATCTACACAAAAATCTGTAACAGTTAACACTTCACAATCTGCTATAAATAAATATGGTATATCACCTGAGATTGTTAATACTGTATTATCTCTTGCACAGAAATATAATGTTGATCCTGCATTAATACTAGCAATTGGAGAACAAGAAACAAATTGGGGCAAATCAGGTGATGGTAAGAAAGGAATGTACCTTGGCTATGGATCATATGATTCAGGATCAGATTATAGCCAAGCAGGATTAGAAAATCAAGTTGAAAAAGCTGTTAAGAAAATGAAAGCTTGGGGTATGAGTCCAGGTAATGTTAGTTTTGATAGATTAAATCAAGGTAATAATGGCAATTTGCCTACTGGTATATATGCTACAAGCAATGAATGGCAAAATGGTGTATGGAATCTATATAAAGAGTTTTCAAATGGTCAAATGACAACAGCACTAAGTGGTGGTTTGTCTAAATCAGAATTATCATACGAAAAATTAGTAGAAGACCGTATTAAGCACCAAGAAGAAATAAACGCTAAAATACTAGAACTAGAGAAAAAATTTGCTCAAAATTCTAAAGATTGGTATACAGATTTATGGCAAGAATCAGATAATATTATTAATGAATTTGAGCAGAAAAGCAATTTCTCTAAAATGTTTTCTGAAAGTATGTCTAAATCATCACCAGAATATAGGGAACAATTAAGTATACAAAAAAATAATACAATAGGTGTTCAGACTCAATTAGCAGAACAAGCTAAACAAATGGATCAAGCAATAGAAAATATGAAAAAAGGAATCACAGAAGGTACTTTTAAAGATGAGCAATTTTTAAAAGAAACAATAGAGAAAAGGAAAGCATTGTCTGCTGAGTGGTGGAATAAACAAAAAGAAATATCTGATAAACAAGCAGAGATAACATCCAGCGAAGTTGAAGAAGTAACAAATAAGATAAATGAATATAATAATGTAATAGCAATTTCTCAATCACAACAGGAAATGAATGAAAAAGGAACAAATGAATATAATAATGCCTTAAAAGAAGAAGTTATTCAATATTCTAATATAGAATCTGCTTTAAAAGCAAAACAAGCAATATATCAAAAAGAGTTAACAGATACTTTTGTTGGCACTCTAAGATATGAAGAATTACAAAGAGCAATAAATGACACAACAAAAGAAATAATAGACAATGAAAAAGCATTATATGATAAAAAGAAACAAATTATAGATTATGCAATAGAAACAATAAAAAAAGCATATGAAAAACAAAAAGATATAGCAATAGATGCAATTGAAGAACAAATTGATGTAGAAAATGAAAGGCATAAACGAGTAAAAGAAAACATAGAAGATGAATCAAACCAATATAAAGAATCAGTAAATCAAAGGATAAAATTACTTGATGAATTATCTGATAAAGAAAATTATGAAGCAGATATTAAAAAACTGAATGAAGAAAAGTTAGATATTCAAAAACAAATAGAATCATATGCTAATGACGATTCTTATGAAGCCAAATCAAGAAAAGAAGAATTGTCAAAACAATTGTCAGATAAAGAATTAGAAATACAAAAAGCACAAAAACAAAGAGAATTAGAATTAAGAAAAGATTCTTTAAATGATCAGTTGGATAAATATGAAAAAGAAGTTAAAGAGAAAGAAAAGGCTGAAGATAATAAGTATGATGCAGAAAAAGAAAGATTAGAAAAAATAAAAAATGATACAGAAAAACATTATCAAGATTTGATTGACAACGAACTTAACTATACTAATATTAGTAAAGAATTGATGAAAGGAAATATAGATAATACTATTTCAGAACTACAAAGATTATTAATATTTGTTAAAAATAATATTAGTAATTTAGGTTCAGGAGTTGGTAATACTCTTGCTAATGAAATAAATAATAGTATTGAACAAATAACAGGCAATTTAGGGAGTAACAATAATACAAATACAGGCAATACAGGAAGTAATACTACTCAACATAGTCAATATTATCCTTGGAAAACACAAATAAACCATATTATATATGATAAAAAAATGTGGCAACAAGGATATGAAACAGGAAATCAACAAATGATGCTTGATGCTGAAAATGAAGCAAAAATTTATTATGATCAAATACCAGATTATATTGCAAAATTATTACAAAGTATGAATTATAATAGTGCAAATGCATGGTATAAAACAAACGTATTTCATAAAGGAGATGTAGTTGGTGGTACAGGTTCGAAAGAAGCTGAATTAATTGATAAAATATTTAATAAAGGGCAAAATGAACATATAAGTAAATTATTAAAAGGAGAAGTAGTATTATCACATTCTGCAATACAAAGAGTTGCACCTATATTAAATGCAGTAAATACTCCTTCTGTAAATGGAGGGAATAGTACTGTATATAATTTAGAGATGTATATTGCTAATGTTAATGGAAATAAAGAAGGGGCGAACTTATTATTTACTGAAGTGAAAAAAGGAATTAATAAATTAGGAAAAAAATATTAAAAATAAAATAGAGTAGATAAATATCTACTCTATTTTATTTATTAAATGGAGGTGATATATTGACAATTCGTGCATCAGAATATTTTATATTTAATAATGAGTATTCAACTAATTATGGAATAAAAAATTGTAATATACAAACTGGAATACAAGAAGAATTATTTATGCATTCAAGAGAGATTCTAACTACACAAATCAAAGGAAAAGAATCGCCTTATTTACAATATATTAAACCCTCGCCTTTAAAGCTTAATATTACATTGGTGTTTGAGGAAGATTTTAATTTTGAAAAGTTAAATAATCTTGCTTACTTATTAAACCAACCATATTATGTTCCAATGATATTTTCTGAAGATTTGCATAAAATATATTATGTATTATTATCAGATGATAGTAATTTAAATCATAATTGTATAAATCAAGGATACGTTACTTTAACATTTATATGTAATTCTCCTTATATATATTCATCTATTTATAAAAGCCCTTTATACGATTTAACAAGTAATCCTACATATACAGATATTGAATTCGTTAATTTTGGATATGTAGACTGTATGCCTGAATTATACTTAAGTAAAATAGGAAATGGAGATTTTTCAATAATTAATTTATCAGATGGAGGAAAAGAATTTAAATTTATAAATTTAATTGATGAAGAAGAAATTAGTGTTAATAATGAATTAAAACTTATTACAACATCATTGTCAGCAACAAATCGTTATGATAATTTTAATTTTAAATTTTTAAGTATGAATCGTGGTAAAAACATATTAAGAATTACAGGAACAGCACAATTTTATTTTAAATATCAATTTAAATTTTTATCTTAACTTAAAATTAGGAGGTGAATCAATAATGTTTGAGTTAGATTTATCTAAAATAAATGAAGAACCAAAATTATACATCTGTAAACCAAATTTAAATTTTTCAACTATTGGCATATTAAATGATGCATTTAATATAAAAATAGATTATAAATTATCACAAATAAATGAATTAAACTTTTCTATCTTCACAGATATTGAAATTAATCATGAATTAGTTAGAAATCCTAACTATGAATTATTGAAATATAGATATTTAATTAGATATGAATATAATAATTACAAGGAATATTTTATAACAAATGTTCCAGAAGATGTTTCAGATGATTCTGGTTATGTAAAAAATATAACTTGTTATTCTTTAGCATATTCATTAAATGATGAAATAATAAATAGCTATAAATCTAATAATTCAATAAATGCAACACAAGCTTTAAATGATATATTATTGGATACTGCATGGAGCGTAGGAAATATAGATGCTAGTTTTGATATTATGTATAGACAATTTGATATATCAGGAAAAACAGCATTAGATGCTGTATATGATATTGCTAATACATTTAGTGCAGTAGTCATATTTGATAGTATTAATTATAAAATACATTTACACAAAACAGAAGATGGCTTAGATGAAGGACTTATTTTTGACTATGGTAAATATATTAAAGATATATCTAGCAAAATAAATCCTGATGATTTTGCTACTCAATTATATGTATATGGTAAAAATAATTTAACCATTAGTACAGCTAATGTTAATGGAAGTCCACATTTACAAAACTATATGTTTTATGTATTTCCTTTCGAAAGAGATGAAAATAGAAATGTATTAAAACGTTCTGATTATATGAGTGATGAATTATGTCATGCAATATTAGATTATAATATATTATTAGAAAGCAAAGAAGGGGAATATAATACATTATATAATAATAAAATAAATTATATAGATATTGTTAATACTAAAACAACAGAGTTAACAGATATAAAAACATCAATGTTAGTTATACTTGACTCTTTATATCTGGCACAAGCAAATAATTTACCTACTTCTGAGTTAATTTTACAAAGAGATAATAAACAAATAGAAATTGATAATAAAATAAAAGAAATTAAATCAGTATTATTTAGTATAAACATTACTAATGGTTGTGTTGCCAGTGGAAATATTAATATAACAATTGATGATAAATCTATGGATATACCATTAACAGCAAATGATAATATTAACAATGTCGCTTTAAAAATTAATAACTATATTAATAGTAAATATTATAATGTTGATAATAATTTTCCTTTAAACCCACTGATTAAATGTAGTGTTGTCAATGGAGTTATTAATGTGATTTATTTTACTACCAAAAATAATTTAGATGTTAATGTTACATATAATGATATAGATAATACAGGTATTGCATTAAATATTGGAGATAAAATTAATAATGGATTAGAAAATTTAGTAAGCAATATTAATAGTCAAATGTCAACTTTGTTTACTTTATTATCAATGGAAAATAATTTTACTATTAATAATATTACTGAGTTAAAAAGATCGTTTATAAATAAAAAAATAATAAGAAATGAATATATATCAGATGCTAAAGAATTATTAATATGGGGGAAAAAAGAGTTTGAAAAATATTATTATCCTCCAACAATAATAGAATTGTCTATTGTAGATTTGTTTAGATGTATAGATATTGGATGTCAAGTTGATAAAAATAAATTGCAATTAGAAGAAATAGTAAGAGTTAGATATGAAAAATTTAATATTGATATAAAAGCAAAGATAATAGAATTAAGTATAGATTTTGAAAATAGTGATATTAGTGTTGTAATAAGTAATATTTCAGAAATAAACAGAGATAAAGATAAATTTATTAAATTATTAAATCAAAGCATTAACAGTGCAATGACATTAGAAGTAAATAAAGAGAATTGGAGCGATATAACAACAGCAAATAATAATATAGCTAACATAATGGATATATTACGTGGTAATATAAAAAATGAAATAAATTTAGCTTCTAATGAGACAGTAACACTAAACAAAAGTGGGTTGACAGCAGTTGACATAAATGATCCAAATAGATTTATCAGAATAACACATAGTTGTTTAGGATTAACAAAAACTGGAGGCAACACATATGAAACTGCAATAACACCAGATGGAGTAATAGCAGAAAAATTAATAGGTAAAATATTAGCAGGAATAAATTTAACAATTGATGCATCAGATTCGCAGGGAAATAAAACATTTGAAGTAAATCAAAATGGTGTAAAAATTTCAGGTTTAGCTTTAGAGATAACAAATGGTGGTATACCAGAATCACAAATAAACCCAACCTCCGTAGCAAATTGGAATTCTGCATCCCAAGAAGCACAAGATTACGCAGATGCAATATTAAATATATTTAAAACTACAACATATAATACAGATATAACAAATTTACAATCACAAATAGATGGGAATATTACAACTTGGTTTTATGATTATGAACCTACATTAATTAATATCCCTACAAGTAATTGGACTACAGATGAAGATAAAAATAATCATTTGGGGGATCTGTTTTATAATATTACAACTGGATATGCTTATAGATTTGCATTTAATATAACATATCAATGGATTAAAATTACAGATACAGATGTAACTAAAGCTCTAGCTGATGCTTCAAAAGCACAAGATACTGCTGATAATAAACGTAGAGTGTTTATGTCACAGCCAATTCCGCCTTATGATATTGGTGATTTGTGGAGGATAGAAGGAGAAACTGATTTAAAAATTTGTACTACTCCTAAAATAATTGATCAATTATATTTTGTTACAGATTGGGTATATGCTACAGATGTTCAAACTTGGGTAAACACACAAATATCTGAAATTGATACTTCTATTGCTACACTACAATCAAATATTGATCAATTCTCTAGTGATTTAGTATTAAGCTTATCAGAAGCAAATACATTAAAACTTTCATTAGATAACGTTACAGCAGAATCTACAGATATCATTAATATTGCTACAAGCTTAGGAATTACCACTGAAAAAAATAATTATTCAATAGCATTAACAACTTTAATTGATTATCTAAATACTAATTGGTTAGGGAAAACGTATCCATTAACAATTACTTTAACTCAAAGAACAAATGTAACTACTTATTTTCAAAATGTTGAATCCAATAAATCAGTTTTAATTAATAAAATTACAGCAGTTAGAGAACAAAATGCTAATTTATATTCTGATGCTAATTTAAATGATTTTATTGATAATATTTATGTAGCAGATCAATTAAATATACAATCTCAAATTGATGGGAAAATTGAATCATATTTTACTACAACAGATCCTAATATTTGGTTAGAAGTAGATAGAGTGAAACATGACGGAGATATGTGGTATAATACTTCAACTAAATTATTAAAACGATATAATTCGTCAACTAATATATGGGAATTGATAGAAGATCAAAAAGCTATTGATGCTTATAATAACGCATCTGTTGCACAAGATACAGCAGATGGTAAAAGAAGGGTTTTTGTTGCACAACCTGTCCCTCCCTATGACATTGGTGATTTGTGGACACAAGGTATTAGTGGAGATTTAATGAGATGTACAGTAGCTAAATTATCAGGTACTTATACTATTACAGATTGGATTTTAGCAACTAAATACACTGATGATACTATAGCAAATCAAGCACAACAAGATGCTATTAATGCACAAAATACAGCAAATATTGCAAATGCATTGCTTGCAGATTTGGCAAATGATAATAAATTAACAGCTTCAGAAAAACAATTAACAAAACAAGAATGGGATATTATAATGTCTGAAAAATCTATAATTGAATCCCAAGCAAATTATTATGGTATAGTAACAGAATTAACAAATTATAATAATAGTTATTCAACATTAAATACATATATAACACCATTATTAACAGATTTAACTACAACAAGTGATATTGAAGGAACAACTTTTAGAAATAATTTTAAAGTATATTATGATAATAGAACAACATTACTCACTGCAATATCAAATAAAGCAAAATTATTAGCAGATAATGCACAGGCAACCGCAAATAATAGTGTACAGCAAGGAACATTGTATAATGGTGTAAAACTAGATAGTGTTGATGGATTAGCAGTTACAAGATCAGATAACAAATCAAGATCAATATTAAATGCTACAGATGGATTGAAAATACAAATAGGGGATGGGACAGGAAATACGTGGACAGATAAATTATATGCTGATACAAATGGAAATTTAAACTTACTTGGAAATTTAATAGTTGGGGCAGGAAATATTATAGTAAAAGCAGACAACAATGGTTTATATGCTGGAAATTCAGTATTTGCATCTGCACCATTTAGAGTAGATATGAATGGTAATTTATCAGCAAATAGTGTAGATATTAAAGGTAATATTGATTGTGATTTATTAAAAATAAGTGGAGTTAGTATTCTTGATGAATTAAATCAAAAAATTAATGGTACATATTTAGCAGATAATAGCATTGGTGCATCAAAAATAAAAACCAACGAATTAATCGTTGGTACAAATATTACTATGGGTGCGAATGCAAGTATAACTTGGGGACAAATAACAAGTCAACCATTTATACCTGTAACTGCTAGTGATGTTGGAGCAGTTGCAGTAAATAGCTATGTTACAACACTTCCTAACTTTATTCAATCAACAAAAATAACTCAAACAAGAATAGAAAGTCCAGAAATAGTAGGAGGAAGTATTGCAAGTAATACAACTATTGATGTTGGTACAGATGCGAAAATAGGACGCAACTTATTTTTAACAGCAGAGGAACTTAGTACAATATTTTGGAAAGATATATTAAATGTAGAATATGGAAGAATAGAAATGGAATCGCCAGCAAAAAGATTATCAATATATGGAACTAATGCAACTCAAATTGGTATAACTGGAAAAAATACATATATAAATGGAAATGTTACATTCGAAAATCCAATAGTTGCAAAATTTGGGTAATAATCTATTTCTTTAAAATATTATTTAAAAAATACTCATATTTTACATAAGTTCTATCTCTGTAAATAATATAATTAACATTATCTATTCGCATACCTGTACCATTAAATATACCTAGATATTTATCATTTAAATTACTACAATTAGCAAATACAACATTATTAATGTCAATAAATTCTATATTATCTTTAATATATTTATCAAGTGTTAATGTATTTAATTGTGTTGTATTTTTATTTTGTTCAATTTCAATTTGTTTTAATTCATCATTCCATTTAATATTACAATGTAATAAATCACCTATTTTCTTTAGTGGAATATAAGTATTGCCATCATAATTTAATACAGGTAATTCAGAGGTATATTGTGTTCCATTAACTAGAATAGGATAATTTACTTTTTGTAATACGTATTGTTTTACTGGTTCGGCAAAAGCAATTGTGGAACAAAATAATGTACCCATAATAATTCCTGAAATAAAATATTTAATTTTTTGTGTATTAAATTTAAACATTAATAATCTCTCCTTTTTTTAATTAGTATATTTATAATATATCCATATTATATGTTTATTATACCATATATGCTTGTGTTTGTATTGAAAAATTTGTCGAATAATTTGTAATAAATATAAAATATTATTAATAAATTTATATATTGAAGGTGGTGACTTAATATAAATAATAACTTAATAAAAACAAAAAAATATTTCATAGAATTCTATGACAAATCTAATCCAAATTTAATTAAATCTTTCAATGGTAAAATAAGACATGATTTTGATAAAATACCAGAATTAATGTCTGCTGAATTAACTTCAGAACAATTAAATAAATTAACTAAACATGAAAAAATAAAAAATATTAGACTAGTAGGTAAATGTACTGGTTCTGCTCAATCTATGGATTGGGGTTATATTGCCACAAAGGTAAATACTAGATATAAAGGTGTATACACAGGCAATGGTGTAAATGTAGCAATTATTGACACAGGATTAGCATATCATGAAGATTTACCTTCTGCTACTGCCTGGATAGATTATGTAGATAGTCAATCTACGCAATATGATGATAATGAACATGGAACTTTTTGTGCTGGTATTATTGCAGGACAAGATAATAGTTTAGGATATGTCGGTGTTGCTCCTAATTGTAATTTATATATTGTTAAAGCTTTAGATAGTGATAATATGGGATATTCTGATGATATGATTTCTGGAATAGATTGGGCAATATCACAAGATGTAGATATTATTAATTTTGCCATATCATTATATGATGATTCTACATCTGAAGACAAACAATTATTAATAGATGCATGTAGACGTGCATATAACGCAGGAATAATAGTTGTTAGTTGTTCTGGTAATGGTACACTTACTGAAACTGGATGGGATTCTGTTGCTAATTCTACACTAAGTTGTCCTGCATATGATTATAGTTGTGTTGCTGTTGGTTCAATTAATTCTAGTGAAGTAAGATCTTCCTTCTCTAATTATGGAAGTGGATTAGATTTAGTAGCACCTGGAGAAAATGTAATAAGCACAACATCTAAAAGTTGGGAATATGGCATATGGTCAGGAACATCTTTTGCTACTGCATATGTAACTGGTCACTTAGCATGTTTAAAAGAAAAATATCCATCATATACTAGAAGTCAATTAGTTAGTAAATTATTAAGTTTAGTAAAACCATTAGGCAGTACAAATGAATATGGTGCAGGTTTAGTACAAGCAGAATTACCACCTATTCCAGAAACACCTTCTTCTGCTCCAGTAATTACTTCAAGAATTGAAGGTGGATATAATTTATCTTGGGGAGAATCATTATATGCAACATATTATAGATTAAAATATTATTATAATGGTTCAGAACAAACTGCTGGTGTGTATAATACAACACATACATTAACAAATTTGGGTTATGGTATTTCTTATGAGTTATCAGTTAAAGGCATGAATGATTCAGGAGAATCAGATTATACATCAATAAACATTGGTACTACAGCACCTAAATCACCAGGAAATATAACATCTCCTTTAATAAGCGCAAATGATATTGATATTAGAGTTGCAGATGGCATGTCTGGTAATTTTGATCATATTAGAGTATATAAATATGATAGTGCAGATAATTTATTAGGTTATTTAGATTTAACAAAAACTAATTATAATAATGGACAAAGAGTTGTTACATTTTCTGGATTATCAATAAATACACAATATAAATTTAATGCAGTAACTCATTATACTGTAAATAGCACGTTATTAGAAAGTGTATATTGGTCAAATGATTTATATATTACAATACAAATACCAGAAATTCCATCTTCTTCTCCTGTAATTGTTTTTAGAGGTGAAGGTAGTTTATATTTATCTTGGGGAGATTCTATAGGTGCAAGTTCTTACACATTAAGATATAAACATTATGATGGGATATATCATACTATTTCTGGTATACCAGGTACATCATATACATTAAATAATTTAGAATATGGTGTGAGTTATTATTTATCTGTTAAAGGAATAAATAGTCTAGGCAATTCAGATTATACATCTGAAAATATTGGTACAACTGCTCCTAAATATCCAGGAAATATTAGTAATTCAGGAGTAACGTCTACTAGTATTAGTATTCAAATTACTAATGGAATGATTGGAAATTGGGATTATATAAGAGTTTATGCTTATAATCATGATATAACTCCATCTTATCAAGATATTAGTAAAATAGATTATGACAATGGTACGAGAGTTGTAACGTGGACAGGTTTAACTACTGGTTTCCAATATATATTTAATGCGAGAACATTTTATACTGTGGATGAAACTACATTAGAAAGTGCTTATTGGAGTAATAATTTATATATTACCACATCAGATAGACCAAGTAATTTTGTATGGGATACTCCTAAAGTACAAGGAGATCCTGCAATAAATTTAACTACCACAGAATGGGATGCTTTATGTATAAAAATAAATGAATTTAGACAATATAAAGGATTGTCTAGTAATACCTTTACTACAGCTAGTAGTGAAGGTATTTTTTATGCTTACATGTTTAATGAAGCAAGAAATGCAATTGCTGATATGTCACCTCCAATTAGTTTACCAACAACAAAAATAGGTATATCAGATGTTGCAGAACCAAATGATGCAGATGATGTATTGGCTTCTGATTTAAATGGATTAGTTAATTGTCTTAATGCTATACAATAAATAAAAATAGCACGATAATTAAGTAAGATAATTATTAAATTATGCCAATAAATTGTATATAAAATAAAAGGATAAAAGGAGATATTTACAATGCTATATGAATTAAATGATCGAGTAATAAATAATATATTAACATTTTTAAACAGATCGGGGACAAGAAATTTTAAAGAATTAGAAGGAATGAATGAAATACTTTATATATTAAAAAATCCTATTAAAAATGAAAAAAGTAATAATGACAATACTAAATAATTTACTTATTTAGTAAAAGGAGTGTGATTTAATGTCTTTTAATTTTGATGATCCTATTATTGTAATGAATAGAACAGCACCATATCCTTTAAAAACTGATATATTTACTATAATTAATGGGAAAATACAATTAGCAGAAAAACCAGATAGTTTTCTTAGATTTCCTGAAGTTAAAAATACAGTAGATAATTCTTTGTATTATGAAATTAAATCTGGTATACCTGAAAATAATCAGTTTATTTGTGATTACACAAATTCATTATTAACATTTAATTCTTCACAAAATGGAAAAACGATATCCGCACAATATCACAGTATGGGAGTAGCATTTATACCTGTAAGTAAAATATATACAGTTGAAAATAATGGTAGTGTTACAGAAACATTAGATCAAACATTAACTAATAATATAAATACATTAAATAATTCTACCGAAGATGCTATTGATACAATTAATACAACAAAAGATAATGCAGTAAATACAATAATAACTACTAAAAATGATACTATTAGTACTGTTAATGTAACAAGTGAAGATACAATAGATGAAATAAATAATTTATTAGGAACTGCTACAAATATAATTAATGATGGGATAAGTCAAATAAATTATGATAAAAATACAAGTAAATATTATATTGATAGCATTACTGGCAATGCTATTCAAGAAATTAATAATGTAACAACAGAAACACTATCTACAATAGATAGTAAAATTAATGATTTAGTAGATGATGCACAAAATGCTGTAAATAATGCACAAACAGCATTAGGGACAGCAAATACAGCAATAAGCAATACAAATAATGCTATTAACAATGCTAATACAGCTACCACTAATGCTAATATACAAGCAAATACAGCGAATACTTCTGCTACAAATGCAAATATAGCAATACAGAATATAAATAATGCTATTAATAATTTAAATATGATATTTCAAAATCCTGTTAGTAGTTTTAATGATATAGCTACTGCATATTCTAATGCTCAAGCAGGTTGGGTAGTTCAAACATTAGATGATAATAAATTTTATCGTTATAATGGAACAATATGGGTATATTTTCAACAAATAAATTCAACAATATTAACAGATTTACAAAATAAAATAGGAAATTTATCATCACTTCTAACAACAGATCAATCAAATATTATTAATGCAATAAATGAATTGTATAATAAATTATCTAGTAATTCTTGGGATATATCTTATGATAATGGTATTTTAATTAATCATAATTTAAATAGTTATCCTGTAGCACAAATAATTGCGGATACTGTTTTTGGACATGGAGGATTTAATCAATACGCAATTGGATCTAAATTTCAATTATTAAATAGAATGGAGTATATAGATAATAATAATGTTAGAGTGTTTTTAGAAGAACCATATAATGGCACTCCAATAGTTAACAAGATAGATAATGATAATTATAATATAGTATTTTCAGGAGAAGAAAGTTCGTTACAATTAATATTTAAATAGTTTTTTAATTTAATAAAGGAGGTAATAAATTTATGTCAAGTACACTAACTACATTTCTTAGTTTAGTTAAAGCTCAAACAGGGCAAAGAAACTGGGGAGATACGTTAAATTCAAATTTAGATTTAATTGATGCAGAATTAAAAAGACAAAAAGATACTGATAATACATTAAATACTACAATTTCTTCAACAAATACTACATTAAATAATACAATAACTAATCAAGTAACTACATTGAATAGCAGAATAGATGGAATTATAGGACAAACAGGAAATAGTAATACTGAAATTGTTGATGGAAGAACAGATGTTGCAAGAAGTAAAACATTTACTACTTTAAAAGGTAGGTTAGATCAAGATAGTATAGATATAACAAATAATATAAATAATATAACTAATAATATTCAAGCAGTTAGAGAAGCAATTCATAGTGGGTTTACTACATTGCCTATTTTAAGTTATTCTGCTTCAACTCCAAATATAGTAACAGTAACAAATGATGCTGTTGCATTTATTAATGGATATAGGGTTAAAATTCCTGCAAATACAGTAATTACAATGCCAGATGCACCATTAATTGGATATAGGGAAGATTTAGTATTTTTAGAATTTTGGTTAGCAAGTCAAAGTAATGGAACATATTTGCCACAATGGAGAATAAGAACTGTTGCAGGTGTTAATTTTAATGAATACCCTGAAGGATTAATTCGTAGTAATGGTTGGGGTTGGAGTGCTGATTATGTAATTAAACCAGTTGCTACACCACAGGGAGGGAATACCCAACCATTATTATTCGACCAAACCACTGTCGCAAGTAGATTTAATACTGGTTTCTGTTCTACTAGCGTAAATACAGGTTTTCTTTATAAACAAGATGTAGGTTTAGTTGTCGCAGGTTTAGGGGATCAAAACTCTAAAGATTTATTGAAAACCGTAGATGGTTTTGTTTACGCAATCACTCTGCTGAAAATAAAGCGGAGAAATAATGGTGGGTATAGTGTAAGTAATCCTAATGGTGGGGAAGACTATTTTGCTCCCACAACTGCAAGTATAACTATTCTTGAACCTAATTATACAGGACAAAGAACTGTTTCAAATCAAGAGGAATACGATAAAATAAATGTAGGTGATGTTTTTATTAATATTCCCACCCCCACAACTAAGTGGGTTGTCTTATCTAAAGATGGCAATTTAACATTAACAGTTAAAAATATTAGTGTAACTGGTAACATTGGAGCATTAACCACTAGTAATTATTATAGAGTTTCAAAACGTCCTGATGGTAAATTCGCCAATGTCATAGATGTAACAGATATAGAGGGCGGAGATCTTTGGCATAAAGTTTCTTTTACAGGTATTAACTATCAATCAGTTATGGAGGAAAACTTTTTTAAATTACTCCGTAGCGAATTGATTACCACTCAACCAAAGAAAATGATAAAAACGTATCATGGTTTACCTGCTATTGGTCAAGATGCTTCAACATTACTGTATTGCAGTTTTAACGGTGATGCTAATGGAAATGGTGGGTCGTATATACCAACTAAAACAGGGGCAGGAATTCCTTATTATACTAGAAGTGTATCTGGTTCAGGAATGGAAGTGCAGAATTTATACAATTATAGTTACCCTGTAGCGGTTGATCCTAATGTCGGAACTATTGAGCTTATTGTTAAGCCACATTTTGGAAGGTTTGATGATACTAATACTAAACGAATATTGAATATTGTAACCGCTAATGGAAACAGGTTATTCTTTCTGATAATAAGCCAAGGTACAGGTGGAAACGGTGTAAGACTAGAATGGAAAAATATAGATAATGCTAATATAACAAATGGTCAGCTAATATCAACTAATCAAACATGGTCGATGGACGATTTCTTGTTTATTAAATTTGAGTGGGATAAAGTAAATAACTACCACCGTTTAGAAGTCAATGGTGTTCTTGTACAGGAACTTCCGTATCCAACTGGGGTCACAACATCTGCCCCGACAGCTATTGAGGTAGGTGATAGCTTAGTAAGCATTTCAAAATATCAAATAGCCGAATTAAGGATTTATAATACAGTAAGAAATCCAAGGCTTCCCCATTCTCAATTACCTAATGATGTTTTACAGGGCCATGCTAAAGTTATGCAATCTTTTGACTATCAAAGGTTAGTACACTCTGACGCACTAACAAGCCAGTATACACGATCTTTCGCCAAGTTACCTTCTGTAGGTGCATCAGATAGATGCGTTACTGTTACTAAAGTAGGAGCAAACGCCGCTATTTGGGAAGCCACTGATACTATTAAGGTAATAGGATTGGGTGGGGAAATAATTTCCGGTGTTATTGATACTGATACTGCTTTGGCAAGGGTAATAGCTGACGTACCTAGTTCTACGAGTACTGTAACTTTTTACGTGGATGATGTAACAAAATTTACTGTAAGTGATACTTTTAGAATGACATTCTATTCTGGCAGTTTAGATTCGCATATTTTTACTGTTTCTGCTATAGATTCGACGCTTAAAACCATTACCGCAACTTTTTCTGGAACTGTGTCTGCTATCTCTGGAGCATTACTATTTGAAACTACAGCTTCATCCTCTAGTCCAGTAGTAAAGTATTCTGAAGCCGGAACGCTTACTGTTGTTCCTGGTACTTGGGCTAATTTAGGTACAAACGCACCAGTGTTTACATTAGGTGATTTGTCGGGTATACCAAACTTCGACATAGAGACTGTACAGATTGAGTATTCTTTAAATATTCCTGCTGGGAATGGTGGAATAAGCGAAGTCTACTCAGAAACCCTGCAAGGCAGTGTGAAAGGCAAGAAGCTAATCACTGGAACTGTCGCAGTAAGGGATGATTACGCAGGAAAAATAGCGGGAAGCACAGTTGTTTGCCCTTGTGTTTCTAAATCTGCTGTAGCTGCTACTTTATTAGTACCTACCGATGTAGGTTGGACTGAATTGATTCAGGGAGAGTATGACAAGATAAAAACGCTAGATGGAGTACCAAGTACGGTTACTACTTCTGTAAACGGTAATTATTCTCTACAATCATTTTCTTATAATTTAATACGTGAAGTGGAAGACAAACACGGTACTATACCTGCATTAGATGTTCCAGGTAAAGTACAGTGGTTAAAAGATAGCTTTAGTAAATTAACCGGAAATGTTTGGGGATACGGTAGTAGTGCTGGTGGAAATCTATTAGAAATTTATATATGGAAAGTCACTACATCTGCTTGGATTAAAAGTGCCTCTAATAATGCTGTAGGTACTGTCCAAAAAATATCCTATAATGCTGTTACAGGGTTAGCTGATTACATTACTGCCGATGGTTTTGTTCACTTTTTAGTGTCTGCACCTGTATCGAATGGGGTTACTGCTAGTACAATAAATATTGACTATCCTAACTGTGAAATTGAACTGAAATCATTGACAGGTTATGACATGCTCGTGCCTGAGAACCCTAGACGGGATGATGGGCTTTCAGGAGTACTACAGGTGAGGAAAGAGACTAAAGAAATACAATCATATTTCCCGTTGGTGAATACTGATCAAGTAACTACCTGGGGGAATTATGTTCCATATCAGGGAGTAGGGGATTTAGGAGAAGGTTCTATTATAGCTATTGGTAAACCGATTATAACTAATTATGGTACTGGTGGAGTATTGAATTATGCTGATAATATATATGGTAGTCCTTTAATTCACAAATTACCAAGTTTTAATCATTATTCATATAATTTTAATCCAGCAGAAGCAATTCTAACTGATGGTACAGGAAAAATTTCATTTGAGACATCGTTATCACCTAACTACATTGACCAACTACAAAATAATATTTATCGTAAAAGAGTTATTATAGGTCAATTCAAAAGGGCAACTTCAATGTCACCAATTAGAGGAATACCATTGCGTTTTTATCCAATTAATTCGCAACAATATTTACAGTTGGCTTTTAAAGATAATTTTACAAATGCTGTGGCTATTCTACCTTTATTAGCTGTTGTAAATAATGAATTAGTTTTAATTATTATTACTTCTAATGCTCGTGTGAAATATCACGATAATATTGGGTGGGATATGTTTAAAATACCAGGAAGGCCGCTAATCAAGTAAAGGAGGTAAAACTATGCAAGTATTTATAGACCCTTTCACTAAAAATGTTTCTCAGCAAGGTCTTTATTCTATCTCTTTGCCCGAAGATTTCTCCCTGTCTAAGACAGTGGAGGAAATCCAGGGTGAGAAGCAGAAGACCAATGAACAGGGGCAATTGCTTTTTATAACACCCGAAGGTGAAGAAACAACTGAATCAGAGGATAATGAACCTATTATAATTCCTGATGTTATTGTTAAGCAGGTTACTTTTGCTGAAAATCCTTACATTTTTAGTGTAAATGAAGTAGCCCAACGTAAATTCGAAATTATAACACAACAATTAGGATTTGCTAATGCGTATGCCGATGAATTTTTAACAGAAGATGATATTGATTTTAATTATTCTAATCATAGTGCTAATACTGGAGTAAAAGTATTAGAATTATTGTCTAATGGTGGTCAATGTAAAACAAAAACAATAACATTAACTATACCTGCAAAAGAGTTTGTTTTATATTTAGAATCTAGTGCAAATGTAACAGTGGAATTAAATGGAATTCCTTTTGTTAATGATAAAGTATTATTGTCTGCCAGTACTTTAGAAATTGTTTTAGTATTTAAAAATGAAACAATAAATAATGTAAATGTAAATGCTTATGCAATACTTTATTAAATTAAATTTTAAAAAATAGGAGGTAATATTATGGGTATTCAAGTTAAAGTTGAAAAAATAAATATTCCAGTGTCAATACAAGATGAAAAAATTGCTAATTTAGAACAGGAAAATATAAATTTACAAAATGAGTTAGCACAAACAAATAATGATTTTTTACAGTTTATGGAATTTTATTTTAGTAGTAATCCTGAATTATAAAAATAAATTTAAGGAGGAGTTTATCAATGACTTTAATACAACCTGCAATTTTAAATTTTAGGACTAGTACATATGCAAGAAATATTTATTTGTATGGAAATACAACTTTTTCAGCAATACCTACAGAATATGTTGAACCAGTTAAACAATATGCAGCTGTAACATTTTCTATTACACAAATTGATAATGCATTAACACAAGGATGGATAACACAACAAGAATATGATGATACAATAGCTTATATTCCTGTTTAAAATTTAATAAGTGAATTAAAGGAGGACGACAATATTAAAATGAAAATATTGATATTAGATAAAGGACATATAGGAAAAAATCCTTCTGAAGATTGTGGTGCGTTTGGGAATGGTTTATATGAGTCAGATTTAACAGATATTATAGTTGAAGGAATTAAAAAACGTATATTAAACAAATACGATGTAGATATAAAAATTGCCCCAAGAGGGACATTAAATGATAGAACTAATTTTGCTAATTCTATTAATGCAGATTATTTTTTAAGTGTGCATATAAATAGTGCAGTTAATGAAAAAGCAACTGGATTTGAGTCATTTATACATAATAATGCTAGTCAAAAATCATTAGATATACAAAACATACTTCATAAAGAAATTATGGAGTATATGAAACAATATAATGTATTTGATAGAGGTAAAAAGAGAGCGAATTTTGCTGTTTTAAGAAATAGTAAATGTAGTGCATGTTTAATTGAGTGTTTATTCATTAATTCACCCAAAGATGCAGAATTGCTTAAAAATAATAAGTTTTTAGATGGGCTATCTAATAGTATTACGTTTGGTTTAGTTCAAGCATTAAATTTAAAATTGAAAGAGAATGCTAGTGATATAACTGAGAATATAAATACAAATATACTACAAACCAAAAACGCTAAAAATATTGTAATTAATGGTGTTAAAGTAGAAGTTGATAATTATACAATTAACGAAACTACATACTTAAATGCTAAAGATGTTGCTAAGATATTTAATAAAAAAATTAATTGGGATGCAGAAACTAAAACAGTATCAATTAATTAACTAAATTATAAAAGTTAAAGGGTGTATAACACCCAACACCCTTTAACATATCTTTAATCAATAATAAAGAGTCAGCTTTATTATTGACAAATCTATTATACCATACGAGGGGTGAATATGTCAATGGTAGGTGAAGATAAAATGTCAATGGATTTAGAAATAAAAGAAAAATTTGAAGAGCATGAATCAAAAATAGAACAACATGAAAATCGTATTAGAACGCTAGAAATAGAAACTGCACAGTCAAGAGAAGCTTTATCTAATCTTCAAAAAGGACAAGATAAATTAGAGTTAGCAATACAAAGATTGGAAAATATTACTGTAACCAATGGTAATGCAATGTTTAATTCAATAAATACATTCGCACAATTAATTGAAACAAGAGATACAAATAATACAGAAAAAACTGTCGCGAAAAGCCGAAATATTAAAGATATTATTGTTCAAGGTATTATAACTGGTGGGGCATTAATTGGAGGATTCTTTGCTGGGGGTGGAGGAAAATAAAATATTAAATAATTAGCACTATATAATATGACAATGTTAAAAAATATATACCAAAAAAGTAGCAAGTAAAATAAATTATAAAGGAGTGTATATTTGTAATGGATAGAGTATATTTTGGAAGTAATGATTTATTGGTTAGCACTGCAAATAAAGAATTAATTCAGCAACATGCACCAAGGGCAGGATATGAAATAAGAGCTTATAAATTTAGTTTTATGAACAATGAAAATTGTCACGTAAAAATAAACGGAAGTGGGCAAATATTATTGCAAGCAGGGCAAGGTTTTAATATTGATAAAGATGATGAAAAAATATTATCATTTGTTATTGTTGAAGCAGGAATTACATATAATTACATTGGATTATATTAAAAAATAATTAATATTAAAGAAGGAGGAATAAAAATGTCTGGACTATTTAATGATAATGGCTTAGTATTACACAATATACTAAAACAATTACAGGGACTAGGAACAGGAAATCAATCAATTATTCCAATTAACAGTAGTGAAGATGAAATATTTACAGCAGATAATCCTGCTGTAGTTGAAGTACAAGATTTAGATAAATATGATGGTGGTATTGCAACTGGAGGTAGTAAAACTACTATTGTAGATACTACTAAAGATTTTGTAACAAATATGTTTACTGGTAATATAGCAAAAGTAAATATTTCAGGCAAAGAATATTATAGGACTGTTGCAAGTAATACTGCAACAACATTAACAATTGCAACATTGCCTGGGGCGAGTGCAACTGCGAAAATTGGTGAAACAGGTACTTCTGAAGTAACAATTACTGTTGTAGCTGAAGGAATTGAGGGTAATGAATATAGTGTTGAAGTTGTAGAAGCTCCTGGAACAAATGATAATTTATCAGCATCATTAACAGGGGATGTATTAACTGTATACTTAGGTAAAACTTCTGACTCATTAGATAATACAAAAAACACTGGAACTCTTGTTGCCAGTGCAATTGATGCGTTGCCAGAATTCACTGCTGTTCTTACAGGCTCAGGTGGTGTTGTACCAGTAACAGTTAATCCTGTAGAATTTAGTGGTGGTATTGCTACAGTAAGACCTACTGTTGGCACACTTTATCAGATTATGAGAAAAAATATTATATCTGATGGTGGCAATTCTATTACAGTAGATGGTTCTGTAAACATTGCAGGAAGTACACTTGTAGAACAACTTACTCAAGCTGATGCTGAAACTGGAGTAATAACATTTGCAGAAAATATCTCTACAATTAAAATACATAATACAGATGCAGTTAATGCTGGTGTATTTACTGTTAATGGTATTGATATTACTGTTCCAGTAAGTACTATAGTAAAAGAAACAATTGGGGGTATTCCTAGTAAAGATGTGACTATAACAGGAGCAACAACATATATTGTTTCTAGGTATGAATAATAAAAGTAATATTGAATAAAAGGGTGGATGTTTAATGGATACTAATCAATTTTTTGATTTAACAATGTTAGCAACATTGCCAGGTATTACAGCAGGTGTATTATTGGTTGTACAATTTACAAAAAATATAATTGATTTTATAATATTATATTTATGCAATATGCTTAGAATACCAATTGAAAAATTTCCTACAAGTACATGGGTAGTAATTATTAGTGAAGCAATGTTATTTACAGTAACATATTTCACTAATGGTAGTTTAGACGTAAAAACAATATTTATAACTAGTTTAAATGGATTAATAGTCGCTGGTTCTGGAATGAAAGTGTTTGAATCAATGACAAAATCAAACACATAAATATAAGATTTAATTTATCCCTTCTGAGAATTTTCAGAAGGGTTTATTTTTTTATTTAGAGTAAAAGGAGAATATTTATGATTAAAAATAAAGGCAAGCAATTTGAAAATGATTTAAAAGATTCATGCAAATCAGAAAAGATATTCTATTATAGAATTAAAGATAGTGCATCAGCATTTAATGAAAAATGTTTTAAATGTAAAGATAATAAAAATAAATTTACACTAAAGAATGAATGTGATTTTTTAGTTTTCCATCCTCCTATATTAATACCAATTGAATGTAAATCAGTATCAACCAAATCAATTAGCTTGTCAGAAAGTATGATAAAACCACAGCAAATAGAAAGCTTAACAAAGTGGTCAGTGTTTGAAAATGTTGTGCCAGGGTTTATATTTAATTTTAGAGAGGTTGATAATGATACATATTTTTTACATATAAATGATTTTAATAATTATGTTAAAGATGAAAATAGAAAAAATAAAGCAAGTATTCCAGTAGCATATTGTGAAAAAATGGGTATTAAGATCGATAGTATGAAAAAAGTAAAGAATTATAAATACGATGTAATAGAATTGTTTGATAAATTAAGTGTGAGATATACAAATTAATTTATATTTTTATTTATGTGTAAATTATGAAAATATTTTCTACAATTACTGCAATATGTTATTTTGTTTTTAGTTTTATGTTTACTAGTAGGATAATCCATTATTTTATTGCATTGTGGACATTTGCCTTCTAATTGTCTTTGCAATCTATATTTTCTTTGTTTCATTCTGTCTCTGCAAGTATTACAACAATATATATGTTTTTTATTGATAGGTGAAAAAGAATTGCCACAGCATAAACATGAAATAGTATTTAACATAATTATTTCAGTCCCTTATTATAGAATATTTATATTATATAATATAAAATAATATATGTCAAATTAAATTAGTAATTATAAAGGATACTAATAAAAATAGTTATTAGTATCCTTTATTTTTATTACATATTCTTTTTATTAGTATATCTATTAATTTCTGAAAGTAATTTTTCTAAAACATCTTCTCTGCCTTTTCTATAATTGCCATCTTGAAATAGTTTATTTTCTTCAATCAATTTATTTATAATATATTTTATTCTATTTTTTTCTGCAATTCTACCTTCTTCAAATGCTTCTTCTCTATGTTTACCTAACATACAACTTAACTCTCCATGACTAATTTCTGCCATTATATTTCTCCTTTTTATTCAGGATAAAATCCCAAAATATCTTTAACAGAAAAATTCCTTTCTGCATTTTTATCTAAATCAATGGCTTGTAATAAATGTTGATCTGTCCTATGGTATTTATTATTGCCATAATATATTGTTAATGGTTTTACATTTCTTGTTCCTTGTTTCCCTTCCCAATTCACATACTCAAATTTTAAAGTCCTCTCATCTTTAATTGCATTTCTAATATATCTTATTTTAGATGCTAGACTTACAATTTTACTTCCCAAAATTTCATTTCTTAAATTTAAATTAATATTCATCATTAATTTATCTCTCCTTTATTCATACATATTTTAAAATCATTTATTTTTTCTGCTAATTTACAAAATGCCATATCTTCTAATTGTCCTTTGCTTGTACAAGGAAAACATTCAACAAGCATTCCAACAATAAAATCTTCACCTAAGTCCAGATTAACCAATTTTTTTATTGGTTGCATTGCCGTAAGAGTGTATTTATTATCTTCTGGTGGAATGTAATTAATATTTTGTGCTGAAGGTTTTCTTGGTCTTGATTGTGCTATAATTTCATTATGTCCACCTTTACAAAATATACTTCGTTTAAGGATACTATTCATTGTTGTTCACCTTCTCTTTCTTTTTCTTATTAAATTTCTTTTCCTCTGTTCCTTTAATAATGGCAATTGTTTTTAATTTCTTAATAGGTATAATCAAATCTAATTGATTATTAATAACTTCATCAATATTCATTCATCTGTTCTTGATTTTCCATTATATATCTGAATTTATCCATACCCTCTTTTAAACAAAGTGGGCCTAGTTTTTCTCTTACCTTACCAAGATTAGATTTGTTATTAATTACAAACATATTAATCTCTCCTTTTATGTTTAATAATTATATATATGATTATTAATCTTCATCTACTTCAATATAATAATTTCCAACAGTATCATCAAATTTCTTTTTATAATAATTACCTTGTAAAGCAATTCTATCAAATTCTCCAATAATTACTTCTTTATTATTTTTTCTCAAACCAATAGTAAGTAAATTTTTTGTTCCAATTGCTTTTCTTAAATCATTGCAAATATCAGTATATACATATCTATATTGGTCTTCTGCTTCGTTACTAGGATTTTGTTCTATATATTCTTCTAGTTTTTTCATATTTATCATGCAATTTATTAAATTTGGTTCAGTACTTCCATACCAATTTATAACATAAATTTTTCTCATTAATATCAATCTCCTTTTTGTTTTAATTTATTTCGTATATTAAAGTATCAATATTTCTTTTAAATTCAATTTTAATAATGTTATACTTATTAAGTATATTCAATAATTCTTTTTTAGTATAAAAACCATCAGAACATATTAAACAACGATAACCTTTTATAACATAAGTAATATAGGTAACTTTATAATTATTATAGTGTATAAGTAAGCTAAAATCATTTTTTATAACAGAATCAATACATTTTTTTAACAGTGGTGTTATTTCTGAAATATCTATCTTAATAATTTTTTTCTTTATTATAAACACCTCCATGTTTTTTATTTATCATCTTAATTTGTTGCTTTTTATTATTATACTATAATATTTTATCTTTGTCAATAGTATAATAATAAAAATATAACAATTAATTATATTTATTTTTTATCTTTTTCTTTTCATATTTTTTCTTGTATTCTTCAAACCATTTAAAGTATTCTTTAACACCAAAGATTGTTAATGCATTATATCTATATATTCCTTTTATAACAAGTGCCGTTCCTCTATTGAATAAATCCTTCTTTTCATTCCACAGTCCAAGTTTAATACGACACTTTAACATACCAGTTTTTGTCGAAATATATACATATTTCTTATCTGGTTTATCATCTTTATCCATATAACTACCAAATATTAACACTTCTTTTTCTCTTTCATTGCCTAGTTCTTCAACATTATGGACTTTTAATTTATAATCTTCATATAAATTATCAAATGGTGTTCCAGAAAGATAACAATTCATTGCATGAAATTCCCATTGATATTTATTGTAATCACTGTATATTTCAATTGCTTTTGCATAATCTTTTTTGCTAAGTGTTGCATAGTCATGTTTTTCAAAATCAAACATTTTTCTTTTATCTTTTTTACCTGTTCGTGCTAATTCTATAAATTCCATTAATGTAGCGTATCTATCAGCATTATAAAAATCAAATGCCCCTGCTTTGATTAAGGATATTACAGCACGTTTATTAACATGATTAGGATTTGTTTTAGAACCTTTCCAACAATTCTTAGAATAAAAATCTTCTAAGTTTGAATATGGTCTATTCTCTTTAATTTGTTTTACTGCATCATCACCAATATGGTTAAGGGGTTTTAAACCAAATATAATTTCATTGTTGTGAACAGTAAAGCCATAGTCAGCTTTATTTATATCAGGAGGTCTTAAAGTGCCACCTTTTTGATTAAATAGTGCAATTGCTTTAGCAAGTTTGCCATATTTGCTTGATTTATTATCTTCTCCTTCTTCATCGGTAGCACCTGCATTTACATTCAAACAAGCACATTCCCATTCTAAAGAATGATAGTATTTAAATATAGCAGATTTAATTCCTTCAATGGTATATTCATCGGCATGTATATCGGAAAAACCATAACCTTTTAATGCTAGTATCATTTTCCAACAATAATCTAAAAATAATTTTCTTCTATTAAGTTTATTGCCTTGTTCATAAAAATCTTGTTCAACTTCTTTTAGTAACTCAGGCTTCTTTTTTGCAATTGCCTTTCTTAACTTGTGTTGAAAAGGAATATTGAAACCTGCAACTTCTCTGCTTAAAACCATAATATCTTCTTGTGTAATACAAATAAAATATTTTTCTCTTAAACATTGATCAATTAATTTAATTTCATCATCATTTAATCCTGCTTTACGCATTTCTTCAAATGCAACATCAGGGTCTTCTTTATATCTAATATACTTATCAATCAATTGTTCACCATCATCATTCATTAAGCGTATTAAACTATTCCCTGCACTTAATTCTTTAACATTGTTAGGTTTTAATTTTTTTAATGCGTTCTTGCCAACTTCAGTTGCCCATTGGAATACTTCATCTGTATTACCAGGATGAAATATATATTTCCATAAATTTTTATCTTTAAAGTTGATATTATCTGGATGAATAGAATCTTCATTTTTATATAATAAATTCAAACAATAATGTAATTTATCTTGTAATTCAGTGATTAAAAAATCATATTTTATACCACCGCGATACTCAGAATCACCCATATTTAATTGTGTTACAATTTGCCCTCCGCTAGTAGTCATTGAAGCATTATGTAACATGTAACTATCTGGAAAAATTAATTTACCACTTGCATGAGCACTTCTTTTATCTATAATACCGTTCAAATCAATAGCATATTCAAATAATTTAGGATACTGTTTCTGATAATTTTTTAATTCAGGAATTACATCCCAACCTTCATCTTCACTGCCATTTAGACAGTCTATTAAAGGTCTATTTTTTCCTCTGTCAACAGGTATTAAAGAACTTATTTTTTCTGCTGTTTTAATAGGTATTCCTATTGCCCTTGAAACAGCGAGAATAGCTGATTTAGAAGATATAGTGCCAAATGTACAAATATCAATTACTTTATCATTGCCAAAATATTCTTTTATTTTTATCCCAATAATACGTTTTTTGCCTTGCTCGCTATCAAAATCAACATCAGGAAAGTCAGGTCTATCTTCATGTATATATCTCCAATATGGCAAATTAAATTCTATAGCATCTATTTGTACAATATTCGTTAAATAACATGTTACAAATGCACCAACAGAACCTCTACCACAACTAATTAAACTTCCACAAGCACGAATAATATCAAATATTGTTAATACTGTCAAGTGATATTTTGTATAAGATGCTTTAACAGATTGTTTGCACAATTCAAATACTCTTAATTCTGTGTTAATCATTTCTAAATACTTATTGGCATTTGGTTTTAAATCAATAGATTTATCTATATATCCTTTTTCAATTAGGTATAACCAATATTGATCGTTTATATCTTCTGATTCTGCAAATAAATTGAAATAAGGGTATTTATCAGGATACTTATCATAATATTGTTTAAAAATACCTTGATATTTAAATTCGGGAATAATAATTTCTGGCATTAATACGTCATGCTTAATTTCATATTCTTCAACTCTATCAGCAATATCTAATGTATTTTTCATTGCTAATTCTGTTTCTTCTTTTCCTATTTGGGGATACATAATTTGTCTAATTTCATCAGAAGTCATTATGTAAGTATAGTCGTAAAAATCTTCTTGTTCTCTTTCATTAGATGGCTTAGATTTTAGCAGTATTCCATGTAATTCTTTATCTTCAGGACGTAAATAATGAGCATCTGTTGTCACAATTGTTTTTAATCCAAAATGCTTTGCTAATATTTTTAATTTTTTGTTGACAGGAATTTGGTCAGGATGATTAGAAGCCTGATACTCAAGATAAAAATTATCTTTTCCAAATATATTAATAAATTTTTTTATTGTTAAAGTAATATTATTTTTTAATTCTTTGATATGATTATTAAATATATTTTTCTTTTCGATATCATCAACTTCCAAGGATTTTATAGCATTTTCACAAAAAGTAATTTTAGTCAAATTTTTCTTTACAATTCCACCCAAACATGCTTCAGTGCATATTAAACCTTCACTATATTGTTTAAGTAAATTATAATCCAAACGAGGTCTGTAAAAAAATCCCTTTTCCCAACTAATAGAACTTAAAATCTGCAAATTTTTTAATCCTGTATTGTTTTTTGCTAATAATATTAAATGATCATATCTACTGTTATTATCTCTTATGCTTATATCATCGCATAAATATGGTTCTAAGCCAATTATAGGTTTAATACCATATTTATTACACTCTTGATACAGTTTAACGTGTCCTGATAAGCTTACATGATCAGTTATTGCTACAGCCTTGAATCCCATTTCCTTACATTGGTTTACTAGTTTATCAACTTTAATTGTACTGTCTAACATTATTAGGTTGCTTCCAATATGTGTATGGCAATGCATTGGAACATAATCTTGTTGTTGACTATTATCAGACAATTAATTGTCACCACTTTCTTTTACAAAATCTTATTCATTTCCTTTATACCTGTATTCCCCTTGATAAAATATTTCTGCATCTTTTCTAGCTTTTTTAGCATCTTCAATATCTATAAAATGTCCTAATCTATATTTTATGCCTTTATGTGTTAATTCAGCATACCACTTATTTCTATTCTTGTCCCAATACACACCTTTAAAATTAGATTTACTTCCTTTGCGATTTGCTTGATTCATTTGATTTTGTTGTTTTGTTACTAATCTTAAATTAGATTTTCTATTATCTAAAGTATTTAAATTAATATGGTCAACTAATTTACTTTTGGGAGCTTCTAGTATATACCTATGTAATAATACTCTTGAATTTCCTATATCAGTTCTCACATATCCATTACCATCTATACCCCATTTGTATTTACTGCATTTATCTATATCTTCTAAATCTATTAATGTTTTTACTATAAGATTTCCATTTTTATCATACAAAAATATTTCTGCACATGTTTGATATTTTACTATTTCATTTTTATCTTTTTGACTTCTTTGATTATTATCTATAAATTTTCCTAATTCTACTAATTGTTTATAATGTCTCTTGCATAAATTTATTCCATATTTTTTACTATGTACAAATTTACCTTCTGTTGCTCCACAATGATCACATATATTTTCTCTTACAAATTCTTTATATATAATATTTTTGTCATATCCTTTATGTAGACAACCACATGATTTAATACTTCCAGATTTTAAAGCATCTTGTCTTATATCTTTTATTGTTTTATTATCACAACTACATTGACATGTCCAATATTTTGCGTTATTTTTACCTTTTTTACCTGCATACGCAATAACAGTTAATCTGTTAAATGTTTTATCAATTAAACTATCTACCAAAATACAATAATCCTCCTTAATATAGTATTTTAAATTTATTAATCTCTTTTATAAATATAAATTTATGGATAGACCTATTCAGCCTATCCATAATTAATTAAATATACATCTTTCCTTTTTATTGATATACAACATTTTTACTTATTTCGCTTTTTAATTTGTCCATTATTTTATTACTTAAATTCTTAACATCAGCTTCCATCTTTTTCATACTATCATTATGTTTCTTTTTTAAATCTTTAATATCATATTCCATTCCAACTAAATAATTTGCTAACTTATCTCCATCAGACATTTCATCATAATGTAACTTAATCATATCGCCAGCATCATTGTAATCTTTAATAAAGATTACTAAATCATTCTTTGAAATCTTGTCTTCAAACCATTCCATTCTTATATTATTTCTTATGCAAGCACATGGTATTTCAAGTGTATATTTAATGTCTTTAAGATCATCCACATTCTGCATTAAACCTTTTGCAATTAATTTACAATCAATTGTTTTAACTTGTCTATTAAAAATAATTGTTGTAGTATTCTCTACTTTACCTCTTAACATTCTCTCATAGTCATTTGTATGAGTAATTTCATGTTTGTGTAAAAATTTTAATATTTCTAAATCAAGTAATGCATTTTTAACAACTAAACATGTAGCATCTTTATTTTGTATAAGTTCACCATATTTTAAAGTATTTAAATTTGCAATTAAACTGCCATTAGCATCAAAAATTATTAAATCAAAAATACTAAACATACCAATTTTCATAGTTATATAGTCCCTCCCTTTTAATAACTAAATTGCAATTGGAATATTCTTAATTTGTTTACCATGCTGATAATTTGTTAAATAAAAATCTACAACTTCAAAATCATAAAAATTCTTTATTGATGAATTAGTATGCAATATTGGAGCATCAAATGACCTTCTTTGAATTAATTCTTCTACCAAAGGGGTATGCCTGTCATATATATGTGCATCTGCAATAACATGAACTAATTCACCAACTTCAAGATTATTTACTTGTGCGAACATGTGAAGTAAAATAGAATATTGAACAACATTCCAGTTATTTGCGGCTAAAACATCTTGCGATCTTTGGTTTAATACTGCATTTAATTTATTACCTGCAACATTGAAAGTCATACTATAAGCACAAGGATATAAATTCATCGCATGTAAATCTTCAAAATTATATAAATTAGTCATAATTCTTCTGCTATAAGGATTATTCTTTAAATCATACAATACCCTATCAACTTGGTCAAAATATCCTTCAGGATATTTGTGTTTAATACTTAATTGAAAACCATACGCTTTTCCTATTGAACCATTACTATCTGTCCAACTATCCCATATTTTACTGTTTAAGTCTTTGATATTATTAGATTTCTTTTGAAAAATCCATAGTATTTCATCAATACATGCTTTTAAATTTGTTGGTCTTAAAGTTAAAATGGGAAATTCTTTTGATAAATCATATCTATTAACAACACCAAATTTCTTAATTGTATGAGCTGGTGTTCCATCTTCCCATTTTGCTCTTACAGTCTGCCCTTCTGAAGATATACCATTTTTCAGTATATCTTCACACATTTTTATAAAAATCCCATCTGCTTTGCTCAAAAAAATACCTCCTATAATTCTTCTATTGGCATATAAACACCAGCATGTTCATATCTTCTAAATAAATGATTTTTATATTTTAACCAACATCCAAGATAATTAACTTCATTAATCCATATTAAATTAGTATTACAATTTGGACAATTGTAATTATGATAATCTTTTCTTATAATATGAATTACTTTACAACATCTACATTTTAATTTAAGGTATACAGCATTTTCCCTGGTGTATACCTTTCTATTAATTTTAAGACTTCTTTTTGTTGGTGAATTAAATTTAATATCATGTTTGGGAAGATTACTTGTCCCTTTATTTAGAAATAGATTTTTATATCTTATTATTGTTTGTCTATTTACACCAAGTTCATCAGCAACTTGTTGTTGTGTTTTTGTTTTTAATTGTTTAAGCAACCATTCTTTATTACTATAAAGATGCTTGCTTGGATGCTCTTTTTTGCTTGATTTAGCTTTTTTTTTACTCATATTTTTGTAAATCCACTAATTCAACAACATCAGATTTTTCACCAATAATATAATCAATAATACCTAACTCTTTTGCTTGTTTTGCATACATAAAGAATTCACTACCATATTTATCATCATATAATTCTTCAGTATATTTTGTATTATCTAATATGAATTTTTTAATTCTATCTTCCATTTCATTATAGAAATTCATTGTTTCTTTTACTTTCTTAGTAGAACCACCAATTCCCAAACTTCCATCATGGATTAATATGCTAGTAAATTCATATGCAAATCTTTTATGTCCAGCAATTAATACCAATCCACCCATTGAGTATGCTTTCCCCAGTGCAATTGTATATACTGGTGTTAAGGATTGTTGTATTACATTGCATAATACAAGTCCAACATCAATATCTCCACCATTAGTATTAATATAAATTTTAATGGGCTTACGTTTTTCAGGAATAATGTTTTCATCTTCTTTATTAATTCTTAATATTTGCATAATACATGTTTCAATAATCATATCATCAACAACAGTATTAAGTATAATTTCTCTTTCCTTTAAATGCTCTAAAAATACCTTTTCATCAAATCCTTGAGCTTCATAAACCACTTTTGATAGATTTTCCATGTTAATAATTCCCTCCTTATTTTATCTCTGCTATTTTGGGTATAAATAATTGCTTCTCGATTTATTTTAAAATTATTGTTTTTATATAGATTATATTTATTTATATCTTTTTGTTTAAGAACTCTGATTAATCTTCTTGATAATTTTTGCATATTATATTCTCCTTTACATATTAATATTGTTATAGTTTAAGTTTATTTAATATTTTAAATTTTCTATTAGATTAATAAACTAATTTATAATCTAATTCAGGATTGATTCTAACTCTATTATCTTTTCCTCTACATCTACCTTTTCTCTTTCCATATACAATTTTATTTGATTCAATTTTTTGTTTATTGCCACTTTTAATTTTACTAATAACTGCATTAGTTTTCATGATCGCACTCCTCCGTTAATTTTTATTATTTGCTCACTACATTAATTATACACTAATATTTTATATTTGTCAAGATAAATTATTATTCATCATTCCTTGCTTCATCTTCTTCCATATCAATAACATCATCTGCTTTAATAATGCCTTCTAACAATTTAAACATGAAGCTTTTGTGTTTAAGTGCTGTAAACTTTTCTCGATCTTCTATTCTTACAACAATCCCTTCTCTGATGTGATTTTTACCAATAGGATCAGTATCATCAACATATCTATTAACTCTTTCTATTAAATCATTAACTGTAGTAAATATGAATTTATCAAATACTGGTACAAACTTTACACCCATTTGTTCACATCTAATTTGAGTATATTTTGTTGAATACTCTACTACTCTGCCATCTTCATCAGTTTTAGTCATTCTATATACATAAATATCATTTTGTCCTACTCCACATCCATACGTAAATCTTGTAGTTTCTCCATATAATTTAATAAATTCTTTATCTTTTGTTTTCTTATTATTGCATTCAGGCATAATAGTTGTATTCTCATTTACATATCCTACAATTTCATAATAAATAGTTTCGCCTTTATGGAGTTTATCAATAAAAAAATCATGCCATTCTTTTCTGAAATTATCATTGCCATAAAATCCATTATTATAATTTTTTAATATTGCTCTTCTTGTTCCCGAAATATAATCCCATGATTTCTTATTAGATATTTTTATATTTACTTTTTGTAATATTTTATACAACCAATAAGGTAATAATTTTTTCTTTTCTTTAACAGTATGACTCGATCTGCCAGATGTCCCATGAAGCTTTAAAGTAATATAACACAAATCACCTTCTTTAAATTGCCCTGTATTATAAGCAAGCTGTGAAGTATCTCTATGCTCTTCAAAGAAAGGATAAGATATAGTTTCAATTTTCTTCTTTTTCTTCTCTTTAGGTGTACCTTCTGACCTATTTCTATTATTTCCTTTTGGAATATATTTTTCACATATTAATACTCCATTAAGAATAGAAATTGTATCTCCTTCTTTTAAAGTATTAATATCAGTAAACTTCTCTAAACTTTTTATTGGCATTAATAAACCATCAGATTTTTCTTTTCTTAATTTGATTGTAGTTACATGGCATTTTGATTCATCCATGTAACCACCAATATTATTTCCTTGTTCATCTTTTACTCTAAGTAGTTTGTTTTCTCTACAATATTCTACATTAAGACGACCATCTGTAGGAAAATAAATCATTAAATCATTTTCTTTAACATCTAATCCTACAATAACATCATTACCAAATACAGTAGCAACTTGAAGTCTATCAGCATTAGAATGTGGCTTGAGAATTTTAATTTTTACAATATATGCATTATAACTCATGTTTATATTCCCCCCTCTATTATTTTTTATATTATACTAAATATTTAAACAAGTACCACATTCACTACAGATTACATGATTACCAAATGTTTGATTTACTGTTCCACAAGTATCACATATAACATCTTTTACATTTGATTGTTCATCAAATCCTTTTAATTGGAGTGCAATAATAGTTGTTTTGTTTTCCAGTTCATTAACACTGTCATAAGTAAATGATTGTTTAGATACAGAACCATTAACTGTAATTCCTTCATCTGACTTTAAAGATACATTATCAGAAACATTACAACAGTTCATAGTCATTCTTGTTATGCCTTTTGATCTGGTTTCTCCAAGTGTGCATTGAGACTGATTATTAACATCATATCTAATATGTGGATACTCAACAGGTCTAGCAGAAGTTGGTGGTATCCAAGATGATGTATAATGTGGATATCCAAAATTATTGATATGTGGTATATCTATTTCTTTTTCTAATTGAAATGTAACTTTCAAAATACCATCTTCTATATTGTCACCACGATATTCTTGTATTTTTTTTGTTTTATTAATAAATTTAAATTTATTACCACTATTTAGGTCATTATTTAAAAATCTTTCTAACATTAATTCTTTATTCGCCTCAATAATTAATCTTCTGCCATTTAAAACATCTTTTCCATCAAGCGAAATAGAAATTACAGCTTTTCTATTGTTCAAATTTTTAAGGATTATTGAGTATTCAGATGAAAAAGGTATTTGTATTTCATTACCAATCTCATTTAATATTTTATTATTAGATTTAAGTTTTACAATAAAATTATTCTTTAACATATGATATAATCTCTCCTTTTATCTTTTAATTAATTGACTCTCAAATCTATTATGTGGAATATATTGTTTGATTAATCTAATACCATATTCACATTCTATTTTGTCAGTACAAGTAAATATATCAATCCAACATGTTTTAATTTCAGGAAATGTATGAATTGATATATGAGATTCAGCTAAAACAATATATTATTGTCAATCCTTGTGGATTAAATTTAACTGAATCATATTTTACAACTGTTGCATTTATATTGTGTGCAACAGATAATAAAATATGTTTTATCATAACATCATCTTCTAAAAAATCAACTGACACACCTTCAAGTTTTATTAATGCATGTTTTGGATTTATATTGTTTATGTTCATTATTGTTCTCCTTTAACAATATTGTTTATATTTATTACACTCTGCATATCTTGATAAATTATCAAAATATTGCAAAAATTGCTGTTCTACAACATTCATATCTTTATATTCAATTATTGTATTCAATGCCACATTATTATCTGGTAATGAATTAGCCCACCCATCAATATTACTTGTTAAAGCCAATGCTTCGCATTTTAACATAGCATTATCTACAGATTTAACAATATCCCATACTTCTTCAATTGGCTTTTCAATATTGAAAGCTTGCCATATCAATGATTGTAATTGAGATTCATATTGTTCATAGTTCTTAAATGCTGGTTTAATTGGTCTAGGTATATCACCCAAATATGCTTCAGCACTATCATGTAAAAGCCCATATAATACAATATTTTCATTATATCCCATTTTCTCTAATGCTTTAGCTACATTGATTGAGTGTTGGGCTACTGAATAAAAGAATTTACAATGTCCATTAAAACGTGTAATCAAAGATAGTGAATGAGCAATATCAATTATTCTTATATCTTTTAAAGCAACATTAAAAGGATTGAATTTAATACCTGAAATTGTTTCTATCCATGTTGTTTTCATAATTATTCTCCTTATAATATTAACATTTCCATGCTTTAGCTTGTTTAATAGCATTAACTATATTTTTAATTTGATTTGCAATTATATCTGTACTTGCTTTTTCACCTTTTATGAATTGGTATTTAATATTAAAATTATCTAACATTTTTCTTAGTTTAATATCATCTTGTTTTGCTTCTTCTTCTGTTTGAAATCTACCATCAGGTTGAAAGGCTTTAACACGATTAACAAAATAATTATAATTATTAAATTTGTTAAATTGATTTAACACATGTTGATTAAATATTTTATCTTCTGGCTGATTGTAAAATGCAGATAAAAGAACAGGAGAATCTGTAACCACTACATCAAGTTTATCTAATAATCGTTTAATATTATAATGTTGTTTGCCAAATATAATATTTTGATCTTTAAATGGTTCTTTTCTTTCTTCCCAAACCATTGCTTTACACCACTCAGGAACATACTCTACATTTATTTCACCCAACCATTTTAATTCTGCTGAAACATCCCACGCCAAACTTGATTTTCCAGCACCACTTCCAGCAAAGAAATTTACTATAATTGTCATAAACATTATCCTCCATAGTAATTTTTATTTTTAATAAAATTTATTATTATATCATCATTATCAAAATCAGCAATAATTGCACCATAACCTTTTTCATCAACACCAAACAAACCATTTAAAATACCAAGTAAACCTACCTGATAATTATTATCAACTACACCCACTTGAACTGTTGGATGTTTTGCTAGTTTCTTATTACATACAACTCTTTGCCCAACTAAATTTGTTATTGCTTTAGGATCAAGTTTTAGTGCATCATTTAACAGGCTAATAACATCATCAATATTTACTTGTTTTTTAATAATGTTTTTCATAATATAGTACTCCTTTTAACTAATTAATTCTTGTAGTGATTCTCTAATATCTCTGCCATCAATATCATTGCCTAAAACATCCCATCCTTCTGTTTGTTGTCTAGCAAATATTTCAATACGTGGTAAATCACTACATAATTCAATAATTTTATCTTTTACTATATCTGGTTTTTTAGAATGTCCTTCAATTGGAGAGTATATTACAGGAGAGTAATCATCTAATGTGTCAATAATTTGGTGTACACTTGCAGATATGCGTTTAGGTTTACCTTTTGTTGCAAGTAAACATAATTCTGCATTAGCCCTTGTCCACCTTCCCATTCCCATAAATGGGGTATCTTTTATTTTATTCTTTTTTACCCACACAAAAGCAACAGTTTTATATTCAAATCCCCATTTATTAATGATAGCAAATACTTCATCTAATTTTGGCATTGTAATCCATAAAAACAGTATACAATCATCATTCGCTATTTGATTAATAGGTAGATTTGCAATTTCTTTTTGACTCATAACAGGATATTTGCATTCTGCTCCTCTATTTCCTGCTTTAGCTTTATCCCTGTAAGTCCAAGGTGGATCAATATAAATGATATTATATTTCATAATACAACTCCTTATAAAATTATAGATAAGGAAATTCCTTATCTATAATTAATATTTTAAATTCACACTAATTTATTTGTTAGTTGAACCAAGTTTCCCTACTCCTCTTTTACTAGGAATTTTAAGTAAATCTTCATAGGGAATTACTTTTTCTCTTACTTCAGGAACAAATTCTAAAGCAACTTGGCAAAATGCCTTAGTATATGGGTAATACTGTTTTCCATTTAAAACAATAGGCTTATCATTTTGTAATTTTTGCTTTGTAATAACAATGGGAATATTTCCTGCATTATTCATTGCAATGAACCATTCACCCCTGTAATTTGAGTCTATTTGCCCTGCCAAAACAGCCATAGACAATTTTCCTGTTGAACCACGCTCACGTTTGGCATTCATGCGGTATTTAGGGTCAAATGAACTTGCAATACCTGTTCCAATCAATTTTGTTTCACCAGGAGCTATTTCAATTTCAAATTCTTCAAAATACGGATATACGTCATAACAACCATTCTCAAATTCCTTAGTAGGAATAATTGCATCAGGTTTTACTTTAGCAAATAAAATCGTATCTAAAACACGTAATTTATCAATATCCATAAACTTCATAGCTTTTGTTTCAAAACTACGCACACCATTTTCATCATATACAGGATAACTAATTACCACTTCCAATTGCTCTTTGTTAATGGATTTCACTTTACCTACTTTCTTTTCTTCCTTCATAAAAATCAATTCGCCAACCTCATAAAATCTTTTTGCCATTTTTAAAATCCTCCTTTTATTCTTGTTTTATTTTTATTATAATTAACTGCTTATAATAAACAGTTAATATTTATGAACATAAGATTAATATTTTAAATACTTAGAAAATTCATTAATGTATTTATTAACATTCGTATTAGTTTTGGCAATAATAGTATTAAATTTATTCAGTACAATTTTTGTTTGTACTTTATTATTAACTAAACTAAATTGTAAACGCATTATGAATTCCCCCTTGTTATTTAATTACATTTAGAAAAACCACAATTACTACAAACAGAACAACCACCATCTGGCAATAATAATTCATTACACTCAGGACATTTTGTTAGATCATTAATTGCAACTTCACTTTCTTCTTCAAGTATAATATTTTCTTCAATTATTTGCTTAGTATTATTACCATCTTTTAATGCTTTTTGATATTTAATTAATGCTCTTGCTATAGCACTAGGGCAAGATGTTCCTGGTGAAACTCTTGTACCTTTACCTTTAGCATATAAATATGCAGGACAACTGCCAACACTATCTAATTGGTCAACTACATCTTCTAAGCTTATACCCCCACGTAATGCAATACTAATTAATCTTGACATTGCTTGTGTACTTGCTACACAACCACCTTTAGAACCTGTATTAATAAATGTTTCGATTATTTTATTATTACAATCTACAAAACACATGAGCCAAATTGCCCCGCACCCTGTAGTTAATTTTAGCCGTTTTCCTTTAGCTTCTTTTTTACTCGTAATAATACTCCCTCTTGCTAATCTCTTTGTAGTTTTTTCTTTAACTTCTACAATTTCTTTTTTATCTTCAGTATTACCTGTAGACAATACGTTTTCTCTTGAACCATCTCTATATACTGTGACACCCTTTAAACCCATTTTCCATGCTTCAATATATACATTACTAACATCATCAACAGTAGCACTCTTAGGTAAGTTTACTGTTTTAGAAAGAGATAGATCAACATGTTTTTGTACAATTGCAACAGTTTTTAAATGTTCCATTGGTGTTAAATCACTAGCAACAACAAAGACTCTTTTAATATCATCAGGTATTTCATCTATGCCTTGCACAGAACCATTGTTATTAAAAACTTTTTCAATTAATTCTTCACTATAAATATCTAACTCTTTTAATCTATTTTCAAGCACACTATTGACAATATAATATATTGTACCATCATTAGCTTTTCTCTTGAAAACTAAAGCAAAATTAGGTTCTACACCAGAACTAGTTTTTGCTATAAAACTAATTGATCCTGTTGGAGCAATACTTAATAAATTACTGTTTCTAATTAAAATACCCTGCTTTTGCCATACTGAACCTTCGTATGCAGGATAAACACCTTTTTCATTAGCTAAAATACAGCTTGTACTAACAGAAACATCATATATATACTTATATAATTCATCAGTTAAGTCATATGCTTCTTGTGAATTGTATGGTATGTTTAACATATAAAGCATGTCAGCATATCCCATAGTGCCTAAGCCAATACTTCTAATCATATTAGTTACTTCTTGTATTTTTGGCAAAGGCAGTTTATTAATAGTCACAACATTATCAAGAAATCTAACAGAGTGTTCTACTAATTCACTTAATTTTTTATAATTAATCGCATTCCCTTCAACCATTTTAGCTAAATTAATTGAACCTAAATTACATGAACTATAAGATATATTGACAAATTCTGCACAATTATGAACATATACAGCATTAATTGCTACAGCTTGATTAAGTTTAGGTTCATTGAAGTCCCATACTTCAACATCACCATATTCTTCAATATTAGTAACTTTAACATTAGTTAATCCATCATCACATAATAACTCTTTGCCTAATAAATCTTTTGCTTCGCACCAATTTTCATTAGACAATTTGAATTTATGATCAGGTGTAACAATATACTCACAATTATTATTTGTATTAACTTTAATTGTATATTTTACTCCAGTTTTCCAACTTGTTGCAGGAGTAAATTCTTCCCCATTCCATATATCGGATTTTAATTCACTAATTTTTTCATAACCATTTTCAGTTAAGAGCAATGTATCTTTGTGTAAACATGGATTAGAACCAATAATTCTACCTAAATGTGGATTCATATTAGCTTTGTCCATTGTATCTCTAAAGCTAACACCTGGCTCACCTGTTCTCCATGCACACTCTACTAAATGATTCCATAATTCTTTTGCCTGAATAGGTTTATGAACTTTTCCATTAAAATTTAAATCCCACCATTTACCTTTTAGCAATGCATTCATAAAATCATCGCTTAAAGAAACAGAAATATTCATATTTTTATAATTTTCTGTATCATCTTTGCAATGAATAAATTCAATTATTTCAGGGTGATGATCATTTAAATCTATTTTCAATGCACCTTTTCTTCTACCACCTTGTTTAACTGTTTCAACAATCTTATCATAAATACCCATAAATGATACTACACCACTAGCATAACCATTGCTTGTTAAAACAATATCATCTTTTGGACGTAATGGACTTATATTAAATCCTACTCCTCCACCACTTTTAAATACAATTGACATGTCTTTTGCGAGATCCATAATACTTTCCATACTATCTTCAATCTCTAAAATAAAACAACTGCTTAATTGTTGTAGTGTAGTGCCAGCGTTAAATAAAGTTGGAGAAGAGGGTATAAATTCCATTTTCATCATCATATCTTTAAATATTTTTTCATATTTAACTTTTAATTTTTTATCTGTTTCTGCATTAGCTATATTCGCTGATACTCTTTTGCAAACATCTTCCCATGTATGTTCGATTAATTCATTGTTCATATCTTTTAAGAAATATCTTTTCACCAATAAATCTTGTACATTTTTATCAATAATGATATTACCATTAATAATATTATTAATATCATTAATTAATAAATCATCAATATCACTAGATTTTGAATGTACATGTGTATTAACATTGTATATAGAATAACCTGGGGTGTAAGGATCGTCAATGAATTTGACTACATATTCATTATTCAATTTCCATTCAGAACCGTTTTTAACCTCATGTAATTTTTTAACAATATCTACTTTACGCAGATATTTAATAATGTCAGTATTATTAATCTATAATCACTCCTTTATATGTCATTGTATACTAAATTAAATAATTGATAACCAATTTTGTCCATGCTTCAGATTGACTAATAATATTCTTTAATTCATTTTTATTAACCCAAATACCATCCATTTTATCTTTTTCTTTAATAGCAACTTTATTATATAATTCCATAACTACTAATACACCTAAATGCACTTGACTTACTTCGTCTGCTTCACTGTTAATTAAACCAACACAATCTACACTCTTGATATTATCAATATCGCAATCTGTTTCTTCAAATAGTTCACGATACATTGCATTATAAAAAATATAAGTATTACTATTTACATTGTCAGCATCAGGAGAATCAATATGTCCTCCAATTCCAATACTATATTTATTATGTAGTCTAATTTCTGTTTGTGTGTTTTTCCTAAATGTTAAAAGAAATTTTTCTTCATTGTCTATAATTGTTTTTAATACGATATATGGGATAATTTGCTTATAATTGCTGTCATGTTCTGCTTCTTCCCTATTTTTCATAAATCCATTATTAAATAACTTAGTAAATTCGTTTTTTAAATTAGGACGAACAATTAAACCATATAAATTTTCAATCCCTTCAATATCATAGTAACAGTGATTAAAAAAATCACTTTTATTAATTACAAATACTTTTTTAGACATACAATATATAACCTCCTATGATGTTAATATTTTAAATTTATTAAATCAATTTTAGATTTATTCTTGTCACTCAATTTATAATCAATCAATATACCTTGCTTAGATACAACATTTTCCCTTGTACCCCAATTAAAGAATGAGTTTATTGATAAATTACAAATCACATCAATTAAATCACCCTCTTTAACTTCTTCAGCAAAATCTTCTGTTGTTCTAAATTTTAATATGTCTAATTTGTTTTCACAAACAAACTTTACTGTATCCTTTACTTTTGTTTTGCCAAGTAATTTTCTTTCAATTACTTCAACATCTTTTATTAATACTTTTGTGTTGTAGGCATCTTTACCTGCTAACATATTGAATTTCATTATATCTTCAATTAGTTTAAATGTAATATCAGATAATTTTAATTCAATATCATAATAAACAACTTTTTCTTTAACATTCTTTAATTTTTTATTAAGTTCATTATGAATCTTATCTAAATCTTCTTCTTTAAATCCAATCCCAAAAGCTCCTTGGTGTCCTTCTAATAAGTGAAATAATCCTGTACTTTCTAAAACCTCTTTAAATTTAATACTTCCAATACCCCTTGCACTTCCCATGCAAATACCATTTTTCTTTTTACAAATAATTGTTGGTTTTTGGTATTTCTCAGCAATACCTGTTGCAATTAAACCATTGAATCCTCTTTCATCATCTAAACCCCCTTCTTCAACAGATATAATTACTGCATTTGAAGTGTCTAAATATGTTTCAATTTTCTTTGTTAATTTTTTTGTAATTTTCTTTCTTTCTTTATTTAGAGAAATTGCTTCTTTTGCTAATTCTAAGCATCTGCTATAATCATCTTCAAGAAGTAATTCAATCATTATTTCTATCTTGCCAAGTCTGGCACATGCATTAATTACAGGAACAATATCAAATCCTATTGTTTGAGTTGACATATTATCTTGATCTATTTTACTTACTTCAAGAATTGCAGATAAACCATAATTCATTATGTTGTTTAATGCTTGATATACAAAATAGCGATTCTCCTTTTCTTTCATGCTCATAACGTCACCACTAATTCCAATGCCAGCCATATCAATAAATTCTTGGTGAGTTTCTTGTGACAACAAATCATCTAATACTTGTACAACTTTAAAAACCATTCCTGCACCGCTTAATTCTTTGTTTGGGTAATTGTCTAACTGATTATTCACAATTAATGCATATGGATTATCTTGTGTTTTAGGGTGATGATCTATTATAATGATCTGATTCACACCATCACAGAATAATTCTTTACATACTTCAGTTTCATTTGTTGAAGAATCAACTACAATTAATAATTGTGTTTCTTCTGGTATGAATTGAACTCCTATACCATGTCCATCGTTACGTTGTCCATAAACATAATTGATATTACTTGTAAATTGTTTAAGATAGCGAATTAGTATAGAACCACTAGTAATTCCGTCACTGTCTACATCATAACTAACAGTTATCATTTCTCCATCTTCAATTGCTTTTATAATTCTCATACCAACTTCAACAATATTATCAATTGTATAAGGATCATGTACACTTGCTTTTGTGGGCTTTAACCATTCATCTAAATCTTCAACTCCATAGATATCAGACAATCTTGTTATAATATCATCAAAATCAAAATATTCTCTTTCTGGTTTACGCTCTAACCAAACTGCCAAATCATTTACTACCTCCTTATTATACTATAATATTTTAACTTTGTCAAGCTAAATTTTAAATGTGACATTTTATTAAGATTTAGCCGACAAAATGTTTAATATTTAAACAAATTTATACTCATTAAATGTTTTAATAAATATGTTAGCTATATTTTTAGCATCGTCAATTCCTCTATGGTGTGTACCATCATGTTTCAAATTTAACATTCTAAGTGCTGTTAACATACCAACATGTTTAATTCTTCTATTTTTACAAAATTGATGTTTAACTGAAATATGTTTATCCAACCATTTAATAGGTAAATTGTGTAATGTGCAATCTTGTACTAATTGTTTCTTATCATAAAATCCCCAAGAACATAGATTGTAATTTATATTGGTATTATGACTATGTATCCAATTTTTAAAATCAGATATTACTTCATAAAATCCACTTGCAATATCAATATCTTCTTGTTTTATTGTAGTTAATTCTTTACAGAAATCAGATAACACAGGATTCAATTTAGGTTTTATATATCTATCATATTCATCAATTATTTCTAATTTATCATTGATTTTCACTGCACCAATTTCAATAATTTCAGATTGATATTTATCTCTTAATTTATCATCATTCCAACATGTTGCTTCTAAGTCTAAAACAATATAGTGTCTATTTCCTTGTAAACTCAATTTGTGAACCTCCTTATAATATGTTCTGCTAAATCTTCATAATTATTTAAATCAGGATTAATTAAAACCATTTCTAATAACCAATTTAACATAACACCAATTTCTTTACCCTGTTTAAATCCTAAAAATATTAAATCATCACCATTAATTTCTAAATCTTTCACTGTTAGAGGTTGTTTTTCATTAAGTATTCTAAAACACTCATCAGATAATTTCATAATATTATCAACATCTTCTTGTTTTTTATATTTAGAACCTTTAATATCTGCAATTTGCAATTCAAACAAATCATTAAGATTCTCTATACCTACACGATTAATAAACTTCTTTGTGTTTGCAATTCTTAATTTATCATATCTTGACATATGCTCTTTAACGAGTATTGTTACACCATATATTGTACTATTGTCAAATTTTAAACGCTTTAATATTTCTTCTGTCATATCAGCACCTATAATATGATGTTTATAAAAATGACCAATACCATTTTCATCTAAACTAAAACAACAAGGTTTAGCAATATCATGAAGCAATGCACCCAATCTTATATTTAAAGTCTTTGGCGTTGCATCTAATACAGCCATAATATGATGAAAAACATCTTTATCATGATTGGGATTATATTGTTGAAACCCAAAGCAAACACACAATTCAGGAATAATATATTGCAATAAACCAGAATAATATAATAATCTTATGCCTTTACTTGGACTATCATTCATTAATATTTTGCACAATTCATCTCTGATTCTTTCTTTAGAAATCATTTGTATTAAATATGCATTATTTTTAATAGCTAAAAATGTATCTCCTTCTATAATAAAATTATATTGTGAACTAAATCTAATAGCTCTCATAAGGCGAAGTGCATCTTCTTCAAAACGCATATTAGCATTACCTACAGCACGAATTATACCATGTTCAATATCTTTTAAACCATTATGGTAATCATAAACATTTCTATTTATATCAATAGCAATTGAATTGATTGTAAAATCCCTTCTTGCCAAATCGTCCATTAAATCATTGGTATAAAATACTTCTTCTGGATTTCTATTGTCTTTATATTCCCCATCTTTACGCATGGTTGTTATTTCAAAATGTTCACCATTTAAAACAACTGTAACAGTACCATGCTTCAATCCTGTATCATATGATTTTGCAAATAAA